TACATTAGAACAAACATATGACAGTATTTGGAGACGCATCAACACCCAACAAAGAGTTCAGGAATACCCAGTACACTGAGTTGGATCCCGGCCCATACATCGGCATTGTCAAAGACAATGTGGACGTCACCAAAATGGGTGGATTGAAAGTGATTATTCCCAGCCTCTCAGGCACAGACGAGGGTCCTCGCTCTATGTTGTATGACGTGAAATACCTAACACCGTTCTACGGAGCCAAGAGCCCCAGCGCCACAACCAAAACCGGTCCTTATGATTTTACTGACAGCCCCCACAGCTATGGAATGTGGATGGTGCCACCAGACATAGACACAAGAGTATTGGTGCTATTCGTAGAAGGCAAGGTTTCACAGGGCTACTGGTTCGGCTGCGTGCAGGATCCCTACACCAATCACATGATACCCGGCATCGCCGCCAGCCCCCACACCGCGCTGGGTAGCGAAGAGGGAGAATCCGACAGGGGAGTAGCACAGAAATACGGAACCAATGAAGTGCCAGCCACAGAGGTCAACAGAACCACGTGGACTGTGGCCAGCAATGAAGAAAAATTTGATAAATTGAAAAAACCTATTCATCCGTTCGCCGACACCCTGAAGAGTCAGGGACTTATAACAGACAACGTGCGTGGCACCACAACCAGCTCGGCAAGGAGAGAAAGTCCAAGCGCGGTATTCGGTATCAGCACCCCCGGAAGAATAGACAGCGAGCGTAAAAAGAAATTCAAGTTGGGACCCACAGACGCTAATCCTCCAAGATCTGTGGTGAGAGCAGCAGGCCACACGTTTGTTATGGATGATGGAGATGCCGCAGGCCAAAATCAATTGATAAGATTGAGGACAGGTTCAGGACATCAACTGCTGATGCACGATACCAAGGGAGTGGTGTACCTAGCCAATGGGTCCGGCAATGTGTGGATGGAATTCAGTGCTGATGGCAGCATAGACATTTACTCCGGAGGCGCCGTGGCGTTGCGGGCGGTGAAAGATATCAACCTCCACAGCGATAGCAATATAAACATGTTCGCAAAGGGGCAGATCAAAATGAGCGCCCTACAGAAGTTGGTTTTGGATGGTGGCATGATACAGACCTACTCCGACACCGACACACAGATACAGTCGGGAGGTTCTTTCACCAACAAAGCTATAGATGGTTCGATCATATCCTATGCGGGCATGGCCCAACTGCACATGGCCACCGGTCCACATCATCTAACTGGTGAAGAGGTGCATTTCAACACTACCTATACCAATCCAAACATGATATCGACATATGAAAGAACAAAATATTATGATGAAAGTGGTACGGGCACATTGAGAGAGGACGTGCCAGAAGTGGACCTTTCACGTAAAGGTGGTGAGGCCATACTGCAGTGGACGCCAACGGGCAACGTGTCCATGTCCGGAATGCGCGTACCAACGCACGAACCATGGTTTGCACATAATGACATTGTGACCACGTTCAATGGCACAGAGGACGACACCGATGCAGACGTGCCAGGCACCCCCGGACACGTCGCACAAATGAATAGGAACAATCCCGATGAAAACATTAGAAGGCTCCAGCAAGCAGCAGACCTTTCAGTGCATATAAAAAAATTAGACATACCCGTGACAGACGTCAAGGCCTTGACGCAGGCCGTGGAAAACTTTTATAACACTTACACTGATAGATTTCCTTCAACGGTGAAACAAGCTGCATCGTCTCTGGGCCAGGCAGCCAGCTCTACCATACAGCAGACTGTGCAGTCTATTACAAGCGGAACATTAAATGCATTGTCGCAGCAGGTGTTTGTAAATCAGGCAGGAGTGCTTTTCACGCAAGGAAACCTAGGACAGGCAGTGACTGGATCGGTCACATCTGTGCTGAATGATCTGAGCACAGGCAAGGGAGTGTTCGCCACAGCAGGCAACTTGTTGTCTGCAGGTAACGTGTTGCCTGGAGTTCAGGGATTGGCCAATCAGGCACTTGGAGGAGTGGCCAAGAGTTTCAATGCGCTGGGTGGAGTGCCTGGAGGTCTGGGCAATCTACAGAATTTTGCCAACACGTCTCTTGGTGGTCTTGGCAACTTGGCTACCAAAGGCATTGGCAACTTGTCGGGCGTGGCAAATCAAGCCATAGGAAAAGTGGCAGGTAATGTTCTAGGCAAAGCAGGCAATGTTCTAGGCAAAGTAAATAATGTTGCAGGAGGATTAGGTATAGCTAATGACATCTACAAGGGAGTGATGGGAAAAAACATCACATCAGTGACGCAAATTAAAAGCGTGGTGGGAATGGTGGGCAATCAGATCACTTCCAGGATAGCCAGCGTGGGCAGGAGTATAGGTAAGATTTTTGGATTTTAACGATGGGCGAAAACGATAAAAGTAATAACATAGCAGGTGGGCAGCAGACGTTTAGAGGGTTCAGCTCGCGGGCCGATAAAACCAATTATAAATTGTATGATTTTGCATTGATCAAACAAGATCTGATCAATCGATTGAGTGTGAGAAAGGGCGAGCGTGTGGAAAATCCCGAATTCGGAACCATAATCTATGACCTGCTGTTCGAACCATTGACCGACGTGATCAAACAGGCAGTGGCGGACGACATCGCACAAAATCTAAATGCGGATCCAAGATTAAGCACCAGCGAGATATTGGTAAGTGAGTCAGACCACGGCATATCGGTGCAGGCCACCATTACCTACGTACCCTACAACATCACTGAGAAACTCACCTTTAGTTTTGACGAAAACAGCGCTTTGCGCCTTTCTTAATCTACGCACATTATACAATCAATAAATATCCATAGTTTAAACTATGGCCATCACTGACAGACAAAATCGCTTGCTTGTAGCCGAAGATTGGCGCAAAATTTACACTGCTTTTCAACAGGCAGATTTCAAATCTTACGACTTTGAAACACTGCGAAGGACCATGGTGGCCTATCTCAGGGAAAATTATCCAGATGACTTCAATGATTTCGTGGAGAGCTCAGAGTATGTGGCGCTGATAGATCTCATAGCCTACATTGCTCAGAGTCTGAGTTTTCGAGTGGATCTGAATGCAAGAGAAAATTTTTTAGAAACCGCGGAGAGAAGGAACAGCATTCTTAGACTGGCAAGATTGATCAATTACAATGCCAAGAGAAATTTATCAGCGTCTGGACTGTTGAAAATAGCTTCGGTATCTACGTCAGAAGACATCAAGGACAGCAGTGGAAATAGTTTGATTAATACCACAATCGTCTGGAATGATCCTTCAAATACAAATTATCGAGAACAATTTATCACAGTGTTGAATGCCGCCAATGTGGAAGGACAGAGATTTGGTAAACCAAAGGAGAGTGATTCTATCGGAGGTATCCCCACAGAAGTTTATACATTGAATTCCAACAACACCGATGTGCCGGTATTTGAATTCAACAGGTCGATAAGCGGTATCAATAGACAGTTTGAGATAATGCCGTGCTCTATATCCCGGGCAGAATCTATTTACGAGCCGGCACCTATCCCCGGCACAGGTTTCACATATCTGTATAGAATAGATGGAGCAGGTGATACCAGTCCCAACACAGGATTTTTTGTTTTATTCAAGCAGGGTTCCCTAGGCAGCACAGAATTTTCAATAGTCCAACCAACCACAAATTACGTTCAACCCATCACGATCAACAACATCAACAACACTGACCTTTGGTTATACCAGCTGGATGATTTCGGACAAATAACAAAATTATGGACCAAGGTGCCAGACCTATCGGGCAGTAACGTTATCTATAACAGTTTGAAGGCCAACGTGAGAGACATCTACAATGTTGTTACCAAGAACAACGACAATGTTGATCTAGTGTTTGGGGATGGAAATTTTTCTAACATTCCTTTGGGCACTTTCCGAGCGTACTACAGGACCAGTGACAATGCCAAATATTCTATACAGTCAGCAGACATGCAAGGGATTACTTTCGTGGTGCCTTATCTGGACAAGTCGGGTGGACAACAAGCACTCACCGTTACCTGCTCATTGCAACAGTCAGTTTATAATTCTGCAGCATCAGAATCAAATGACAGCATCAAGACCAAAGCATCTCAGGCGTACTACGCACAGAACAGAATGATCACCGCAGAGGATTACAACGTGGTGCCACAGTCAATTTCCCAAGAAATCATCAAGATCAAAGCAAGCAATAGGACCGCCAGCGGGGTCAGCAGGTCACGAGAGATTATTGATCCAACAGGTGCTTACAGCAACGTGTCTGTGTTCGCAGATGACGGGATATTGTACAGGGAGGAAACCAAGCCACAATTCACATTCTCGTTCACCAACAGGAATGAAATCCTAGATATCATTGATAGATCCATTGAAGCAAAATTAAAAGAAGCATACTCTAGACAATTTTTTTATTTTAAATATGGAACCAAGGATTTGAGCACCCTGTCAGCCAGCTGGGTCAGCACCACCACAGGCACCAACACCAATACAGGATATTTCCAAGCAGCCGGACCGCTGACTGTGGGTGACTATTCCACAAGCAACTTGAAATATGTCAAGGTTGGGTCCCTGGTCAAATTCACCTCTCCGGACACGAGAGAATTTTTAAATGGAAAATTAGTCACACTGGGCACAGATTTAGCAAAAAACAGAGCTTGGGCAAAAATAGCAGGAGTGGTACTGGATGGTGCCAATCAGGGAGAAGGTAATCTGGAGAATGGTACCGGACCAATCACACTGAATGATGTGATTCCAAACAACGCAGTGATCAGCGCTGTGTTTCCCCCATTTACTACCATATACGATACAGACTTAAAAAGAGACATTATAGATAGGATAGAAGCCTATGAAGAATTCGCACTGAGATTTGATGAAGAGGATTCTTTGTGGAGGGTCATAACAGCAGCGAATCTGAGCGTAAGTGATATTTTTTCTCTAGACAATGCAGGCAACACATCACAAAATAATTTAGATGCCAGCTGGTGGTTCAAATTCACCACAGATGGCAGCACATACACAGTGACGTACAGAGCATTGAATTATATCTTCGAGAGCGCGCAAAATAACAAATTTTATTTTGATAAAACCGACAAAGTGTATGACTACATCACAGGAAAAACTGTCAAGGATGTGGTAAAATTGTTGAAATCCAACACTGTGCCCAGCACCGGATTTGGAATTGGATACCCAATCGATTGGCAGATTGTGGACACGGTGGAGGAGGCAGACGGATATCAGGACAATAGAAAAGTAAAAGTTGGATTCTATGATGACGATGATGACGGAGTGGTGGACAATCCAGATATTTTTGATATTGTTGTGGAGCCCAACACCAGTGTTAGCACCAAATTTGTATTTTTTGAAAAATATATAGGCTACAACAGCATCGAGAGATTTAGACCATATGACGCCAGCAATTTTGTTGTGGCCCAATACGAATCTTCTATCGTGTTGCCCGGCACTTATAGCAATGGACAACTGTTTTATTTCTATGATGTCAACGAAGACGTTGTTAAAAAATTTGATGCTGCATCGATTACCTTGGTGACAACCACAGACTACATTGCGCGAAAAGGCAGAAGCAATATAGAATTCCTCTATAAGCACACTGCCAGTCAGAACACAAGGATAGATCCTGCACAAACCAATATCATGGATATCTATATTTTGGAGAGAACTTACGACCAGTTATTTAGAACTTGGCTCACCCAAGGTGGAGAAAAACCTGTGCCTTCGACTTCAGACCAATTGAGAATCAGTTATGCTGCTGGGTTGAACTCAATCAAAGCACTGTCAGATCAAATAGTATTCCATCCGGTGAAATACAAAGTGTTGTTCGGTAAACAAGCAGATGAGCAATTTCAAGCCACATTCAAAGTGGTCAAGAATTCATCAACCAATGTGACCAACGCCGTGGTCAAAACTCGTGTGATTAAAGCCATCAACGAATTTTTCGCACTGGACAAGTTTGATTTTGGCGATACTTTTTATTTTACAGAGCTCGCGGCCTATGTTCACAGTCAACTTGAAACTGATCTGCTGACAGTGGTTATAGTTCCAAATCAGATCGGACAGGGATTTGGTTCATTGTTCCAGATCAGCGGAGCATCAGATGAAATTTTTGTCAATGGAGCCACAGTTGATGACGTGGCAATTATTGATGCTATCGGAGCCAATCAATTACTAGCCAGCGGCAACGTGGTCACAAACACGACAGGATTGACGACCAGCACGAGATCGTCTTCTGCGGTATCATCTGTAACAAGTTCTGTGGTAGGCACAGGCACTTCTAGCAGCGGCAGCACTGGTGGCGGCGGTAGCGGAGGCGGCGGCGGGGGGTACTAATAATGGCGGACAGACCTCTAGACAGCCAATCAAACTATGATGTGATCACCAACGAAAATGGTGTGACCCTTAGAAGGTCAGTAGCACATCTACCCACTTTTTTCAGAACAGATGTTAACGAACGTTTCCTAAGTGCCACACTGGACCAACTGATTCAACCAGGCAAGTTAGTCAGATTGGACGGATATGTAGGTAGAAGGAATTCTTATACCAGGTCAATCACAGATAAATTTATTGAATCGGGCATTGAAGACAGAGACAGTTATCAATTAGAGCCCACTGTAACCTACACAGACAAAGACACCTCTTCCATCAATCCAGAAGATCAAGTGAAGTTTACTGCCACCTATGATGATTACATCAATCAATTGAAATTCTTTGGCGGTGATGCAAGCAATCATGACAGACTTAATAAAGAAAAAATTTATTCTTGGGATCCAGCCATAGATTTTGACAAGTTGATAAACTACAGGGAATACTATTGGATGCCTGAAGGACCAAATCCCATATTAATCGCCAGCAGCGGAACCAACGCAGTGTCCGAAATCAATGTGACACACGGCGCACAATCCGCATATCTTTTTGGCACATATCCGGGAAGCAATAATCCGTCGATCACGCTATACAGAGGCAACACGTATAAGTTCATATTTGACACTCATGGTCATCCTTTCTACATAATGACCGAGCCATTCAAAACTGGCGTAGCTGAGGACGGCAGCACATCGGTGATATACAGCACGGGGGTCTCAGGAAACGGCATTGAGGAAGGCACGCTAACTTTCACGGTGCCCACAAGTGCTCCTGATGTGCTATACTACCAGTGCGGTAATCACCAGGCTATGCAGGGCGTATTCACCATAAGAACTATAGGCGTAGCAACCAAGATAGATGTGGATCATGAGATCATAGGAACAAAAAACTATACTTTGAAATCAGGGACCAAATTATCAAATGGTATGAAAGTGAGATTTGAGAACAATGTTGCCAATTCCGCCTATGCCAACAAAGAATTTTATGTTGAGGGGGTGGGCACATCTATCACGCTCACTGACACTGCCAATATGATTGTGACAGGACCTTACACAGAAGAGTCCACAGAACCATATGACGCCGTTCCCTATGCCGACAGGCCTTACTCGATCAGTTTTTATAGACCAGTAAAGCCCGATTACATAACGATCAAGAGAGACAGCATCGATGGCAACGCCTGGAGCAGATACAACAGATGGTTCCACAGAGCAGTGATAGAGGCCACTGCTGCAGCCAATGGTTACACACCTGTGCTGCTAGAAACAGACAGAGCCAAAAGGCCCATCATAGAATTTGATTCTGGATTATCTCTGTTCAATCACGGAACCACTGCCAAGAGATCGGTGACGTTGATAGACACAGTGACTACGGATGTGTTTTCTAAAATGGTCAATACCACAGGATACATTGTGGATGGGGTGCCACTAGTGGATGGTATGAGACTGTTAATCACCGCAGACACAGATCCTCTAGTTAACAATAGAATTTATTTGGTAAATTTTGTCAAGGTTCAGGGGTCAGCAGTGACCACTCTGAGACTGTCCGAAGGGTCAGACGCTTTGCCTTTGGACGGAGATGCAGTATCAGTGGAAATGGGGGCTGTCAATCAGGCAAAAACTTTTTATTACAGCACCAGTGAAAAGGCATGGATAGAGGGACAATCAAAAATGGATGTGAATCAACCACCCCTGTTCGCACTGTTTGATGAGAATCATAAAGCATTCAACAATGATGATGCGTATCCAAATTCCACTTTCACAGGATCTAGACTGTTTGAATACAAGATCAGTCCAACGTCCACAGTAGATCCTGTGCTGGGACTACAAATAAAATATTACACAGTAAAAAATTTGAGCGACATTGTATTCACTTCTGATTTCGCCACAGCATCTTTTCAATATAATATAGACGATAAGTCTTATACAAAAAATTTTAACACGGGACACGCACATCAAAATCTTTCCAGAGACAGACATGTCAACAGATGTGGATGGATAGAGAGAACAGAGGAGAGCAAGCAGAGAGTCACTAGATTATTTTCGGTTGATAAAAATGAATTGAAGTTATTTCCTGTGGACGTGTTTGAAAACAGCAAATCGTTATCTGATTTATCCGTGACGGTGGATGTGAACCACGTCACTCAAAATTTAGGCACAGATTACACCCTGGTAGACGGATTGACCTACAAATATGTGAAATTTGCGAAAAACCTAAAGGTAGATGATCTAATCAAATTGAGTTGTTACAGTTCAGCAAAAAAAATTGCCGGCAAAGGCATATATGAAATACCGGAAAACATAGCAGTAAATCCGTTCAACGCACAATTGAAAGATTTTACATACGGACAGATATTGAATCATTTACACGACATCAATGAAAAAAATGTGGAGATGATCGGCAAAACTCCCGGAAGCAGCAATCTCAGAGACATAGGCAACGTGAGATTACAGGGAGGCACAATAATTCAACATGGCGCTGCTTTGCCGCAGGCGATGTTTTTATTGATAGATCAAAACGCCAACGCTATTAAGTCGATAGAATACTGTAACTCTGAATATACAAAATTCAAAGAAACGTTTCTAGCAAACAAGTCGGGATCACTGCATGAGGGTTCTATCGCAAGTAGAGTAGACGAAATAATCAAAAATATTTCTGAAAATAAGAATGTAAGTTTTCCTTTCTATTACGATGACATGATAGGGCATGGAGAAAATCTCTCAGTGAGAAAATACACAGTGCAAGATCCTGAAGAAATAGAGTATGCCATCGATTCACAATTTGATACGACTACAGCGAGCAAAAGAGCGGTCTACATATACCTCAATGATCAAATATTGCTGTTGGGGTATGACTATAATTTCAGTGCCGAAACAGATGGTGTTACCATAACCGCCACGTTAGCTGCTGGAGATATTATCACCATCAAAGATTACGCAAGCACTGTGGGCAGCTTCGTGCCTCCCACACCAACCAAATTGGGAATTTATCCAAAATTCAAACCTGAAAAAATCATAGACAATACCTATAGAACATCCGTGAACGTGATTGTGGGGCATGACGGCAGCAGAACTATTGCCTTTGGTGATTATCGAGACGATCTTTTACTAGAGCTGGAAAAAAGAATTTACAACAATTGCAAAACTTCATTCAACACAGATTTATTGTCCGAAGATGATGTGAGACCAGGGGTGTTTAGAACCACAGAATACAACAACAGCGAAATTGACAAAATATTGAGCTTAGATTTTTATGCTTGGGCAGGACAAAATGGCATAGAATATCAAAACAATTTACACTACGACGAAAACGATTTTTTCACTTTTAATTACAGCAAAAATAAAAATATTAAAAACGGAGAGAAGTTACCTGGATACTGGAGAGGCATATACAAATATTTCTATGACACGGATAGACCACACACACATCCTTGGGAAATGTTGGGCCACAGTGAAAGACCTTCCTGGTGGGTAGGCACATATGGACCGGCACCTTATACTTCGGGCAATGAATTATTGTGGAATGATCTGGCAGCAGGCTATGACACAGGATTGAAGAAAACTGTCGAAAAATACAAGAGATCTGGGCTGTCTGGCTATATCCCAGTGGATGCCAATGGTAATTTAAAATCGCCTGTCGCCATTGGCTTGATAGATCAATATCAAAATCTTGGAATAAAAGAACGTTGGAAGTTCGGAGATCAAGGACCTAGCGAAACGGCATGGCGCAGAAGCAGCCAATATCCTTTCAGCGTGATGAAGTTATTGGCACTCACCAAACCAGCCAAATTCTTTGGATATTTCTTAGACAATAGTAGATTAGGAAAAAATGTGGCAGGAAATTATGTCAATACCAAGACACAAGTAGCACCCACGCTGGCATCTTCCACATACTATTTGGATACCACGGGCGGATCCACGCCAAGTATCACAGCTGGGTATCAGCCGTTCATTGTCAACTATTTGATCAAATGCGGGCTAGATCCTGCCGCTTTCTTTTACGACAAAATGAAAAATCTTAATGTGCAATTGGCATACAAATTGGGAGGATTCACAGATAAACAAAATTTGAAAATTTTGACGGACAGCGTGAGCCCAGGCTCCACTTCCGGATCCCAATTCATTCCAGACGAAAACTACAAAGTTGCATTTAGGGTCAGTAACCCTGTAAGGGATTACGATTATTCTGGGGTGTTGGTGGAATTGAATTCAAATGTTACCAGCGATGGCAGCACTCTTGAAGGAGGATACAAGATCATTGGATACAACAATATAAAACCTTATTTCAGGATTCTTAAACCCGTAGAGAATAACAATTTACACTCGATCTCCATTGGCAACAGCAGTGCAATCATCTACAATGATTACAGTGAGAACGAGACTGTTGTTCCTTATGGCACTGTATTCAATACCACGCAACAGGTGATCAATTTCTTGGTAGGCTATGGAAAATATCTAGAATCTCAAGGATTTGTCTTTGATAACTTCAGCAATGAAATAGGAGAGATAAACAACTGGGAAACTTCGGCCAAGGAATTCCTTTACTGGACCAGGCAAAGTTGGGCGGCAGGTTCGGCCATAACATTGAGCCCGGGAGCTGCGGGATTCGTGCTTAAGACCAGCAACAGTGTGATCAGCAAATTTCAAAATACATTGGGGCAATACTCTGTGTTGGATTCTGGCGGCCGCGCGATAGGAACTCAATATATTTCAACCAAACGCATCGGCAATAAATTTTCTATTTCTATGAAAAATACGGAAGAGGGCATCTATAACATTTCAATGTGTGCCGTGCAGAAAGAACAGATTCTACTTTTTGACAACATCACGGTGTTCTCCGACATCATATTTGAACTGGTTACAGGATTCCGCCAGCAGAGATTGAAACTAGTGGGATGGAAAACCGCTGACTGGAACGGGGATTATTATTCTCCAGGATTTGTATTTGATGAAGCCAAGGTGGACAGATGGGTGGCAAACAGGGATTACCAAATAGGAAACACAGTTGAGTATCTCAATGGATTCTATACAGCCAAACAGAACCACAATTCTGGCCTGAAATTTGAGTTTGAGAGATGGACTAAAAAAAAAGCCAAACCATCTGCCCAACTGATACCTAACTTTGATTATAAAATTTCTCAGTTCAATGATTTCTATAATTTGGAAACCAACAACTTTGACGAGACCCAACAGAAATTGGCACAGCATTTGACAGGATATCAATCTCGGCCCTATCTGGAAAACCTCTTCTTGAACGATGTTTCTCAATATAAATTCTATCAAGGATTCATCAGGGAGAAGGGCACGCTGAACGCTATAGACAGATTGGTCAAGGCCAAATTTTATGGAGAGGACATCAATATAAATGCTTATTCGGAATGGATGATAAAGGTTGGAGAATTTGGAAATCTAGACGGCAGCAAATCGATACAATTGATACTGCCCGATAATAATTTCACCAGCAACGCTCAAAGCATTGAATTGTTGAATGATGATAATGACGCAGAAGATTACGCGAGATCACTTTCCATAATCAGTGATAATTTTTACTCCAAGCCATTGGAGTACTCAGCTTCCAACACATTTTCTAAATATGATTATTCCCAGCAGGGATATGACAGAGATTTTGTGCAAAAATACAAAACTGCAGGCTATGTGAGAATCACAGATGCGCAACACACCGCGTTCAACGTATCAGATATATTGAATCTAGATGTCAACAGGATCAACAACAAGGACCTAATATGGATAGCAAAAAAATCCAACAATGATTGGGACGTGCAGAGGATCACTTACACGGGACTAAACCTTATCACAATAAAACCAGTCAACAACAATACACAAGTAATTTTGGGATTCAACGGGGTGCACAAGTTGACAGCCGACCAATACATAGCCATAAACAACAGCCAGTTCCCTAATATGAATAAGGTGTATCAGGTGAGACTAATTGTAGATGCCACTTCTGTCTTGGTGGATTTCGCCAATGCCACCACAATCAGCGGATCTTTCACAGTCAGGGACGAATCCACGGTGGCAACATATGGAAACCTGTATCGTTTCATCAGTGTGAGATTGGCCTCGCTTGACACAGTCAATGAGGTGTTGCCATACGATGAATACAAAATCGCGGACACTGTAAATGAAAAGCCCGGAGATAAAATTTTTGTGGACAATGTGGGATCTCAGTGGAAAATTTATGAAAAAGTGGATCCTTATGTGATCAAAAGAATAGCGTCTTCTGATGTTGCAGACAATCAGGAGTTTGGTTATAAAACAGTTGCCAGGTCCGATGGGAAATTTATCGCAATATCTGCGCCCGGCGATAGGGGAGGAACATCTCAAGGGTTCGTGAATTTCTTCAGCAGACTTGACAATCAGGCAGGATCGGTGTTCACACTTATAAACAGTCGCACAATGAGCGACAGCACCACCGGTACCGGTAGGCTGGGTGAGAGTTTGAGCATCAGCACCGATGAAAATTTTATAGTGGCGGGGGCTCCGTATGCCAATATTTTAGCATCAGATGGCAGCACAAGACGCAACAACAGCGGGTTAATAAAATTATTCATTTGGAATCCTATAACAAAAGCATACGATGAATTCACAACCATAACCCCAGCAGATGACGGCACAGAAAATATAAATTTTGGTTGGTCGCATGCACTGGCGGAACCCACCGCGGACAGCGATGCCAGTGTGAGACAGAAATATCTTTTGGTCGGAGCTCCCGGATATGCCAGCGACACAGGAATAGTTTATCTATACACTTATACCCCCGTGGAAGACAGCACATTTGCCGCATGGACGCAGGACAACAGTGTGGTCAGCAGCCAGGCAGACACAAATAAAAGATTTGGCCATAGGATGGCCATCAACGACAACGGTGACATACTTGCGGTGTCTTCAGTGAGCCCAGATGATGCTGGCATGGTGGAGATCTTCGTAAGGAATAGTCCGGACAGTGTTGACAGCACCACGTTAGGATTCACTCATGTGCAGACCTTCAAGGGGACGTCGTCTCAAGATAGCACACTCAACACAGCGTTTGGAGAGAGTCTGTCCATGAGCAAAGATGGAAGGACATTAGTGATCTCCGCTCCGGGTAAAGATAATTCATCACAAGCGGATGCTGGCGCAGTATATGTTTACAAATGGAACATGGACGGTTCAACCAACACTTACACATTACACCAAACGATACAGTCCCCAGAAACTGCCACCAACATGCGGTTCGGTTCCACAGTACACATCAATCATAATGCTGACAGATTGGTCATAGGAGCAGAAAAATTTGCAAACAGTCGCACACAAAAATTTGACAGTGGATCGACCACATTTGATTTACAAGACACTAACATAGTGGATGTCAACATAGGATCTGGAGGAGTTTTCACTGCAACCAAATACAACAGCAATTTTATATTGGATGGCAAATTGATCACGGATAATGTGTCGGCCAATGACGATTTTGGTAGAGCTGTGTGGGTGATCGATAACACCGTATTTGTGGGAGCGCCTGGAGATGATTCGAAATATTCAAACGATTCTACTAGCGTAAATGATGGCATGGTAGCTGTTTTTGACTTGCAAAAGCAGGGATCATACAGCTGGAAAGTGTTACAACAAGAAGAGTCTTTGATCGATGACAGATTGATAGATTCAGCTTTCGTATTTGATCGAGCAGCACAAAAAATTAAATCTTACATAGATTATTTTGATCCGATCAAGGGCAGGATACTGGGCATTGCGGATAGAGAGATCAATTACAAGACCGAATGGGATCCAGCAGTTTACAACATAGGCACAAATAGTGTCACGGTGAAACCAGACATGAGTTGGGCCGAAGAGCACGTGGGAGAAGTTTGGTGGGATCTCAGCAAGGCCCGATGGATATGGTATGAACAGGGCAACCAGGAATACAGAACTAAAAATTGGGGCAAACTCTTTCCTGGCAGCACGATTGATTTGTATGAATGGGTAGAGTCCACTCTATTGCCATCCGCGTGGAGTCAGCAGGCTGATAGCGCACTGGGATTAAGTCGAAAGATATCGGGGCAGCCTTTGTACCCAGACGACACGGTGCTGACTGTGAGACAAAAATATGATTCTCGTTTGGATGGTTTTATCAATTACTATTATTACTGGGTCAAAAATAGTGTTTACCTGCCTGACAGTGCCAAGAGTGTGGTCACCAGGGTGAACACCACGGGTTACATTTCCAATATCATAACCAATCCCAAAGGGTCAGGCATCAGGCATTTTGCGGTGTCAGATCAAAACAAATTGATTGCATTCAATATGAAAAATGACATCACCACCGACAACACTGTGTTGAACATCACTTATAAAGATACGGTGGAAGAAGGTGATGCGCATTATGTTTGGAAATTGATTAAAGAAGGTGATAAGGACGATGCGCCCAATGCACAGATTGAGAGAAAATGGTGGGATAGCTTGATCGGTTCTGACGAATCAGGCAACGAAGTGCCAGATATCTCGTTGTCTATAAATCAAAGATACGGCAACAAAATCAGACCAAGACAGAGCTGGTATGTGGATCGATTTGATGCGCTGAAAGAGATTATTGATTATACAAATTCAATATTGGCAAAGAATCAAATGGCCAACAACATAAGATACAAAAATCTTAATTCATCAGAGCCTGAACCAACTGCCATATCAGGTGAGTGGGATAGCACTGTGGACACCTATGACGATTTGACCTATATTGATACCAGAGACATCAGCGGCACCACCAACGTGCTGGTCAAAAATGATCAAAAATTTAGCAAAGGTTTTTGGGCCATCTATAATTGGAACGGTGCCGAATGGATAAGAACCAAGTTACAAACATTCAAAACCAGTGCTTATTATTCCGTGATTGATTGGTATGATGTTTCATTTGATGCAAATGCTGCAATAGAGAAACAGCTGAATTTTCAGTATGAATTGGATGGATTGACATTAGGGAATGGCAAGTATGTAAAGATTTTAACAGCCGATACAGGAGGTTGGAAGATATTCGAGAGCACATCAGACGGTTTCAAAAATATCGCCACGCAAAATGGCACCATTGAATTAAAAACTTCTCTGTATGACTATACTATCGACAACAGGGGATTTGACGGGGAGGACGCCTTTGACATCAATTTCTTTGACACAGAACCAAAGATAGAACTGAGAAAAATTCTCACAGCCCTGAGAGATGATCTATTGATAGGGGACCTTAAAATAGAATACAACAACATTTTCTTTATCGGGCTAAGAAAAGTACTAGAGCAACAGAAATATGTTGATTGGCTATCAAAAACGTCATTCATCAATGTATCCAATATTTTAAGAGAGCTAGATCAAAGAAAAAGCTATAGGGTCAACACGGAAAATTATGTGGAAGAATACATCAATGAGGTCAAACCATACCATACCAAAATCAGAGAATATAGATTGGGCTACACCGGGCTTGACATTGAGGATGGGATATATTCAGATTTTGATTTGCCCGCTTTCTATGACGGAGATGAGATTAGAAATGTGGACATAGTGAACGACATAGCTGTGCTCAGCACATACCCTTATCGTTTTTGGAGGGACAATTATAAAAAATATGTGGATAGTATCACAGTGATGTATGGTGGCAGCGGATATTTGACTCCGCCCACAGTGACATTGGTAGGGGGAACCACGAAGACGGTCGGACCATTCACGGTGTTGGGAACCAGCACCCAGGGTGCTTCTTCGGGCCAATTTGGATATTTTTATCCTCTGTACACTGCGCAAGTTGATGCAAATATTGCTGATTCCCAGGCCGGGGGAACTGGAACTAGTCACCTATTAAAATTCAGTGAATTTTCGAGTATTGATTTCTATATGCCGAACACAGGGCAAAATGTTGCCAAGGTGGATAGACCCGCGGGATATGAAGTTTACACATTGAGCGATGTGACACAGGCCACAGCTAGAGCAGTGATCAGCGGAGGCGCTGTGTCTAGAATTGTGGTATTGACGAATGGAAAAAATTACACTTCAACACCTAGAGTGATCATTACAGGTGGAGGATTGAACGGCAACACTCCGTTAGATTCCGCCAGGGCCTATGCAAATCTTAGAAATGATCTAGTAAGGGATATCAGCACCACAATCAAATTTGACCGTGTTCAATCTACGGCCACAATACTGCCATGGGCCAGCAACAAGACTTATGCTTTTAATGATCTTATTAGATATGATAATAAACTTTATAAAGTTATTACAACGTACACCAGCACAGAAGATTTTGACGAAGGATTGTCAAAGCTCTTGGCACTAAGGGGAGACGAGCCATACATCACAGCGGCAGAAAGAACGCTAGGATTGTATGCTCCTACAGCGGGCATGCCGGGCAATGAGCTTTCCCAGTTGATGACTGGAGTAGATTATGGTGGCGTCATGGTGACAGGATTGGCCTTTGATGATGGACAGGGTTGGGACAGATCTCCATGGTATAACTTGCCATGGGATGGATTTGGTCTGAGCAGAGTAAAAGTATTCTATGGTGATGGCACCACTATCAACTTTTCTTTTGATTTTGCTCCATTGCCAACTGACGTGTACACAGTTTATTTCACCGACATCAGCGATTCCTCGGCCCAATACCCTGTCGCCATGTCTAACGTTAACAGAGTGAGACAGAGAACTCAGGTTCTGAGGGGGGATGGCACCACCAAAACATTCACCATCTTGGGAGATGATGGTAATCCAGCTCCTGCGAACACGGTCATCGAATTGATACCCTTTGATGACGACGGAGTGTTGACACCTACCGATGACAAAACGCTGGATTCCTTGATCAGCGGTGGACTGTTCAAATCAGCGCTGGGAGTATCGCCCACAGATATACTTGTGGAAGGTGACGCTTTCATCACACCGGAAACCAGCTACGCCCCAGAAGAAAATCTACCCGGCAGCATATTTGACTCTGTGGATATCCGAGTCTACACAGCGCCCACCTCGGGAGTGCCGTTCATCATAGTGAAAAACTACATAGGGGACGGATCAGTCACTGTGTTCCCAATCGGGCAACTGGCGGGCACACAGGCATCTGTGGTTGTTTCACTTGATGGCGCAACACAGACTTTGAACTCAGAATACACGGTAGACACACAAAACAAAACAGTGACATTTGCAGCGGCACCGTCGGCAGGCAGTAAAATTTCAATTAAAAGTTTTGCCATATCTGGCAGCAACTATATGGTCCTAGACACATTTGTGGGTGACGGTTCCACGCATTCATTCATTACCAAGAGCAGAGAAACCTATCAATTAGACAGCTCACTCAGCCAATTGTTTGTCACAGTGGATGGTGTGCCCACAACAGATTACAGCTACACGGTGAGTGGCAGGAACATCACCGTGCATCTACACACGGGGGATGGATCTACCGCCAATCCTCCAGCAGCTGGGACCAGCGTGCAGATAGCATCGTTCAATCAGCCACCAGGCAGCGGCAGGGCCTATGCTGAAATAAGGTCACAAGAGATAGTGTATGATGGCAGCACTAGTGATTACACATTGTCATATCCTCCGGGATCAATAGGTCCTTTTTCAAGTTTGACTTTGTTAGAACATAATGGAAAAGTGCTGAGAGGACCCGACAACACTTATTATTTGGGTGATGGAAGCAGCAATACTTTTTCATTCGCTGGCTATGCAGGATCTACTCAAGACGACAGTACCTCTGGATACGTGGACGTAAAATTTGGGGAGCAAACTGGCATTCTAAATACACCTATATCAATAGATTCATGGCCTGTTCATCCAGCAGCAGAATATAATGGTGTTTGGTACCTGGCGGTCACGCGAGAGGAAGTGTCAGGAGAATTGGCCACCGCCAAGTACTCTTTAGTGCATAATAATACACAGGCCTTTGTGAGCATGTCATCAATCACCAAAACAGGAATAGCGGAGCATATCACAGTTGACGCAATTATTGATAATACATCGTCCCCCCACATTCTATCGATACAAGGAACAGGTAGCTCCGTACTAAACTCTGTCTCTTGGTACAGAATAGGATTGGGGGCAAACACAGTGGGAACTTCAGGTACTCAAGTAGTTACACTAGTATTGCCATATCTAGATTCCGTAACAGTGCCGCTAGAGTCTCCAGGATGGGATAAAAATATTTACAGAGGCGCCAAGTATTTTATCACAGTTGAATCAATAGGAATTTCTCCCGTAGAAAGAAGTAACATGGAGGTGCTAATGGTGCACGATGGAACGAATGCCTATGCCACCGTGTATAATGTGGTTCGCACGACAGCCACAGACATGGTAACTGTATCAGTGGATATCAATGCAGGACAGGCTAGATTGTTGCTGGCATCTAATCTATATGAATGTAGTGTCAAGGCCTATAGAATATTACTTGGAGAGGCAGATGTTAACGATGGAACTAATTTTAGAGGCACCACGTCAATTTCTAGTAATCAAACGACCATAGACACTTTCCAAACTTCTGATTACATCGGAGCCCACTATCTAGTGACTGCATACAATGCCAGCGAAGGATCTGCGTCCATGTCAGAAGTAACTTTAATAGTGGGTGGCTCATCTGTGTTCACCAACACCGCGCCTCATCTAAGCACCAAGTCGTCGGACCAAGTGTCGTTCACAGGGTCGATAACAGGAAACGTCACATCATTAGTTGCCAGCGCTACGTCGGGATCTGGCACTATCGTGAGCGTATATAGATTTGGATTGTTGCGTAATCCGGCCCAGGCAGAGATCGATCCTACCAAGGTCAGAGTATATCTAAATGGGATCAAGCAAGATCAATTCACAGATTATGTTGTCAACATTGATACAGCATCTGTCACATTCAACGTTGCCCCAGCCAGCTCAGATCTGATTGCCATATCAACGGTGGTGGGAACACACTATCATGATAGTAATGATCAAATAATTCTGCAGCCCGACAACATGGCTGTGGACGGCATCGCTATATCGCAAGGGGACATAATAACAGCTACCACATTCAACAACGCGGTTGGCATGAACCAACGCAGAGAAACTTTTAAAGGAAACAGTGCGGGAGAGTTCTATCTATTTGGTACGCCGTTGAACAATGACTACGTGTTTGTTTGGCTGAATGGAGAAAATCTGATACAAGGTTTTGATTGGACATTGGCGGGAAATGAAATCACGATCAGCAGAACATTGCAGGACAATGACAGGATAGACGTGATGTATTTCGTGACAGAAGGCAACAACTTCTCAACAGGATTCAGAATATTCAAAGACATGCTCAACAGAACGTTCTACAAGAGAATCAGCCAGACCAACACAACGAAGCTGGCAGCCGCTCTATTATTGAACGACAAAACAATCACAGTGGTGAACGGCAGTGTGTTGAAATCCACAGATGGCAGCACGCTATTGCCTGGGGTGATCTTTATAGGCCATGAGAGAATAGAATATCTCTACAAAGACGGCAATGTACTATCCAATATCAGAAGGGGTACCCTGGGAACGTCGATAAAAAATCATAGTGTCGGAGCAGAAGTGGTGGACGCATCTGGACAGCAGACAGTGCCTTATGCCGATACGATATACACCAAGAAACACATCGCGGATGGATCGACCACAGCATTCATCTCGTCGCAGCCCGTGAGCAGTGTGAACGAGGTTGATATCTTCGTAGGCGGAACAAGATTGCCAGCTGTGGGCGAGGACGGCAGCACAGCGAACTACACAGTGAACGCATGGGATGGCAGCTCCGCCAACGTGATATTGAGCGAGCAACCTGCTGCAGGTACTGAAGTGAAAATTATACAAAAACGCGGGCAAACATGGTATAACAGAGGAGAAAGCACTGCCGCTGATGGTAAAGGATTGGGAAAATCCAACACAGCACAGGCCAAATTCATAGCGGGAGAACCAACAAATGCGCCTGAATAAATATAACGAAATGACAGAACAAGCAAAACAAGACTCTATCAACGAAAAACAAATGAAAGAATCCAAACCACAGGACAATTCAGGAATAAAAGTAGAAGGACATATCAAAATATGGGATCCTGCCACAGGTGAAGTCATTGTGGACAAAAGAAATGCCATACACTACGAGAACATGAGCATAGCACTGGCCAACAGTTTAGCCCACAAGACCACAGGATTCATTCATGAGATGGCTTTTGGCAACGGCGGAACCACAGTGGATCCCACCGGCATTATAACATATCTTACTCCCAACACATCTGGAAGCAACGCTACTCTATACAATCAAACATATTACAAAGTGGTGGATGATAATTCATCATCTAACAAAGATACCACGAGAAATAAAATGGAAGTGAGGCATACCGCGGGAAACAAATACACAGACATCGTTGTTACCTGCACGCTGGACTACGGTGAACCAGCCGGACAATCAGCATTTGACAACACCACGGATTTCAATGGTTCCTACGTGTTTGATGAGCTGGGATTGAAATCATGGGAGGGCACGGAGAACGGAAGCACCAATAAATTATTGACACATGTGATATTCCATCCTGTGCAGAAGAGCTTGAACAGATTGATACAGATAGATTATACGTTGAGGATACAGTCATTAACAACATTTACGGAATAATTTAGATGCCATACACAGTAAACAAAACAAGCGTCACAGAATCACCCAATCAATACACGGTGCAAGATTCCGTTTTGAACACCCAAACAGACATAGCATTGATAGGAAAAGGATACGCCGGTTATGGCGAGATAGTGGCAGAAAATTTTTTACATATACTAGAAAATTTCAGCAGCGACACCGCCCCTCCGAAACCCATCAAGGGGCAGTTATGGTACGACTCACAAACGCAAAAACTTAAAGTTTTCACGGGTACTTCTTTCCAACCAGTGGGTGGGGCCAACTACACGGCCTCATCTCCCGTAGGTTTGTCGGCTGGGGATCTATGGTTCAGTTCTTCATCCCAACAATTATATGTGAACAATGGTGGAGAGAACATATTAGTTGGACCACCAGCAACCACTGACAGCGGATTTTCTTTTGAAACTATATTGTCATCCACAGATGCCTCAAAAAATATAACCAAATTAAAAAACAACAACGTGCTGATAGCTATCATAAGCGATGATCAATTCACTCCCAAAATTGATATATCGGGATTCCCTGTAATCAAGAAGGGTATAACATTAACAGAAGACATAGCAGGGGTGTCATTCGCCGGTACCGCATCCAGTGCCAGCAGCCTATTAGGCATAGATCCTAACAATTTTTATCAAAAAATAGGTGGTAATCTTACCGGGAGGGTGAACATCAAGACTGATTTGGGACTGGTGATAGGTGCCGACGATGACTTTAAAATTGCAGTGGAATCAACAGGCAACGTCTCCATAACCAATAGCACAGACAACGCGGATCTTAGTTTCATAATCAAGGACGGTGGTATCGTAACCACAGTGATGACCATAGATGGGCCCACCTCGCGAGTGGGTATTGGTACAGTGTCTCCTTCAACAAAATTAGACGTAAGTGGCACGGTGAATGCCACTGCCTTCACAGGACCGATCACGGGAGTGATCACCACCAACAGTATCGAAGTTACCGACGCTGGAAACATCACATTTGATGGCACCATAGATGACAGCAACGGAACTGTGTTGACGGCGGCTGAACCCACAGGAAATAACACGATCACTTTGCCCAACAGATCGGGCACAGTGCTTACCACCGGTGATACAGGCGCCAATGCCTCCATCAGTGGTAACATGTTCAAAAGCAAGGTCACATTGACCATTTTGGACTCAAGCGGCGCAGTATTAACCACACTGTATGCTCCGGGATCTGACACCTAGTTTTTTATGTTGACAATTTTTTATTATTCTTTTAGTATTTTAAAATAGGATCACATGGCTGTTAGAACTCCATTATACTTTGACGATACATCACCAGTATCCACTCCCATCTTGAAAGAGATGTCTGCGGGACAGATCAACGAGATCAAAAATGCTTTCAAGCAGTTGTATTTCCAATCTCCTTCGGTGAGATTAGATGTAGTTCCAGGCGGTGGTGGCAACATGGCATTGCCTGACAGCAGTCTAATGACAGATACCAGATTGGTGGCGGGAGCTTATGCCACAAATCCCACTGCTTTCCCAGGAGAGGAAACAACGCAGGAACCACAGATACAGACGGTGGGATATAATAGATTGGATCAAGTGATAGAATCGGTGTCCGAGCCAATCAATACCAATAGCATACAATATCCCATATACTATTATACGGACGGATCCTCACAACCAGTTTTAAGATCAATGACGTTGCAGGATATGTATGACACTTTCGCAGAGCTGGTTGTCACCGACGATCTTTCCGTGGGAGGTGCTGTGTACACAGTATCGACCAGCACGACAGAAGCAGGATACACAGAAGTCAGTGGAGATCAAACACCGATCTTTTTAGACACCAGGGCCAATCCAGCGGGCTACAATGCAGGTGAAATTCCAGAAACTGAAGATTCAACAACCACAGAAGAAGTACAAAATTATTATCTACATAAAAAAAATTACACTACACCTGCTTATCAAGCACCGTCCAGATTAACTGCGTCAGGCAATATCATTACTCCAACCACAGCAACCTGGAACACCATCTTCCAATCTATCATACGTTACATGGTGGCCAATGTTGAAGGATATAGGTTGCGTTATTCTATCAATGGCACCGGCTCCACCTGTGGCACTGTGATGACAGACACTAGGTTAGAAGGAGGCGCCGGAGTTTATGCGACCAAGTTCGAAAACGCTGATGATTACAGAGCACAAGAATTCCCAGATGGTTCCAGCACCGTAATAAGCACATACGAATTGAAAGTAAACCAGATATAATAATGATATTAGAGAATGGTAGATTCACCTATGCTGTGTATGCCAGTAGCAAACAGAATCTAATTTTTGCCACCTGGTACAGCGAAGATACGAAAAAGCACAATGAGATTGCTGTCAAGACCGATCTAGACAATAATATTTACAAGAAACTATTGGAGACATTCACCCCGGATGAAATCTATCAAATGACAGACCAAAAGAGGAAATTGAACAGCCAGACTTTTGAGATTTACGTGAAAGATATTGCTTTAAAATATGGCTTGGTCTATGATCCCTTGATACATAATCCTCAGGAAAAATTAACAGTGGACAATCTGTTTAATCCGCCCACCGGAGACGTGGGCACTGATTTATTGTTCAATTTAAAATTAAAAATATTTGATCTTCCAGAGGTGATACGATCCGAAAATACGGAATTGAAGAAAAAACTACGAGAAGTGAAAACTCCCCTAGAATCTCTCTATATAGCAGGAAAATTCTTATACGAATAGATTATATTTCTCCCACTGATGTGGATGGTTGCTCATGTGGGTAAAGTGTACAAATTTGATATCAGGATAAAATTCATTACCCAAGAACATGTAAGGATTCCCCGTCACTTCGCTATATTTTTTATTAAGATTAGCCACGGTATGCCTAGAATAAGGTTTGGGCCTGGCCTCCATCCTACAAAACCAACTGTCAGGCAGCGTGATTAATTTTAGTTTTTCTTTTACGCTGTCTTCGATAAAATGTTGTTCGCCATTGACGGGACCGCTGGTAAATCCTTCTTCTATATATTTTTTCTGCCAATGTTCCGGACGGCTCATAAACTTGTCATAGATGTAATTGCAATCACGAGGATAATATTTGTAAAATCCCCCATTGATGTTGAATCTATTTTTTTCTCCTGTCTTGTCTCTCCACCAACCCGGAGCAGCGAGAAATTCTCCTGGGTTAACAGGATATTCAAATATTTTCTTGTAATCATTAATAAGCAACACGTCGATATCCATGACACAAATGGGTTCATCCTGTGTGAGAGTCATGCCATACATCTTGTTCCATTGCAACTTAATGTTATCAGCCATGGGTGCTCTGATCCAATGAAACTCATATTCGGGCAATCTGGATTCTAGATAAGTTTCATATTCTGGACCATATCTGTTGCCTATCCTGACAGCAATTATCTTCATTGCCAATAATCCTTGATCCATGAATCAACTTCGTCCTGTTTAGGACCGTTGTTCAATATACACACCTCATAATCGGGCCTCAGTTTTTCCGGGGTCGTGTCCTTGCCATATTTGGCTCCCTTCCAGTAGGAATAAGCAATGCCAGTGGGCAATAGATCTATCTGCACAGGTTCATGATATAGATAGCGATCTATGCCTCGATATTTGAACAGTATCATGTCTTTGTTTTTTTGGAAATAATTATAGATCTCGTCACCTTGATTGTCCTGCCATTTCATTATGGATGAATTATATTGTGTGGGATATTTGTTTTCTGGTTTGGCTTTTTTGTGTGGCAACAAGAAACCTTCTTTCCATTGTGAATATAGAATGGACACAGTTCTTGTTTTAACTGAAAGTAATCTCTCCATTGGCTGCAGAATTATAACATCCAGATCAAAAAAAATGTTGGTATCCCGCCTGAATAATTTGAACAGCTCCAGTTTGGGCCAATATTGCGTCAAATCAGTCTGCATCGGAATAATTTTGATGGATGGATTAATGTCTTTGCTGTTTTCGGTGTAACAATAAAATGTGAATGGATGACCACAAATATTTTTTTGTACCATGTTGAACAGCTTGTTCACGAATTGCGCAGAGTATTTTTCACCCCATTTGACACACATTACGTTGATCATACGATTTGATACTCCCATCTTGTGTGCTGATCTATCTGTTTAACGAATTCTTCATCATTTAATTGCCATACCGTCTGATCTGCTCCCCTGTAAAAAACATCTTTAATCTTTTTTATCACGCCCTGCCTAGACAGCAGGTTGGCCCAGATGCCATTGACTTTCTGCATGCTGGCCTCACACTTGTTGGATGATGTGATGTAATATCTGCCATCTTTGGGAAGAGCATTTAATGTCACAGGAATAAAAATTTGAGAACAGATATTTTGATGTTTTGTGATGCCTTCCTTGGTCCTCACGTGTTTGATGGGCAATAGTTCTGTCAATACGCAAGTCCTCACGCAAATTCTATAACTGTTTTCTCCCATCACATCGTCGAAATCATGCACAGCGGTTGAACCAACAGGTTGATTTTTATAAAACAATATCCACAAATCAAAATATCTCTGTCTATCGAAGGAATCGATCAATCTTTTTTGTGATGCGTTGTTGAAAAATCCTTTTTCTTGGCATCGCTGGTAAAAGAAAGACAAGTCGAGATCATTATTATATTTTTTTATTTCATACATCGCACTAGGTATTATATAATTTTTGATGTTTAATTAAAAGTGTATTTTGTCAAATCAGTTACTGAACTGTTTTTGAAAGCCAATTTCCTATGATGACAATTGCTACAGATGCCACAATTACCAAGATCAACGTCACAGCTAGTTGATTGATAGAGCATTGATAATTCATTTAATTTATCGTAAAGGTCAATCACGTCAGATGTGGTCAAGTTTCGAAAAGGTCTTACTGACATCTCATAATCATTCTTGATTTGTTCATAATCGATATCTTTCAATACACCGTAAATTTTTCCATTGTTCTTGAACACGTGTTCGAACAACTCAGGGTATCTCACTGAATTTTTTTCCAGCCATGGTTTCAATTTGTCATTGGTGATACGGCCTCTGTGCCAGCCACTTGCCTTCAACATATCCATGCTCTGCTCATGTATCTTGTTGTAGCCGGCCAGGATGTATTTCATCTTGCCTTTGTATTTCTGCAACAAAAAATTTTTAAATTCTAAAGAGGCATCTGTGTGCTTCTTATAGATTTTTGAATCCACTGTGAGTGTATGCACTGCTCTAAACCTTTCAATCCCCTGGGCGAACTTTCTTTTTACAATCTCGAGTTTATCATCGTCCTTATCTTGCGGTAATGTTCCATCGAAAGAAATTAATTTATCGTTGATGAAAACGACACGTTCCAATCCGTATATTTCTCTAGCTATCACGCACAACAATGTTGATTCAATATCCGCTTCATATATGACGCCAATTTTTTCGTCTGGAGAGATCTTTGGAAATTCTTCTAGATCAAATCTAGTTTTATTTTTACCTAACAGGTAGAATTTATTCATGGTCAACCTTTTCCTTATAATGCCACAAAGTTTTTTGTGGTATCTTTATACCATCAGCCTCAATCACGTGTATCTGCGAACCAGTGCATCTTTGGTGACAAATAGATTTGTCATTCTTGTACATGGCTGCCAACCAATCTTGAAACACTGGGTCATTCAATATTTCAAAAATACCACGCTGGTGCAGTGATATTGAATATTTATCTTTGGATATCGCCCAGCTGTTCACTTTGTTAAATGCGGAGGCAGTCCAACAACATGGGAACAGTCTGCCCCAGGAATCAACATAAATTTCTTTCCTTTGCTTGTGCAGGCAGATCAATGCGCCCTTGTGCTGCATGAAGTCGATGTCAAATCTGTCTGCTGTGGGAGGATATATTTTTTTTGTTTTATTGTCTCCGTCGCGATACACAAATGGTTTATCAAAGTCTTTGAATCTCGCGGAAATTTTTAAAACGAAATCTCGAAAACCCATTTCCTTGGCCATGGATTCAGCTGCCTCCACCTGATGCTCATTGTGGAAGAATGGTATGAAGAACCATTTGGCATTGGCTCCTGTCTGTATGAAGGCTGCAGCATTGCTCATCAGTTTTTGCCATTGTACTCCAACCCTATAGATATGATTCGTGTCCTCCAGGCCGTCTATATGCCACTCCACAAATGAGTGAGGGGTCCGAGCATAGATGCGACCTAACTTTTGCCAAAAATCAGTGCTGCGTACTCCACCGTTGGTGCTTAAAGTAATTTGGATATTTGAATTGTGCTCCAAAACGTATTCGTGTATCTGCAACAGATCATGAGCTATTGCAGGATCCCCATAATTGCCACAAAATTTTATTTTTTTTAATCTACCAATGAATCTTTTGGGAAAAAATTTAACAAAATCTACATAGGATATTTCGTCCTGATTGTCAAGTATTATTGGGTTATTAGTCCTGGAGCACATGGGGCATTTTGCATTGCAACGGCTTGTGATCTCAACATGGACTGAATCTATTTGGTGCATTCTGCTATTATACATATGTTTATGGCCAATATCAAGCTAGTTGTTCATTCTCATGAAAAGCACTGAAAACGTTATTTGGCTGCTGAAATAAATACAAGATATGGCATACATCGTAAACAAAACAGACGGGTCACAGTTAGTTGTAATCACAGACGGCACCATAGATAATAGCACATCGCTGTTTCTGTTTGGCAAGAGTTATTCCGGATACGGCGAGTATCTTAATGAAAATTTAGTAAAATTATTAGAAAATTCAGCTGCCACGGCCAGTCCAGCTGCACCATTGCGGGGAGAACTTTGGTTTGATACCAATACCAACCAATTGAAAGTGTATGACGGCACTGCGTTCAAGCCCACAGGGGGAGCCAAATCACAATCGGCCGAACCCACAGGATCTTCACCTGGTGATCTTTGGGTAGACAGCGATGACGAGCAATTATATTTCAGGACGAGTTCAAGCACCTGGCAACTGGTGGGACCAGTATTCACAAAAGGTCAAACTCTGTCAGGATGGAAGATAGAGACCATCCCCGACAGTTTTGGAAGCAATAGGGTTATCAGCAGCATGTTCAATGGCAACACCAGAGTGGCAATCTTGAGCACTGCGACTTTCACTCCTGCATCACCACCTACCGGATTCCCAGAAATTTATGCTGGTATAACGATGAGCAGCACATTGGGTGCCACTTTTGCTGGTACGACTACGACAGCTGCCAACCTAAACACCTCGTCAAGCTCCAATCCATCAGCCACAGTGATAGCCGGCGGCAACATCATGAGAAAAGACGTTTCGCAGACCATGGCGGGCGTGTTGACGATTTCCTCAGACAGCGGTTTAAGAATTGGTGCAGGCAACGATCTACAACTGACGGTATCAGGTATTGACTCTGTAATTTCCAACATCTCCCAAGATGGTGACATAGACTTACAGGTCAACAGCGGCGGATCCACGATCTCACCGATCAAGATCGACGCGGCCAATGCCAGAGTGGGTATATTCACATCCTCGCCTTCGGTACCATTCGAAGTCACTGGCGACGTAAGAATAGTGGGAAATCTAAGCGTATCTGGGGAATATAACACTACATCTTCGGTCAATGTGTTGATTGATGACGTGTTCGTGAAATTGAACAACGGCAACGCTTCCAATCTTGACGCGGGCATAATAGTAGAGAGAGATTCTGGAAGAGAAGCAAAACTTTTTTATAACGCAAGCGCTGGTCATTGGGTAGCAGGCGTAAGCGAGACCGGATCATATTCGCAACTGATAAGGGCAGATGACGCCACTACAGACGGTAATGCCAACAAAGGAAAAATATTGAAAACAACAGGTGCAGGTAATGTCATAGTAACAAGCATGAATTTAGGCACAGTAGGAACAAATCTATTGGATTCCGCTACGTCTGTGACAGAATCGCCAAATTTCAGCAGCACCGCCGTGCCATCAAAGGCGCAGGTTACTGAATCTATCACTAGATGGGGAGGCAGTTATATCAGTGTAGATGGCACGCTTGGAACGCCATTAGGCAACACCATTGCTGGTAGACGCTATGTTGAAACCAGCACGCCAACCAGCGGGCAAGGAAGCAACGGGGATCTTTGGTTTGTAAGGGAGCCTTAATTCCATGCCTTACTCAGTATCAAGCACACCAACAGAAGACACATACACATTCACCTATGATGGATTAAAATGGACTGCCACCATACCCGCGGGAGCCCAGTTCCTACAAATATTTTTGTGGGGAGGTGGTGGCGGAGGTGGGTCGCAGGAGACTTCTGGCTCCAGCGGAGTGGGCGCAGGCGGAGTCTACACACTACACAACACCATTGATTTGCGACCTCGCGTGGGAGAGATAATCACGCTGGCAGTGGGTGGAGGTGGCGGAGGTGGATCCAGCGGTGGAGGCGCAGCGGGTGGTTTCAATGGCAAAAGTTTAACAGGATTTTCAGGCGGCGAGGGTGGTAACTCGGGACCCAGTGGATCGTCCGGCTCTGGTGGCGGCGGTGGTGGGGCAACAATTATACGTTTCGACAGCACCAATATCGCGATAGCAGCAGGTGGTGGCGCGGGTGCCGGTGGGGGTTCAAGCAGCCAAGGCGCGTCAGGCATCACAACCAATGATCCCACAGCTGGCTCTCCATTGACCAGGGGGGAAAACGGCACACCTCACAACGGTGACGGTGGAGGTGGAGGCGGTGGCGGAGGTGGACTTGCTGGAGGCAAGGGCGGAGACAGTAATGACAACGACGTCGGTGGCACGGGAGGGTTCTCGGGCACATCTCTAGTTCCAGCTGGAGGCAGCACCACGGTTGCCACTGGCCAAAATCCCGCGGGTACGTCGGGTGGCGCTGGGCGTGGTGGAAATCAAGGAAACGCTGGCACGAATGGCAAGGCAATTTTAGTGTTTACGGTAAGTGCAAAGACCAAAGTAAAAATTGATAATGCATGGAAAACCATCACACAGATCAAATTCAAAAGGGACGGCATATGGAAGGATATTAGGGCTGCCTATGTGAAAATAAATGGAGTATGGAAAGCTGTGTTCAACAAAGGATTGAATTGGCAATCTACCACAGCAGGTTTTGGAGACTCCACAGGCAATCCATATTCAGGCACTCCAGGCAATCCCCCACCTCCTGCAAGTGGTGGTGGAGGTGGTGGTGGTGGATGCAAAATTATTTGTACCAAGTTGTATGAATTGGGCTATCTATCAGAAGATATTTACAAAGCAGATCAGCTATTCGGAAAATGGCTGCGTCAGTCAGATCCCCATGCCTACTATGGTTATTTGAAATGGGCCAGGGTGGTGGTCGACTGGATGAGCAGCGAAGGACCTCAATGTATGTTCTGGATAAAAGACAAGACAGTGCGGAACCAAAAACAAAAAGAGATGGCAACCAGATGGGCCAGGAGAATAGCCACTCCATGGGCTGAACATATGGCCTACAAGATGGGTGTATTAAGACAGGACAATAGGGCCGGCAGATGGATAATGAACATAGGTATCACAGTCAGCAGATTGTTGGGCAGATTCGTTAAACACACCGATCAGCCTTCCAAGAATGTTGCGATAGGTTATGCCATGTGGGCAATGTTTGGATTGTTATACATGATAGCAGGAGTGAAATAATGGGAATAAGCGTTGAAGAATATTTGGCAAAGAAACAGGCATGCGAAGATTGCATCACGCACGGTGATGAGGATCACTGCAAAACAACCTTGCTCAGCAGGGAGGACAACTGTTTGATATACAACATGGTATGGGCGTACCACATACCAAACCGCGAAAAGCATGTATCATTCACTCGAGATGAGCAAAACAGAATGTCAACGGCCGCTATGGCAGAGGCACATCTGTTCATGGCATTGCGAGACAAGCTCAAAGAGAGCATAGTTGTGGAATATTACCAAAGAGCGCAAAGCATAGTGACGCAGATAAAAGGCATTCACCAGAATGATCGCTTGATCTGGGCAGGATATTACAATAGATTCATGCCAAAGATATTACAACATCTGAGAGCTGGACGCGATTCTGATGCCATGGCGGAAATTTGGTTAATGGTGGAGACTCTGGAATACACCAATGGAAGAGTCATATGCACCTGGCTCAAAAACAATGGCCTGTTCTCAGCAGAAGATCTTGCAATTGACACCCAATTCAGTGTAAAATATTTGAGTGACAGCACCAAAATAGGTTATTGGTTGTGGGCCTGTCCTATGGTGGCATTTATGGAAAAGCACTGCAAAAGAAAGACCAATTCTTGGCTGGTACGAGCAGTCAGGATACTGGCTCAATCAAGAGCAGACGAGATAGCCTACCAGGTGGGCAAAAAGACTAAAGGCAACATCATGGGGAAAACAGTGAGAATACTAGGAGAGGGCGCCTGCTTCATGCTGGGTACCCTGGCTAGGCCCTTTTTGGGAAAAAAATTTAACAATTGGCTCAATATCTACGCCGCAAAACAAGGATAATTAATAAGGAGAAATAAAAATGGCCATCACGAAACAACAAGTAGCTGACTATATCAACGCAAATTATCAAAGCAGTTTGACTGCTGATGATCTTGTGAAAATTGATCAGGCATTGACACCTGAATTGGCAGCTATCTTGATCAAGCTACTGGGAGATGTTAGCTTTTTGGTGCATGTAAGGGACAACGAAAGCAATTAAAAATATGTCTTACACCATAAACAAGACCGACGGGACCAAACTAGTTGTGCTGAAGGATGGCACAGTCAATATCACAAGCACCGATATCGCATTGTTTGGCAGAGGCTATGCGGGTTTTGGTGAAAGGCTTAATGAAAACTTTGTAAAGGTATTAGAAAATTTTGCCAACACGACACCACCTCCGAGAAAAATCAAAGGACAGCTCTGGTATGACGCACTGACCAATCAAATCAAAGTTTGGAACGGAAAAACATTCAAACCCGTGGGCAGCAGCACAGTGGGTGCGACCAGACCCACCAACATCAATGCTGGAGACATGTGGTTCGACACAGGCAATGGTCAGTTGTATGTGTATTCGGGAACGGGATGGCAGCTGATCGGACCAACCACAGTGTCGGGAACTGGAGTCACCCAGGTGGTCCCAGACAGTGTGCGTGACAACGTGGGAGTTTTTAAATCTTTTTTAAAATTATTAGTTGACGATCAAATCGTAGCCATAGTTGCTAGGGAACAGTTCACTCCACTGACCGCAATCACGGGATTCACCACAATCCAAAAAGGCATAACCATGAACTCCACCAGCATAGCGGGAGCCAAATTCGTTGGAACCGCAACCAATTCAGAACTGTTTGGTGGATTATCAGTCAATGATTTTTTAAAATCCAGCGAAGCAGAAACCACGAACTATCAATTTACCGTAGCTTCTGATGACGGCTTGCTGGTAGGAAATAGCTCAGATGCATTGTTGGGAATCACAGGCGGCAACAACGTGCTTTTAAAAAATAACACTGTTGGTGGAAACATATTATTCAAAGTGAATAAGAGCGGTGATGATGTCACTGCGATGTCCATAAGCGGATTGACTGGCCATGTCAGCGTGCCTAACCTCACAGTGGCTGGCACACTGACAGTCACAGGAACTCAGGTGATCTTGGAGACACAGACACTGTCCATAGAAGACAATATAATAGAATTGAACAGAAATATTTCCACTGCTGCTGCCATGCCAAATTATTCTGGATTGAAAGTAAAAAGGAGTGATGTTGCAGGTGGCACTAATGAGAATTTATATTGGGTTTGGGATGAAACTTTTGCAGATGACGGCACTACACTTCACGGTAATGCCGGTGGAGCATGGACCGCTTTCAGAGATCAAGGTGAGATTGCCTCTCCCATTTTGGTGGACATCAGGGCCAATGTGGTTCATGCGACTTCTACTGCAGCCCAGTATGCTGATATAGCAGAGCGTTATGCCACAGACGTGCCGCTGGAATCAGGTGATGTGGTGATATTGGGCGGGTCAAAAGAGATAACAAAATGCAATCAGGAATTGGATCACAGAGTTTTTGGGGTAGTGTCTGAAAATCCAGCGTTTTTAATGAACAAGGATGCTGGTAATAACGACAGCCATCCCATGATTGCCCTCAAAGGTAGGGCCAGGGTGAAGGTTATTGGAAGCGGTATGGCAGGAGATCGCATCGTGTCCAGTCATATTCCTGGTGTTGCCAGGGTGGCTGTGCTTAATGAATGCACTGCATTTAACGTGCTGGGTAGGCTGCTCAGTGATAAATATAATGCGCTATTAAGTTTAACAGAATGTGTAATAGGAGTCAAATAGTATGAGTTATGTGGCCGGTGATAAGATACTAGATCAAGAGTATAATAATTTTTTAAACAGTTCAGGTGCAGTTAAAGGAATCAACTACACATTTGGCACAGGAGCCCTTCAACATGGATTGGGGCAGACAGAATTGAGTTCAGTAACGGTAGGAGACACTATCACAGCCTCCCAATGGAACTCATTGTTTTCAGCCATGGACAACGTGGCCAATCATGCCAATGACACTTTGACATCAACAGAGGCTAAATCAGCAGGAGATGTTATCGCTGTCAAAGCAGCTCTAGAGGCCGACCTAACGACACTGGCAGCATCAGTGGCGAATGGATGTCCCAATGCCACAGCACTGAGCACGTCAGCAGCTCTGCAAACTTCAGCATCCGGCACCAGATATATAGGATCACACGTAGTGGAACATTCTATCACATTCACCAATGCCAATCAGGCACGTTTTTTCTTCAACGCAGGCGGCAAGATACAGATCAACATCACTAGAACCGGCAATGGCGGATCATCAGCTACATCCAAAGACGACTCAGTGGACCAATTGATCTCAGCACTGGGAGATTTCCGATTGAAATCACAGAATTCCTCAAGATCAGGCACAGGAGAGACACTCACTGAGGATGGAACCAACGTTGGTTTCTACGAACTGACAACATCATATCAGACCATTATAGAATTAACACAAGATTCAGGCACATACACCACCATGTTTTTCAAAGTGGAAGCCAAAGCCGATGCAGCAGCAGGTTCCGCCTCTGTGGTGACCATCAGGACTTCTATAGTGGATCCAGATTCAGGTGATAGCGAATTCACCGCTGGTAACACATCAGGTGTGGATCAATATGCCAACTTCATTGGCACAACCAACGTGGTACTGAAGACTGTGAATCCAACCACAGCAGAAGGTCTTGCCACGGTGTACACGCCAGACTCCACTGCAGTAGTATCAAATACCACGACATAAAAACTTTTTACCAGCTTGATTTTTTCCATAATTAGCTGTACAATACAGATATGGATATTAAATCTTTGCGTGACCGATCTGACCTCAGCTTTGATATCGCTGTTGCCAAGAAGAATGCACTGGAACGAGCAAAATCTCGTCAGATCGTAGCATACAACAATCATCTTTTTCATGCTGACGCCGACACCATTAATATTGTCAGTGTATTAAAACAACAGCACGACAGATTTTTCATACTGGATACCAATGATAATCCTTGCGAGATCACTGATCCACAAGGATTCTTAGATGTCTTGATACAGCGCAATCAAGAAGCACTCAATGAATATCATCAGTTGCACCAGCGATTGAAGAAAAAAATATAAAAATGTCAGTGGGAGCATTAATCTACTGTTTCGATTCGGATCAATTGCAATATCATCGCGTTGCTAATTTTTGCATACGTCAGGTCAAAAGAAATCTAGGGCTGCCTGTCACAGTGGTGACCAATGAGGCCACGAGAAAAAACATACAGGAAGCAGATCGATTAGTACTTGTGGAAAATGCCCGAGGCAATAAGCGTTATTACAAGAACAGACCCATCCCATGGTACAATCTAGAGAGGGCCATGGCCTATGATCATTCTCCGTATGATACCACCATACTTTTGGACGCTGATTATTTTGTCTATACCGGCAACTTATTATCATTCACTAACAGCAAATATGATTTTGTGTTGCATGATCGTGTGCATGATCTCACCAACAGGGGGAGTTTCCTCTATGAGACAAAGAGCATGATACCCTTGGTATGGGCCACAGTGACTATCTTCAAGAAAACTTCCTTCTCCAGGAAAATTTTTGATCTGATACAGCACATACAGCAGCATTATGATTATTTCTGTAACCTGTACAGGATAGAGTTTCGTAATTTTAGGAATGATTACGCCTTTGCAATGGCGTTGCATCAGCTGAACGGATTCACAAAACAGTATTTCATACCATCCGCCATGGCCATGTTGCCCATGGACACGCAAATTTTAAAGATAGACGAGACGGGATTGATATTCAAACACGACAAATATATGAATTTGATCTCGGATCAGGATGTGCATGTGCTTAACAAGGAGATACCTTTCAATGTCTAAGGGTTTTCTCTGGTTCGCCCAGAACAATGACAGCACAGATTATGCCAAACTGAGTGTCGCCCTGGCAAGATCAATCAAGAAAAATTGCAAGATTAATAATGTTTGCGTGATTGTGGACGAGCATACAAAGATACAGAGCGAATATGTGGACTCGGTGATTGTTTTGAAACAGGATCACAGCCAAGATCAATCATTGAAATTTGCCAACGAACACAAAGCATTCAAACTATCACCATTCACCCATACCATAAAATTAGAAGCAGACATGCTGTTCACGCACAATGTCGACTGGTGGTGGAATCATCTGTGTCAGCATGACCTTGTGTTTGCCGTGAACTGTAGGAACTATCAAGACCAGATAATTAAAAAAACTCCTTATAGGAAATTGTTCCATCAAAATAATCTACCAGATGTTTACAACGGACTGACCTATTTTAGGCGCAGTGAAAGAGCCATGCAATTTTTTAAATTGTGCAAAGCCATTACTGATAATTGGACGCAGGTTCAGAATGGGCTATTAATAAATTGCCATGAGCAATATCCCTCAACGGACATTGTGTATTCCCTCGCCTACAGGATCATGGATCCTCTCCAAATGCACTTGATAGATTATCCGTGGTTTAAATTCATACATGGCAAGCCTGAAATAAATGGTGTGGCGAATGCTGTAGATCAATACAATTATCTCAATCCAGTTTTCATGGATGACAGAATGTATGTGGGAGGACGTAGGTTCGACCGCATTTGGCATTACCATGATAAAAAAATGATAGATATTTTTCATGACAGAATTTTTTAAAGCATTAGATAGTTTCAAATCTGCACCGCCCGATAATAATTTCTATATGGAAGTTATCGAAACAGAGATAGTGTGTCTGCGTAGAGAAGCCAACAACAACACTGTGAAAATTACGCAGGAGCAATATAAGTTTCTGTTAGAGAATGGCATCAATAATTTTATCTATGATGGTTCTATAGGAAAGAAACATAAAAAAAGAACTCACAGAATATTTTCCTTGCTGCGTAAAGACGAAAGAGGGTATAATCTTGAACGTAATGATCCCTATTGGCCTATCGAGGTAGTGGAAGGAGGTTACACATGGCGTACACCGTCAGAATAAGTGACCTTGACTTTGTTTTCATCAGCTATCGCGAGCCCAACGCCGACGAGAACTACGCTGACCTGTTGAACATAGTGCCCTGGGCCAAGCGGGTGCATGGCGTTAAAGGATTTGACAACGCACACAAGGCCGCAGCCGAATGTGCAGAAACAGATTTTTTCATCAGCATAGATGGTGACAACAGGATAGATTCTACCTTTCTGTTGCAGACATTGGACTGGAGCAAGACCAATCCCGCTGCCGTGCATCGCTGGAGGGCGAGAAACATAATCAACGGACTAGTGTATGGCAATGGTGGACTGGTCGGATGGCCAAAGAAGACATGCCTAGGCATGAAAACACATGAGAATGCAGTGGATGAGCGATCCAAGATAGATTTCTGCTGGACCGTGCCACACGAGAACCTGCACAATGTTTATTCAACAACACACATCAATCACACACCAGAACAGGCCTTCATAGCAGGATACAGGGAAGGGGTAAAAATGAGCCTAGATCGAGGACAGAAAGTTAATCCCAACGGCTTCATGGAGACAATAGAAACTGTAAATTTGAAAACTTTATTGATATGGATGAGCATCGGACAAGATGTGGACAATGGCAAGTGGGCGATGCTGGGTGCTAGATGTGGTTGCTACATGGCCACATTGGATACCAACTATGACATCACGTTGGTAAGAGATTTAGAATTTATGAGCGACAAGTTTTCTCGCATGATGTATGATATAGAATCTGATATGGCGTCATACGGAAACTCTTTGAGACAGCGCTTGGGGCTGCCTTTGGCGGACCTCGATGCGGCAGAGAGCAAATTCTATAAGTTCTGCCAACAACCACACAGGAACAAGGGAGTGCAAGATCGTGAAAGCAAGTGATTACAAACACAATGCTGATAAGGCACAGAAGAAACTAGATAAAATTAGCCCAAGTTTCTGTCTAGCCAAATGGAATCAGGTGTCACTGCACCTGCCCACGGGACTGACCAATTCCTGCTACCATCCACCACTCCACGAAATAGATAGAGCAGCGTTGGCTCACAATCCTTCTGCTCTGCACAACACCGCACAGAAGATCTCAGAGAGACGAAAGATGATGGAGGGGCAAAGGCCCGAAGGATGTTCCTATTGCTGGAATATTGAAGACACCGGGGAGATGAGTGATCGTCATTATCGTAGTGGAGAACCCTGGGCCATGCAGGATTTCGAAAAGATAACACAGAACCCCTTCAACCCTGCGCACACACCTTCATATGTGGAAGTCAACTTCAACAATGCCTGCAACTTTAAATGCAGCTATTGTTCCCCTCAGTTCAGCACCACGTGGGGCAAAGAGATAGATATCTATGGAGAATATCCAACCGAGCCCGCACACAACGCACCCGAACACTTCATGGGGCGCAGGAAACCAATACCCAACAGAGAAAATAATCCCTACGTGGAGGCGTTCTGGCGCTGGTGGCCGGAACTATACAAGAATTTAAAACATTTCCGCATGACCGGTGGTGAACCCATGATGGACAGCAACACATATCGGGTGTTTGATTACATTATCAATCATCCCAAACCCGATCTACATCTCAATGTGACATCCAACATGTGTCCACCCAGAGACAAATTAAAGGATCAATACTTTGACGCTGTCAAGAGGATGTGCCTGGATGGGAGCATCGAGCACTTCATGCAGTTTGTGTCCGTGGATGCTCATGGATCTCGTGCCAACTACATACGACACGGCATGAATTACAATCAATTGATGGACAATGTGGATGAATTCCTCACACGCATACCTGGCCGTAACAGCGTGAGTTTCATTATAACTTACAACAATCTCAGTGTGACGTCCCTGGACAAATTGCTAATAAATATTCGTCAATTGAGGCAGAAACATTCCACAACCTATCAAAGGATATGGTTTGACATACCTTTGCTGCGCCAGCCGGCGTGGCAGCAGATCACTTTGCTTCCGCAAAGTTATCAGCGGATACATGAGCAAAACATTGAATATATGAGACAGCATCAAGAGAACACAGAACAGGACAACAAAGATTTTGCTGTGTTCAAGGACTTTGAGATACAAAAGATGCTGCGCAATCTCGCTTACTGGCGCAAGCACGCTGAAATAGACAAAGCGCAGAAAAAGAATTTTTACGCATTCTTCTCGGAGCATGATCGTCGACGAGGCACAAGTTTTGAAAACACGTTTCCTGAGATGAAGGAATTTTGGCAGGAGTGTAAAAGTTAAGGGATATCATGAACGAGAACGCAGATCTGGAATATCGTAAACAAATACTGGACTTATTGAGTCCTAGTTTCTGTGGAGCCAAATGGTACAACGCCACCATATGGTTGGGATCCGGCATGACTACCAGTTGCCATCATCCACCTGCACATCAAGTGGATGTGGAGAAATTACGACACAATCCAAGATTGTTGCACAACACTCCTCAGAAGAAACAAGATCGCGCTAAAATGATTGCCGGCGAGAGGCCCGCGGGCTGCGAATACTGCTGGAAGATAGAAGACATGGGCAGAGATGCCGTGAGCGATAGAGTTTACAAAAGCAAAATTTATCCAACGGCAGATCTGGAACGGGCATTCAGCACTCCCATCACAGAGGACGTTAATCTTAAAACACTGGAGATTGCTTTCGACAGGACCTGTAATTTCGCCTGTTCCTATTGCAATCCTGCTTTCAGCACCACGTGGGTGAGAGATATAAAACAACATGGTCCTTATAAAAATTTGATATCAGATGGTAGGAATCATTTCACTCATCCTCATGATGGTGCGCAATTGTACAAAGACACAGAGGAAAATCCCTACGTTGAAGCTTTCTTTAGATGGTGGGAAACAGATCTGCACAAGACCTTGGACGAGCTGAGGATCACAGGTGGAGAGCCCATGATGAGTCCTTCCTTGTGGAGATTGTTGGATTGGTTTGAAACTCAGGGAGAACGTATCAATCCTAAAATGCGATTGGCCATTAACTCTAACCTAGTGCCCAAGGCAGAATTGTTTGCAAAGTTCATAGATAAATGTCGGAAAATAAAAAATCTACACATCTATACGTCCAATGAATCCACGTATGCCCATTCGGATTATATCAGAGACGGCATGGACTATTCTGGCTGGTATGGCAATTTTGCCAATATCATCAATCAGATCAGACCGGCCGGCCTTCACAACATGTGCACCATTAATGCACTGTGTCTTGAATCACTTCCCGAATTCCTAGATGTGATAGTAAGAAATAAATTAGATGCCAAGAGGGTGTATGGGGTCAATGTAAATTTCACCTTGAACATACTGAGATTTCCTAGTTTCCAATCTCCATTGGTGTTGCCGGACTATCTACGTTCAGAGTTTCGAGATAACCTATCCCGATGGTTGGATATCAATATAAAACATTGCGAGTTAATGGAGGTGTCCCACGTGCAGAGATTGATAGATTATCTAGACGTGGTCAAAACGCCTCATTCAGATGCATTCGATTTGCCAAGACTAAGGTCTGACTTCAAAAATTTCTATAAACAATATGATGAGCGAAGAGGCAAAGATTTTGCGAAAACATTCGCAAGGATAGGAGAGTGGTACCGTGGCCTATGAGTACGGGGCTAAAGAGCCCGAGAAACTGAAGATAAAAAACATGACTACTCGTCAAAAAGAGTTGTTGTTGGATAGCGACACATTCTGTATGCTGCCATGGATGCATCTGCACGCCTATCCGGATGGTCGAGCATACCCTTGCTGTTTTGCATTTGATGCCTATCATGTGGGAGATTTGAACAAGCAATCTCTTGCTGAAGTTTTCAATGGTGATAGGATGAAACAGATGCGCTTGAACATGTTGGATAACAAGCCCTGCAAAGAGTGTGGCAAGTGTTATGATCAAGAGAAGGCAGGGTTTTTCAGCCTGAGATTGAGCTCCAACAAACATTTTGGACACAACGTGGGGTTAGTGGACACAACAAAATCTGATGGCAGTGCAGATTTTGTGATCAAATACTGGGACATACGATTCAGCAATCTCTGCAACTTCGCCTGTCGCAGTTGTGGAACATGGTTCAGCTCCAACTGGTATGAAGATCATAAAAAACTTACAGGTTCGCCTCCTCCACATGCAAAAATTTTGAAAGTAGGCAGAACAGCAGATGACTTGTGGGAACAGATGTTGTCCCAATTCGATCATGTTGAACAGTTCTATTTCGCAGGTGGTGAACCTTTGATCATGGAAGAACATTATAGAATACTTAAAGAATTAGATAGAAGAAAGATGTACCATGTGAGACTTGTGTACAATACCAACTTCAGCAAACTGAAATTCAAAGATATGGACGTGTTAGAGCTTTGGAACAAATTTGACACAGTGTCGGTAGGAGCCAGCCTGGACGCCGAGGGAGAAAGGGCAGAATTGATGAGAAAAGGCACAGTGTGGAAAGACATAGTGCAAAATAGAAAAAGGATGTTGGAGATATGTCCCAAAGTGGATTTCTACATCAGTGCTACAGTGGGATTAATAAATGCTCTACATGTTGTTGATTTTCATAGATCATGGATAGATCAAGGACTGATTAGGCCCATGGATTTTAATTTCAACTTGTTGCAATGGCCCAAGTGGCAGAGGATGGACAATCTACCAAAAGAATATAAGGAACAGGTGGACAAAAAATACAAGCAACACATAGAATGGCTCAAAGGCAAGGACCCTCTAACCAGAGCGACCAAGGGTTATCAGAGTGCCCTCAATTGGATGTGGATGAAAGATAACACAAAAAATTTACCGTTGTTCTTTGAACAGACAAGGAAATATGACACTATTAGACAGGAAAATATAGTAGAGGTGTTTAGTGAGTTAAAAGAATTATTTGACGTACATGAAAAGACTTAAACCAAACCAAGGCAATAAAACTTTTTGCATGGCTCCCTGGACCCACACCTATCTATCGCCGCAGACAGAGCGTAGGATCTGTTGCGCCTCGAGGGAGAATGCACAGAGTTTTCGTCAATACATCGACAGGCATGGAGACTTGAAGGATTATCAGCCTCAAACTTTGGACCAACATTGGAACAACGAGCACATGAAAAGTGTAAGGACTAGAATGATGTCCGGTGAGACATTGGCAGAATGTCAGGTGTGCAACGACAAATTACTCAATACCGACGTGTATCGTGACTATTTCAATCATCTGTTCCGCAACAAGATTGACGATGCTTTTGAAAAGACCGACGACACCGGATACACTGAGATGAAGACTGTGAGTTTTGATTATAGATTTAATAATCTTTGTAATTTCAAATGCCGGCAATGCGGTGATATGTTAAGTTCAAGCTGGGAATCAGAACAAAGAAGCCATGATATGTGGTCCCCGGAGAGGCAGCCCTGGATGGCAGCGCCACTGAGACAACAGATCTCATATTTTCAAGACAGCACCGTGGTGTTAGAGTTCATGAATGCAATAGAGGACAAGCGCATGGAGGAGATATATTGGGTTGGTGGAGAGCCCTTGATGTGGGACATACACTGGACAGCAATGGACAGAATCATTCAATTAAAATTCAGCGACAGGGTATACGTAAGATACAACACTAACCTAAGTCGCACACAATTCAAGGGCAAAAAACTTTTCGATCTTCTTGGACATTTCAGAGATTGGCAGGTCTGTGCGTCACTAGATGGCACAGGAGAAATAGGAGAATACATAAGGACCGGACTTGACTATGAAAAATTTCTAGCAAATTTCAAGGAGGGACTATCAGTTGCCCGAAATAAAAGACAGATGCAGTTAGACTTCACGATAACCATGCCCGGAATGCAGGAGATACGTAGCATGTTTGACCTATCGCAGCAATTGAACGCTAAACTATTGACCAAGGTTACCTTTGCTTTTGACTCACAGCAGATTATGTCTCCCATGTGTCTGCCAAAGCCGCTTTTGCATCAACTGATCGATGAAAATTTAGATTACATTAAACCAAGAGCGACTGCTATGCAAAAGAGCTTAGTAGATGTGCTAGAAAACATGAAGACACGTCCAACTTTCTGGGAGGAGTACCCAAAAGCAGAAATAGGTATCCGCTCAGGAAAAAAAAGATGTGAAAAAATTGACACGATACGTGGAACAGATATAAAAAAAATATTGATAGACGAAAGATTATTAGAATGGTGGAAAAATATCTAAAATCTAACTTATGTGTGCTGCCGTGGACTTCCTTGGAAGTTGACGTGAATGGCTCTGCGTCACCTTGTTGCCTATACAAAGGAGAAATAGGTGATTTCAAAGTTTACAAAGACGATCTACATAAAATACAAAATTCAAAATACATGAATGAGTTGAGAGATCAATTCCGCAATGGCGAACGTCCCGCAGGTTGTACCAGTTGTTGGCAGGAAGAGGATGCGGGCAAAATATCAAAGAGAATGAACAGCTATTATAAAATGAAAAATAGTTTGAATGGGTGGACCCCAGAATCAAAACCATCTCTTAAATTTATTGATTTCAAATTGGGCAATATATGCAATCTCAAATGCCGCATATGTGGCAGTTACAGCAGTTCCAAATGGGCCCAGGAAGAATTAGATTATGGCGCGAATCCCGTCGCCAAACAAAACCTAGATTCTGGCCAATGGCCCAAACGTAATCCTGCCTTTTTCGAAGACATCAAACCCGTGTTGAAAGATGTGGAGTACTTTGAATTCACGGGCGGTGAACCCATGATGATAGAAAATCATTTCAAGATATTGGAGCATTGCATTGAAAATGAATATTCAAAAAAGCAATATCTACATTACAACACCAATGGCACCAAGTGTCCACCATTGAAAGTGTTTTGGATGTGGAGCCAATTTAAGAACGTTGAGATAGCATTCAGTATCGACGATACCGAGGCAGCTTTCGAATACCAGAGACATCCAGCAAGCTGGCAAGAGGTGCAAGACAATTTAAAGGAGTACAAAAACTTTGTGGGCAGCAACAACATTGATTTTCAAATATGCTCGACTATAAACATTTTCAACATTCTAAGTTTAGATAGATTATTATATTGGGTGAAAGAATTCAATCCAAAATATTTTCATGTGAATACGCTGTTTGCTCCGGACTGCTTTAACATTCAAACATTGCCCAAGCAGCTCAAAAAAGTTGTGACAGAAAAATACCAACATCTACCTCCCTACAGGTCCATAATCAATTTTATGAACATGTCGGACAGGCATTCTCATGAAATGGACGCGGAAAGGAAAAGAAGGATAAGACGGACAGATGAGTATAGGCAAGAAAAATTTTCTGAAATATTTCCAGCGTTAAATAATTTTTTAAGGATATATGAATAAAATTTTACTGGCAGGTGGATGCAGTTTCACTTTTGGTAACGAATTGAGCGATGATAATGGAAAAAATCCATCCGCAAAATCCTGGTCGGCTCTACTGGCCAAAGAAACAAATGCCAAATATATTTGCGTGGCGAAGCCAGGAATAGGCAACTCTGCAATAGCAAGGAGGATCTTTTCCTATGTTTCATCCAATCCCACCAAGGACGTCTTTGTTACCGCCATGTGGAGTTTCTTATCACGCTATGATTGGGCCATGCCAAGACACCATGTTCTTGAAGGGACTAGATGGGCCTCAATCACGCCATGGGACACTTCCGACAATCAGGCAGAAGTACAAAAAACATTGTGCACCAGTGAGCCCCAATTGGAGGAATGGAAAAGGCGCAGGGAGGACATGAAGAGCACAGGAGTTGGGCCGTTCGCTGATGCCCTTTATCGTCACGCCGCGAACCAATATCACGAAGCATATCTCAGCTGGAAGAGCATCGTGTGGCTGCAGAATATCTTGGAAAAGAAAGATGTGCCCTACATGTTCACTTTGGCTGATAACAGTTTATTTTGGCAAGGGTTTGAGCCATTGCATGCAGTTGATTCTTTGCTGAATGGTCTATATAATGAAATAAATTTTGATAAATGGATTTTTTTTGGAGATAGGCAAATGGGATTCAATCAATGGTCAATAATGAAAGAATATCCTCGGGCCACCACGCATCCGCTTGATTTGGCACACGCTGATGCAGTGGCACTTATACGCAATAAATTTTTAAAATTGTATCAACAATAGGAGAAAATATGTTCAATTGGTTAAAATCTTTAATACAAAGAATAAAATTAGAAAGACAGTACCGCAAACGTTTGAAAGAATTAAGAAAGAAAGATCCCTTCATATACAAGTAAAATGAGAACTCTGGGAATAAATTGCCTGAATCATGACGCAGCCATGGCTGTAATCGATGGAGGCGAGATATTATGGGCCGCGCACTCGGAAAGATATAGCAAAATAAAAAATGATGAATATCTTAACTGGGATATAGTGAACGAGGCCAAGTTGTTTGGGCCATGGGATCGCGTGGTTTATTACGAAAAACCCATATTGAAAAAAACGAGGCAGATTTACGCGGGGCAATGGGCCGAAGTCTTCAATCGAGCCAACATGCCACAAAGTTACCTGCAAAATTTTAACATCAAAATAGATCAATATTGCGGGCATCACGAATCTCATGCGGCGGGAGGCTTCTATACGTCACCTTTTAATGAGGCAATGGTGCTTACGGTTGACGCCATAGGAGAATGGGAAACCACCACGATATGGCAGGCAAGTGACAAAAAATTAGAGAAGTGTTACAGCATGAAGTATCCACATTCGTTGGGAGTGCTTTATTCTGCATTTACCCAGCGTGTTGGATTGAAACCCGCAGAAGAAGAATATATTTTGATGGGAATGTCTGCGTATGGACAACCAAAATATGTTTCTAACATTTACAAAGATCTGTTGCAATGGGACGGAGATTTTATCTTAAAAAAAAATTTGCATAGAGGACTTGGCGATTGGCTGCCGGAAGCGGATTCGATGGACTTGGCGGCAAGCATACAGCAAGTTATGGAGCTGGAATTAGAGAAACTATGGAGAAAGGCACGCAAGCACATATCTGTTGGGCATGCAAGGAATTTGGTTTATGGTGGTGGCGTGGCACTGAATTGTGTGGCGAACACCAAGTTGGCGGATTTGGATCTATTCGATAACATATGGATCATGCCCAATCCCGGAGATGCCGGCAGCTCCATAGGCTGCATCGCGGCCGCTGAACGTAAACACATCAATTGGCGTCATCCTTTCCTTGGGCACCGCATAGAGGGCGAATATCCTGTAGATAGCATTATAAAGGAATTGGAAACCAATCGCATGGTGGGTGTGGCCAACGGCCGGGCAGAGTTTGGTCCAAGGGCGCTTGGTAATAGATCTTTGCTGGCCGATCCCAGAGGCAACGACATAAAGGATTTGGTAAATCAAATCAAAAAAAGACAGGAATTTCGACCATTTGCGCCGGCCATATTGGAGGAGGATCTAAGAGACTATTTTGAGGTTCCTAAGTGCGTTGTAAACACCCCTTATATGCAATTTATAGGCATTTGCAAGCATGGTAAAGACTTTCCTGCCATAATACATCATGACGGCACCAGCCGTGTGCAAACAGTGAATAAAACAGACAATCCGGGCTTTTACCAACTGTTAAAAACATGGAAGGAAAAGACCGGCTGTCCCATGCTGCTGAACACATCTCTCAACATCAAAGGTGAGCCCATTGTGAATGATAGTTTGGATGCAAAACGTTTCGAAACCAAGTATAATGTGAAAGTGCTATGAAAATAGAAGGTAATTTTGAAGTTGGCGGAACCATTGTCAAGCAGGATGATCGCTATGTGGTCAAGGACAATAACCTGTTGAAGAATTTGATCTTGAGCAGCACCAGGCTCAATCCAGGCAAGCAGACCACTGGTCATAGACATGCCGGGCAGGAGGAGGTGTACTTGTTCGTGGAAGGCAATGGTGAAATGCTGTTGGATGATAGGCGCTTTCCAGTGAGCAAGGGAGATATAGTGTTGATAGAAGACGGAGTTTTCCATAGAGTTTACAACACCACTGAATCGGAGCTCTATTTCGTTTGCGTGTTTGATGGCAGGAGGACGATATGAAAATATTTGTTACTGGAGGAGAAGGTTTTATAGGCAGCTGGATTGTGGAAAAATTAAGCAACAATGGACATGAGGTAGGCACTATGGACAATCTTGATACCTATGGAGTGATAAGCGAGAATAAACTTGATCAATTGTGTAGATGGAGGAGACGCAACTGGAAAAAGGTAACGAGATTTTTCGGCAATGTTAATAGTCCAGAATCCTATTATCTTTTGACTCCAAAGAATGCACTCAAGGCGATGCAGGAATCGGAGGTTGTGATACACCTGGCATCTTTTCCCAGGGCCAAAATAGTCAACGAAGATCCGCAGCAAGGTGTCAATAATATTGTGGGCGGTACAACTAACATGCTGAATCTGTGTAAGTGCACCAAAGTTAAAAGATTTGTTTTTGTGTCCTCCAGCATGATCTATGGAAATTTCAAAGATGGCACTAAAGAGGACATGCCTGCCAGCCCAATTAATGTTTATGGGCAAGCAAAACTTGCTGCAGAAAAAATGACTGAATTATTTGGCAGGGTACATGGACTGGAATACGTCATCGTGCGGCCCAGTGGAGTGTATGGGCCAGGAGATATTCCAGATAGAGTCTTGAGCAAGTTTTTTGACGCCGCCATGCGAGGTAAAGATATTGTGGTCCATGATAAGCGCAACAAAGTTGACTTCACATATGTGGAGGACGCGGCCGATGGCATCATCAGTTGTGCCCTTGGTAAACAAGCCGCGAATAAAATATTCAATATCACTGCCGGCGGTGCGACCAGTTTGGGAGAAGCGGCAGAGAAGATTATTAAATTGACCGGCAGCAGCAGCAAAATAAAAGACACAGGCCAGAATAGTCTGTATCCTGAAAGAGGCACACTTGATATATCTTCGGCCGTGAAATTACTGAAATACAAACCCAAACACAGTTTTGAACAGGGAATAAAAAAATATTATGAATGGTTACAAGATAAAATTTAATGGTCTTGAACGTATCTATGATCGTTACAAGCAGGAACTGGATGAACAAGCTCGGAAGTCCTGGCAGTCAGGACAGGCAATCCTGGGCGAGCAGACTGAAAAACTGCAACACAACATAGCCAAAAAATACGGAAGGCGATACGCGGTTGCGGTTGGCAGCGCGACAGATGGAGTGTATTTTGCCCTAAGGTCATCTGGCATCGGCCGGGGAAATAAAGTTTTTTGCCCGGTGCTCAGCTATGTGGCCACCTCAGGAGCTATACGCAGGGCTGGCAGCGAGATCAGATTTATCGACACAGACGGCTACGGCAACATAGGAAATTTTCCTTTTGGAGAGAGACCAGATGCCTTGGTGTATGTCAATCTGTATGGCAACACGGCAGATTATGACAGAATAAAATCATTCTGCCAGGAGAATAAAGTTGTATTGATAGAGGATGCCGCACAATCTCAAGGGGCGTATTATAGAGACATTCCCTCCGGAGCCATGGGAGACGTCAGCGTGTTCTCGTTCGATCCCATGAAGAACATGCCCAGCTTCGGTTCTGGTGGCATGGTGCTCACAGATGACGAGCTGGTGTGCAGGCGGGTGATGTCTCTCAGGAGACATGCCGTCAAGAGCGACGACTTCGATCATGGATACAACAGCGTAATATCAGAAGATCATGCCGGACAGCTCAACGTTTTGTTGTATCACTATGATGAGCTGCAGATGGATCGTGAGCGCGTTGCACTCAGATATTATTCTAACCTGCCGAAAAGTATTTTCATACGCGGAGATGGAAAAAATAAAAGTAGCTACCATAAATTGGTCATGCTGTCCGAGCACAGGAATGAGCTTAAAGAACATCTTGAACAGCAGGGCATAGAAACAAAAATACATTACGCGGAAATACTGGACCCTGCCAATTTGGGTTTTTACCCTGTGGCAGAAAATATATGCAGAGGTGCCCTTAGCATGCCAATATATCCGTTTCTAAGCGATGACGAAATAGATTACATATGCGATAAGATCGAGGATTTTTATGGCGTTTGATTGTATTTGTGTTGATTTTCAAAACGCCACGGAAAATTTAAAAATCATCAAAGATCGCATGCCCCAGGCAAGGGTGATACCTTTTGTCAACAGCTACATGGAAATTTTGCGATCCATGGTCAGAGACTCAAGGACCTCACAGGTATGGATGCTGTCAACTCTTGTGGACTACAGCACATTTGATTTTGATTACATTCCAGAACAACACCAAGACAGACAGCTACATGTGTGGGCCAGCGCGGGGCAGAAGGAAGGGGACACGCTATTAATACCACGGGATGATTTTTTAAAACAGGAAGTACATTTGAAATTTCTAAGAGATTACACCGACATCAATTACCATGACTCTGCTCTGTGCTACTCGGCATGGCCTACGAGGCAGTTCAAGTTCGATGACTTGATTGAACAGGTGCGGGTGCAGAAAGAGCTGTATGTGAATTATTATTACAGAGATCCTGTTCAGCATGTGCCTTCATTTTGGGAGGACATCAAGTTATATTGTTTGAACAGCAATAGATTAAATCTTTTGGTTCCAAGATTCTTCGTAAGGGAAGAATTACATGAATACTCACCAAAGCTATTGTCAAACGAGGCATCTGGTGGTCTGTATTTTGATATCGTGTTCATACATAACAATGAACCTCAACACAGAGAAAATTATGAAGCCCTGCTGTCAGCCACCAAAGGAAAACCAAACGCTGTGAAGATAGTGGCAGGAGTTTCCGGTAGGAACCAGGCCTATCGCGCTGCGGCCAATATCAGCGACACCGAGTATTTCTATGCGGTGTTCGCCAAGATAAGAACAAATCCTAATTTTGGGTTTGATTTCACGCCTGACACCCTTAAATCTCCTAGGCATTACATATTCGACTGCTACAACCCTGTCATAGATTACACGTATGGACATCAGGCCATAATACTATACAACAAGAAAATGGTTTTGCAAAACCCAGGCACGGGACTAGATTTCACACTATCTCAAAAGCATGATCATGTGAAGTTATTAAGTGCTGAAACCACCTTTCATCTTGATCCGCAAGTGGCATACAGGACTGCATTCAGAGAAGTGGTGAAACTGCTTTACGCCCAAAAGATGCAGCCCACAGTGGAAGGCAATCATATTTTACTTAAATGGTACACAGAGTCTGACAAGCATAACTCAAGTTATGTGCGTGCTGCCTATGAAGATGCCGTGTCTTTTGTGAAACAATACGCGGGTGATTTTGAAAAGTTATTACAAAGTTATGAGTGGGAATATGTTGATAGTCTATATCAGCAACGATACAATTAATCTTTAAAAGTTTTATCTAACAGGTTGTTTGTTTTGGATTCGATATCGTGTTTTAATTTAGGGATATCGAATTTCAATTCCACATGCTTGATGTTAGGATAGTTATTGTTGATAAATTTTTTCACTGTCTGGGCTACTTGTATCTCAGTTTTCTTTGCGGCCAATTCTTTTTCTACATCATAATGTATTGTCACATGATTTTTCAAAGTTATGTCGCACCATCTCACGTATCCTATTGGCATGTTGCTGTACGAAATGCCTTCTAGCACCTCAGGCCATTCTTTGACAAACTCAGATGTCAACTGCACCCAGGTCTGTTTAGCTCTTGGCAGCTTGCTGGCCATTGTTGCTATTTTTTTTTGTTCTTTGATTTTGGCTTGTCCTCTGCCACAGATAGGTCTTTTAGTGAAACTTTCATATCATCTGCCAGCAGCTGATTTAATTTGTCCAAAGGTATTCTGCCATTCTTATCTGGCCCATACGTGACTATCACGTCCTTGGTAGGCATCTTCTTAATGTAATTTTCTTCATGTAAGAAAGACAGCATATTGATATCTCCCGGAAAGTTGCACTTGGCCAGGTATGTGCCTAGGTCAAATGCGGCCTGTCCGTCAGAACTTTCAAGGCTGCGCATCAAAGCGTCTCTGTAGTTTAAGTTTAAAAAGTTTGGACCAATCACTAAACAGTTTTCTGGTTCTTTTGGAACCATTTTAAAGACTATGACCACCGGCGCATTGTCAGCAGCCAACACTCCTAGGTGTTTGAAATATCTCTTAGGCTGACTGTTGGCCTGTCCAACTCCGGTGGCGTCCATGACCAATCTATCATAAAGATTTAGCATTTTTTACCTTCCAGCAGGAACTGGATTTTCTGTTTTCTTCGCAGCTTCCTCGGGCTTAGGTTCTGGTGCCACCTTGGCCAGGAATGCCTGTAGTTTGTTATAGATCAATCCCACGGTGGCCATCTCATTGGCTCTGAATGCACCTCTCGTGGATGCTACGTCCATTACAAGTGCAATATTCCGCAAATCACCGATGTTGAGATCGGTAGCAGGCTGACCCATTGCAGGTTGCTGTGCCGTTGGTGCGGTCTGAGCCTGAGCAGTCGCTTTTGGCGCTGAAGATTCAGTTTCTTTTTTTGTTTTTTTTGTTGCCATTTTTTCTCCTAATTGCAATTAGAATACAATTGTAACAAAATTAGTTAGCGAGGTCAATGCTTAAATCACAGCATTCTGAGCCATGCCGCTGAGTATGAATAGTGTGAGGTCGCTGTGTTCCTCGAAGCCCACGGTGGTCAATATCTGCACTTGGTCATTTTGGTATTTGACATCATTTACCATGGCAAACCTGCCTGCGCAATTGGCATAGATCCAGCGCGCAGTCTTGTGCATCTGGTGATCTGTTTGACTTGGTAAAGATATCGATTTGAAATGTGGTGGTATCCGATCTAGTTTTCTTGTGTGGAAATTTTTGGCATTAATCCTCATAATTCACCGTCAATCCAAATGGTGCTTGTATATTTCTTTCCAGGCTGTTGTTGATCAGGAATATGGTGTCGCAATAGTCCTTGTCGCCCCAACTGTCGTAGGGCCAACCGTCTGTGAACATGATGAATTTCTTGGGCTCGATGCCCTCCTCCTTCATGTAATCCCAGTTGCACATGAAGTCAGTTCCGCCACCAGACCCCAGCTTGTAGTCCTTTAGTTCATCCTGGTTGTCGGGCGTGTAGATCACCGGATTGAATACCTTGGTGTCAAAGGACCAAAGATGTATGCGGAAGTCCTTGTACTGGTCCATAATGCCCTGCACCTCACTGAGGAATTCTCTGCACTGGTCATCGTCAATGGATCCCGATGCGTCGATCGCCAGGCAGATGTCAATTTTGTCTGTGTTGATCATGCCGGGCAGTATTGCGTCCATGTGCCAGCTCCTCCTGCTGGGTTTCATGAATGTGTAGTCGCTCTTCATTGTGCTCAATATCTGCTGTTGTATGATCTCTCTCCAGTTCATTTTCGGCTCAGTAAGCTGAGCCACCAATCTCTGTATGCTGCCGGGCAGGTTACCTGCTCCCGAGCTCTGTGCCGCGCTCAGCATGGCCTCCTTGATCTCGTCCTTGATCTTTTTCAGTTCCTCCTTGGTATAGACCGGCTGGCCTTGCTTGTTGGCACCACTGCCTTCACCTTGCTTATCCTTGCCATCACCTTGGCCATTTCCGTCCTTGTTCATTTGCAGGTGTTGATCAATCAATTCACCCAGTTTGTTCAAATTTATCTTATGCTTTTTCACATTCTTGTACAGCTCGTCATAGATCTTTTCTGCCGCCCAATCCTTGTATTTGTCATCCTGGAAACCTTTGTTTTCGCCCTTCTTGCCCTTGGGCATGTCGCCGATCTTGTAATCCACTAGTATCTGATTCACCGCATAGTCGCAGGCGATGTTCCAAATCTGTGGATCTCTGTCGCCAACACGCAGCAACATGTGCTCGAACACATTGTGCAGTACCTCATGCCCAAACAGGAATTCAGTTTCTCTAGCGGAAAGGCTGTCTATGAATTTGATGTTATAGAAGAAGTGCCTGCCGTCTGTGGCAGCGGTGTCACACCACTTGTCAGCGTTCACGATCTTGAGCCTGGTGGCCAGGTTGCCGAAGAATGGATGCTTCAATAACAATGCTATCCTGGCGGTGACCAGCTTGTCTATGATCTTTTGATCTGTGGCGAACATCACTTTGACTCCATGGCAGTTATTACGTACTTGCCAAATTTTTTGTGGAATCTGTCGAATGATTTAAGTTTGCTGGGATCGAATGGCAGCTTGTAGTTGGTCAGCGCTATCTTGGCTCCCATGACCACTAGTTCGGTCTCAAAATTGTCCATCATGTAGTCGAAGAAACGATCTGCCTTGTCATTCCAGTTCCTCTCCTTGTTGATGTGTGACTGTTGCAATTCGTAGCACAGGCTAACGGTGAGCGAATACATCGCTGATATCTCCTTGGCCTTAAGGTCCTTGACCTTGCCGCTCAGTATGTCGGATGGGTTAGGTAGTTGGCCGCTAATTTTACGATGGTTCATAAACTTAACGGCCAGTCCCTCTCCTACTGCGCCCGCCACGAGGTCAGTGAGCGTACTTTCAGGCAGGCTGTCCGATAGAAGTTGGCTTACGAAACTCCATGATCTAGGAGTCGCGAAAGAGCGTGATGATCCCTTGGGATCAAAATCATATAAATCTTGTTTGGCGAATGTGACATAGCCCACCACGTCAGGGTGTATGTGGTGCATGGTAGCCCACTGCATCCAGTCATCATAGTCCACTCGCAGTTCGATGTGTACGAACCTGTTGGCGAGCGGCGCTGGCATCCTGTAGGTCACTCCCTTGTCTGCGTCTCTGTTGCCCGCGGCCACAATGGCCACGCCCGCTGGCAGGTGATACTGCCCCACTCTGCGGTTGAGAATCAGCTGATATGCTGCCGCCTGCACAGCAGGCGCAGCGGAATTGAGTTCATCTAGGAATATAATATCGGTGGATTCGGGATTGGTTGGCAGCTCAGCTGGAGGAGCCCATACCATGTTGTTTTCCTTGGCATTGTAATAGGGGATACCTTTGATGTCAGTGGGTTCCCACAGAGGCAATCTTATGTCTATCACCTGTCTATCTTGGTCTTGTGCCACCTGTTTCACGATATCAGATTTACCAATACCGGGAGCACCCCACATCATTAGTGGTCTCTTTAATTGTATGCAGTGCGATAATGCTGCCTTCGCCTCATTTGGAGTAACGGTTCTGTTTTGAGAGCCAACCGCTGTGCTCTTTTCCTTTTTGCTCACCATTTTTAGACCTCTCTACAATTTGTTTATACTACCATTATAGCATAAAACCGTATAAGGTCAAGTTGATTTAACCAATTGATATTATTGGCTTTTTTGCTCATCCGCCTTGCTCATGGCGCGGGCAAGCCCATATTTGGTCACGTCACCGGCAAACATCATCAACTGAAGTGCCATTCTTTCCATTGTGACAGTGATCTGTTTCTTGTCCACATGATATGGGCAGTCCACAAATTCGTCCAACCATAGGAAGGTCTGTGGCGTGAAGATGATCTTGTCTGGGAACTTGATTGTGTAGATTTTGATCTCTAATTTTTTTACAATGTCAAGCCCCTGCTTGGTCAGTCGCAACGACCTAGCCTGATAGCTTTCTCTCACGTTCTGCCACCAAGTGTAATAACAGCTCTTGACAGTTTCCTCATGGTCGGGCTGATTCAGCAGTTGCATGAAGGTGCGAGTATAGGCGGTCTTGACGTCCATACTGTTAATTATCGCTTGAATTTTTCGCCGGACTTTAATAGGTACACGCCAAACTTGTCAGTCTTGTGCATGGTGTTGAGTTTCTTGGCCAGGTTCTCCGCATGTCCCGGGTTGGAAAAAGAAACTTTCTTGTACTTGGGACCTGGGTAATTGGAAACCAAGCTGGCACTTTTAAGATTGATGGGTTTACCATCGTAAAATACCGCCCAGATTCCTTCCGCAGCGAGAACTTCTTCTTGCTTGTAGGTCTCTTTATTGCTGATAGTCAACAGCACTGTGGGTTTTGGTCTTGACATAATCTATCAAGGTATTTACCAATTTTTACCAGATAGATTATTTGCTGAACTTGCCGCCGTCCATTTCTATGTTGATCGTTTGAGCCTGCTGTGCTGTTTTCAATGCCTCGATCATATCTTCCTGCACAGACACTATTCTCATCATGGTTTGGCTCAAACTAGATGCCAAACGGTCGGCGTCTTGCATGGTCAAAACAATACTTTTTTCCTGCTTGTTTTTGGCAGTGCGTACTCTGGCTATGAAGTCTTCAATGGGCTGAGTTTGCAGCTTGCTCTTTGATTGCGTCATTTAATACCTGTTGCATTTCTATTTTGGTTTTGATAGGCCCTTTGTATGCATATCTCTGTAGTGTAATTACCTTGGGACAGTAGGCTTTCCTCCAACCTTTGGGGAAGCTGATGATATAATAGCCTGCACAAAACAAGCTGCGGCTTTTGGGTGTTTTGGTGTAAACGGGCAGTTGCTTTTGCACGTCAAACATGGAATTGTAAGGCTGTTGTGAGCAAGTATAGCCATGCACCTGAAATTCCGTTTCGATGTGTGGCGCTTTATTTTCTGGCACTGTGATATCTGTGGCAAATATGCCTGAGCCAAATCGTGCGTACAGGCTTTCCTGTGTGGGATATTCCTGTCTTTGATCTTTCTTGCCCAGGAAGATCCAACCATTGTCGTCTTTTCTTTGCAGTGTGCCCAATTTCTGGCCATTCTCTTCTATGATCCAAAATTTATCTTTTACTAATATCTTTGCTCGCATGGTCATGCCAACCTCGCATTGAACGGTTCCACATACAACTGTGCCTGTTCCGTGATCTTCTGCAGGTCATATTTGGCACAGAATCTCATGAATCTTATACCCACTTGTGATATCTGTTTGTTTTCTGCTTTGGCCTGGACAATTGTTTGATCCAGTTCTTGTATTATGGCTTCGGGTTGTGCATGCAAGTCAACCAGCAATCTGTTGCGCTCGTAATCATCTATCACTCTGTGTTCAACCCCCTCAGGATCCATCCATTTGCTCAGCATGAGATTGTTCCAGGCATAACCTTTGTTGAGCCTATCCTCAAATGCTTCCAACAATCCCACTTTGTTTTTAGTGCCTTTTTTGCGCACTCCCGGGAAAGCTGAAAATATGTTGTCAGATGGATCGCCTCGCATGGCCTTTTCGAATATCGTCCATTCTGCACTCTCTGTTTTCTTGTGCTGTTTGGTTTTATTGTCGATCACAGGATTGCCTTTTTTATCAAAATAGCCCGCCACTGTGATGGTCTCTTCAGTGACACCATTGTACTGTCGAACATTTGGAGCTATCAGCTGATTGAGATCTTTGTCTGTGCTTATGATAACATGCTGTTGATCAGGATGCAGATCAATCCAACGAGCTATGAGATCGTCTGCCTCACATCTGCCATTTTGTAGCACCGTGACGTTGGTCTTGGTTCTTACGAAATCCACGAAATCATCATAGCACTCCCAGAACAGTTTGTTCTCTTCCTGCTCTGCCGCCGTCATTGCCTGCACTGTTTCTGCTCGATTCCTCTTATAGGGAGCATAGTGGTCTTTCCTCCAGCTGCGTCCCTCCAAACAGAATATTACGTGGGTGCCGTCAAAATCATTCCAGGCTTTCTTGATGGAATTTAGGGTGATGTGTATGGCCATGCCGATCTTTTCAGAAGCATCGCCACGTATCACGTGCCTTGCTCGGAAAAAAGTGTTAGCGGTATCTACCAGTATGTGGGTCATACCTATGATACCTCAGTCTTGCCGTCATCTCTTCTATTGATTTGAACATAACCTGCACCTGTTACATCCACACCTTGCTCGTTGCCGATGGTCCGGCAAAGGCTCTGAAACCAACGATCCACTATTTCCTCTTCAGATGCACCTTTGTAGCCATTCTGTTTCAACATATTCACAAACTCATTATTCCAATCCAATTCAAAGAATCCATTTCTTGGATTTTCTGGATTCACATTCACTTGCAGAACCTTGACCATGGGCTCTTCGCTCTTTTCAACTTTTGTATTTTTTGTTTTTTTAACTTTCATATCCTTATTTTACAACTGTTTTTGGAAAAAATCAATTGTTTTCCAATCCAAATTTACCAAATTACGTTCCCCAAGCATTCTTGAACAATGGCACCTGTAATCTATCGCTGTATCTGTAGCCCATTTTCATTGCCAGCTCTGCAACTGTCCTGTTGTTCATGTGATACACGCTCTCCACACCACCCACGGGCATGAGATAAACGGAACCTCGGAATCCCGCTTTATTATATTCCTTTACGACCTCTATGGCTTCATAGGCATCATTGATGTCAACGATCACAAATTTCAAGTACACATGTCCCACTTCACCATACTCCGCTACCACATCGGGCACAATGGCATCTTCTCGCTTCTCGCCGCTCACGCTCAATTTTGCGCTCACAGAGAAAGTGATGCTATCTTTGTTCCTACCATGCCTGTGACTCCACTGTGAAAGATATCGTTTGAAATCTTGATGAAGTCTCTGTGTGCCATTGGTCTCGAAAGTGATCTCTCTGAGGTCCTGCATCTTGCCGTGCTCCAGTAAATCAGGATATGCTCTCTGCCAGCCCAGCAATGGCTCGCCGCCCGTGAATATGAAATGCTCATCGACCCATCGCTTGTGTGGCAATATCTCCATGGTCCTCTCCACTATGGCGTCTGACGTCAGCATGGGAGACAGGTCCTTGAATCTAGGATCCCAGGAGGCATAGCTGTCACAGCCTGTGCTGACCAAAGGCAATTCTCGATAATCTTTGAATGGGAATTTTTTATGTTGCTCGTACACCTTGTCATTTTCATCGCTCCTGACCCCTTTGGGTAGGCCGAACCCGGCACAGGTGAAGTTGCAGCCAAATGTTCGCAGGAATACCGAAGGCACGCCCATGTAGCGCCCCTCTCCCTGTATGCTGTAAAATAGTTCAGCTACTTTTATCTTGCTCATGCAATGCCTCGACCGCTTCTAATATCTCTTCCACAGTGTATTTTCCCATTCTCTTTTTTTTAATTTCTGGGTCCTCATCTAAAGTGTACACTTCGTATTCGTTTTCGTCAATCTTGCTGTTCATATATGAATTTTTTATTGCAATATCCGCAAATGACTTCGTTACTATTGCCTATTGTGTAAAATACAGTGGGGTGTCCACCCCAGTCGTCATCTCCAAAACATTTGATGTCTCTGGTGTTGACGACCTCGACAGCCTGTTCAGCCATCATCTTTTATCTTTTTTATCAAGCCTCACCACATTGCCGCTGCGGAAATGGCCCACTGTCTCTCTTTGAATGTCATCATGATTGAACTCTGCCCAGTACAGTTCAAAGGCCACGCCGTCCTCTATTCCCTCGAAGAGATGGAAGTAGCCTGGCTTGACCTTGGTGAAATCGCCGGGTCCCAATATCGTCTCGTCGATGAGGTCCTGCTGGTCTCTCTGCCAGACCTTGATCTTCATCCGGCCTGACACCACGTAGAATCCGTTCCACTTGTGTTTGTGCTGGTGTTTGCTGCACACTCCTCCCGCCCTGAAGTCGATGCGGTGGAATTCCAGCACGCCATTGGCGTGTATCAGTTCGGTCTGTCCCCAGATCTTGCCGGCCTTATTTGACATATCCACACATTTTAATTGTATTTAGATGATTTGTCAAGGCAGGTGCTGGTAATGGCACCTGCCTCATGATCTATCCAACCAGTTTCCTCTGCAGCTTGTTCTGCAGATACATCAGCAACACTCCATACGCGGGCAAAAAGATTATGAATCCCACAATGATTTTGACCAAGGTGTTGTTGAAGGCCACCGCATGCACCCACGGCTGCGGATAGAACGCAGTGTAGAAGAATGTGTAGGTGTCAATGATGTTGGCCGCCACAGTGCTGAGGGCCGGAGCCAGCCACCAGTTGCTGGTCCACTTCTCACGTATGTACTGCATCACGTAAACGTCCAGCATGGTGCCCACTGCATATGCGGTGCCGGATGCCACGCCCACTCTGATTGCGTGTGGGTCCTTCAATATAAGAAGCACAGCCACCGACGCCACTATGGCGGGCAGCATGGCCATGGCCACCACCGCCCTGGCGGTGTGCTTGCCCACCAACCGCACGGTGAGATCGCTTGCGACCACCACCAGCGGGAACGTGAAGGCCGCAGCTGCCAATGGGAAGCTGGTCTGCCAGCCCAGTATGTTGATCTTTTCTGCAAAGAGATTGAAGCGTATGGTCACAAGATAATTGCTAATAGCAATGATCACTGTGTGGAATATCACCAAATTCCGCAACAGGCCACGGTCAACATCTTTCAACAGATTGTTTAGATAGTTTGTCATGTTTCTCCTTTTTAGGTTTGCCATTCCTCCCATGGAAAGACCACCCACTGCGGCTGTAGACTTTTGTCAATCTCGTAGCCCTGGTAGTCCATTTTGACAGGCGATGGTTTGTTATTGACCACAGCAGCAAAACGCACACGCTCAGGTTTTCCAAAGTTGTCCACGATGTATTGGAACGTGGCTCCGGTGTCGTTGATGTCGTCAATGATCAAAATCTTTTTCTGAAATGCGTATTCTTTTTCCAGCACAGAGAGGTTGGGCTTGACTGCATGATCCCTCAGTCGCACGTCCAGCACTGCGTGCTCCTTTTTCAATCTATGTGATAGGTACACTCCTGGCACGCAGCCACCTCTGTTGATGCCCAGTATAATGCTAGGCATCCACATGGAATGCACCAGCTGATCCTCAATTTGAGTCAGTGCCTGGCGCATCTGCAGTGTGGTAAAATAAGTTTTTTGCACAGTATCAACCGCTGTCATTTTAATAGTAATCCTGCCACGTAGATGGCTGTTAATCCTGCATTAAGTGCTATTAGACTGCGTTCTTGCCACAGTATGCCCACTAGCACCCATATGCCATTGGCCACGCAAAATAGATACACATATACCGGAAACACGTTGAAGGCTGCCAGCGTGGCGGCGCACAACAGAACCACTGTTCCGATCCAGGCCAGCGATTGGTAAGGTTTGGTTGGTAATTTACTTGCCATCGTAGACCCTGTTGATCACGTTGTTGACCCTCACGAAGTGAGCGCACTTCGGCATGTCCTTGATACGTCTAGCTCCGATGTAGGTGCAGGTGCTTCTCACACCACCCAATATCTGTTCCACTGTGTCCTTCACAGGACCTCGGTCATCCAGCAGCACTGTCTTTCCCTCTGTGCCTCTGTAGCCGTCCTTGCGCATGCCATACCTCTCAAAGGCCGACTCGGAACTCATGCCATAAAAAACTCTCTTGCCATCACGCAGCTCCAATTCTGATTCTTCATGTGCCGCCAGCATGCCTCCCAGCATCACGAAGTGTGCGCCGGCAGCCAGCGCCTTTGACACGTCTCCGGACTGGGTGCAACCTCCATCGGCTATGATGTGCCCGCCAACTCCATTGGCAGCGTCAGCACACTCCACGATAGCGGAGAACTGCGGCACTCCCACCCCGGTCTGAGTCCTGGTGGTGCACACGGATCCAGGCCCTATGCCGATCTTGACCACGTCTGCGCCGTTTATTATCAGTTCCTCTGTCATCTCAGGCGACACGACGTTGCCCGCTATCAGCACCTTGTCTGGGTATTCGGATCTTATCCTCTTCACAAAGTCCACGAACTGTTCGTGGTATGCGTTGGCCACGTCTATCGTTATGGTTGGTATGTCCGGGAATGCCCGCATGACCTGTTTCAGTGTCTGGTAGTCCTGCGTGTTCTCGTCCCATATGGCTCCCGTTCCCACGCACGCAGACACATATTTGAATTTTATGCCTGTGCCCGCGGTCTGCTTCCATTGGTCTATAGTGTAGTGCTTGCGTATCACCGTCAGCATCTTGTAATCCTGTAGCACGCGTGCCATGGAAAAAGTGCCAACTCCATCCATGTTGCTGGCCATTATTGGTGTGTATGAAAGTTGTTTGCGGCTGTTCCTGAATGTGAAGTCTCTCGTCATGTCCACGTCTCTGCGAGAGTTAAGCGTGGATCTCTTGGGTTTGAGCAACACGTCGGAATAATCCAGATGCAGGGTGTGATCAATTCGCATCCATTTCTCCTTCTCTGGTCTTGCACATGTTCAATATGTTGTGGTAGTGATCCCATGCCTGCTTCAAAGCCGGATACTTCTGTCTAAGCTCTTCATCTTTTGAGGTGTAGAACATGTCTCCCCAATCCATCTGCACGTTGGCCGCCGTGGCCACTGTGCCCACGTTGATGTCTGTGTTGTACAACGTTTCATCCAGCGCAAAGGTTTCGCTGGCGTCCAGCTCAGGGAAAAGTGATGCAGAAGTCATTGCTGTAAGTTTTTTATCCATTTGGCCCACACTGTGCTTCCTGCAGTTGTATGTTGTGCATAAATTCACTCTTCAATGCCGGGTCCGTCTTCAATAACCCCTTCAGCACCGTGGTCTGCGTGCTGGAATCACCGCTTCTTATCCCTCGGTTCTCGCAGCAGCCGTGTCTGGCCCTGATGTAGACACCCACTGCCGGGCTTTCCGTGAGCTGTGCTATCTTGTATGCTATCTTCTCTGTGAGCTCTTCCTGCAGATGTCCTCTCGCGGCCTGGTGCTGCGCTATCCTGGTGTACTTGCTGAGTCCGATCAGACGCTTGCCCGGGAGACATCCGATGTAGCACACGCCCGTCATGGGCTGATGGTGATGCGAGCACATGCTCTTGATGTCGGACCTGATCACTATCAGCTGATCGTATCTGCCATCTTCGTTGGGAAATGTCGTGACTTCTGGTGGAGGGTTGTATCTCCCTCCCATGATCTCCGTTATGTACATCTTGGCCAGCCTGCGGCCTGTGCCAACGCTGTTGGGATCATTGGTCCTGTCTATGACCAAGCTGTCCAGCACAGCGTCGAATTTCGTGGTCAGCTCGTCAATCAGTTTTTCTCTCTCCCCATTTTCAATATATCTGCTGATGTTGTCCGCCGCGAAGAACCTCTCACCTGACTTCACTATCCTTTCGCGTATCTGCTGGCTGATCGGCTTGTTTTTGTCAGTCCAAGTGTCCATCAAACCCCCTGACATGATATCTTTACGTGTGTCTGACATCAGTTAAATTCTTTTTGGTTAATCTTGTTATACCATTTTACAGCAGTGGCCACGATGTTGTCAATAGAACTGTGTGATGGCCGCCAGCCAAGTTCTGTGTTCGCGCGTGTGTTGTCGGCCACCAGCACAGGTGGATCGCCCGCCCTGCGCGGCATTTCCATTATCTTGATGTGCCCCACGTATTTTTTTATGGTCTCCAACAGTTGCCTGTTGCTTGTGCTGATGCCGGAGCCCAGGTTATAAGTCTCACAGATCACATCACCAGACGCTCGCTGCAGTGCCAGCACGTGCGCCACCGCGAGATCGGTCACGTGGACATAGTCTCTCACACAGGTCCCATCCGCTGTGTCAAAATCAGTGCCAAACAGCTTGAATTCTCGATCTCTATGTGCTGCATCTATGGCCAATGGTATGATATGCGTCTCGTCCTCGCGCAGTTCACCGATCTCGCTGTCAGCGTCCGCTCCCGCGGCGTTGAAATAGCGCAGGCTGACGCTGCTCAGTCCATAGGCCACATGATAGTCCTTCAATACATTTTCAATCATCAACTTGCTCCTGCCATACGGGTTGATTGGATGCAGGTTGATGTCATCATCCCTGGCCACTCCGTTGGCGGGAATGCCATACACTGCAGCGCTTGAAGAGAAGACCACCTTGTTGATGCCTAGATCTCTCAACTTGTCCAACAACTGCACAGTCATTATCACGTTGTTCTTGTAATATTTAGATGGATCTCTCACAGACTCTCCCACCTGGGTGTGCGCGGCGAAATGTATACAGGAGTCTATGTTGTATCTGTTGATGATTTCCTGCAGGAAGTCAGTGTCTCTGGGCAGATGGCATTCAAATGCCGGTCCAAACTGCGTGGCCCAGGGTTTGGTCTTGATGTCTCTGTCAACCACGACCGGAGTGAACCCATTCTTGGTCAGCTCCTTGGCGGTGTGAGAACCGATGTAGCCGGCCCCTCCCACTACCAGCACCGACTTGCTGATGCCTTTAGTACTTGGCTTCGGGCGCATACGTCCTGTAGTCGCTTCCATCTCTCCTCCATTGCTCTCCCTTGCCTGTAATGATGTCGATCATTCTGTCCACCGTGCCGTCGGTCCAATCCGATATCTTGCCCATGTTTGGCGATGGTGCCTGCAACAACACTTTCAATTTTTGCATGGCGTCTCTGCTGCTCCATGGCACGTACATCCTGCTGTCGTCATTGGCGAATGTTTCTGGGAATGACCTATATGCCGGAAAAAGAACATTGCAGCCCAGTGTGTCAGCTTCGGACACTGTGTTTGACACCCAGTCCTGCAGTGCGCAGTTGAACAGCACTCTGGTGTCATTCAACAGTTCATAGTAGTCATTTTTTTTCAAGTGTTCGTAAATTTTAATTTTGCCAGACTTCTCCAAGTGCCTTGCGCGATGAACATAGTTTATGTTGTTGGATCGCAATGGTCCGCCACAGTAAACGGCGAACTCCGTGGCAGGCAATGACTCGTCGGCAAGCCATTGCTCGATTAGATCCATGAAAAACCCTGGCTGCTTTTCCTGATCCCATCTGGCGGCGTAGCCAACTCTCATTGTTCTTTGATCAAATGGTCTGATGGTCTTGATTCTCTCCAGCACTTCCTGTTTGCCATAACTCAGACCGGAAATGTTGTAGATGGGAGCGCGCCAGTTGGCTATTCTCATATGTGCCACCATCTCCTCGTTCGTGGCAAGTATATGCACGTTGGGTATCTCGTTGCACATCTGTTCATACAGGCTCATCCATCGGCTCATGCGCCAGACATGCACGAAGTCATCTGGATCTATGGACTGTGCCAGGCACCTTAGATATATCCTCGGCCTGTACTTCTCTGGCGACTGTTGTATGATGTAGGGCAGCGATTCCATGCCCGGTTGGAACATGTCCTCAAAAAATATCACGTCATCAGAAGTAACTTCTCCAGATTTCATCATGCGAACCAAATTCATCATCTGGCTCATGCCGAAATAGCTCCTGCCGTGTGCGTCCAGCACCTGTCCAGTCACTATGGCTTTGGAATTGTCTATGGTGGTGCCGGGCACGACCACGTAGTCTATGCCGCGTTTCTTGTAGATTCTCTCGGTCCAATCGGTTAACTGTAGCGTGTAGCGACCTTCATAGGGCTCCAGGCCCATGTAAAATATTTTCATCACGTGCTTACAATCACCTCCTTCTGGCTCTTCTTACCTACCAGCACGTGGGTGTGATACCCATGCATGGGATTGGTTTTCAAATATCTCATTAGGTCCGCCAAAATATTGTCATTGCCTTCATGTATTAAAAATTGATACAACGGTTCTGCTCGTCCATACAATGTCTCGTTAGAATCTAAAACTATGAATCCTCCCCATTCCACGGCAAAATCACTGAGATAATTTTCTCCGTAATGACGGAAGGTTTGATTGTTATTGATGTTAACGCCAGCATGTGGTTCAAATACTAATCTTATTCTCATCGAGCAATCCTTGTTAATTTGACACCACCATCACTAGTGTGTTTGATATGGTAATCACACTTCGCTCGCAGATGCAGCCATGTCCTGATCTTTTCATCCCGAACATATAGGGTCACCGTGTCTTCCATGTCATCATTGTAGCCGTGATACGCCCAGATGAAATCCTTGCCATAGGTATAACCAGCGCTGCCCATCATGGTGCAAACATTGGCCACGGCATCCACGAAGGTGTAGTCGGCATTTAGAGCCCCGCCACCTATGGGGAGATATCCTTTCCTCCGGGTCAGCGTTCTGACCGGAATGTTTACTTCTATGTTAACCTCTTGGGTATTCTGCTTTCGAGCCATTCTCTCCATCCTCTGATACTTCTATTGTTATTTTTCTGCCTGGATAACGTTGTATGATCGCGAGATACAGATCATCCGATATCATTTCACAACTTTTGTAATCAAGTGCCAGCGTCTTCTCTGTGTATAATTTTTCCAACCATCTCTTGAACTGTATGAATTCAATGTCTCGGTCATCGTGGAACACCTCTATCGCTACATGAAAATGGAACATGTGCCTGTGGGGATAGCCCAAGAAGCTCACGTCATATTCATCACCTGTGGCCAATTTTGAATCTGTCAGTGCCGCGGGATATTTGTGTATGCCTTCCTTGCGGAAAGTGACCCAGATCATCTTTGAGCTTTGACCTAATTTTTCTTTCAGTGCCTGCTCTCTCTGTGCTTCTATCATTTTATGATTTCATCCTTGCCATATTGGTCCCAATCTGTGAATCCCGACTTTTCTTTAAATTCTTTCATGCTCATGGTCCACACTCCTGGATTGCTGTGTCTGAAAGTGACATCGTCTATCTTGAAGTGCAGTTGTTGGTCATCGTCGCTGTGCTGGAATATGATGGAGCAAAATGGTATGAACCTAGGTTCGTTCCATATCAGTGCGAATCTTTTCTTGACTTCTTCGTGATCAGCGTAGGGATAATCGATGGTGACATAATAACCATTGTCCAACAACTTTTTCATCTGGAAAACCTGCGTGCCTAGGTTGTACTGGAACGTCCTGTTGGCTCCATAATACACTGCCTCGCAGCCATTCATGGTGGCCAGTTCCAACACATCATCAGTGCTTAGACTATTTGTGGCCAAAAATAAAGTTCTTTTACCATATGCAATGGTGTGCTCAATTTCAACGCCAGTGAACACATTGACCTCGCTGTTGCTATAATGTCCTGTTGCATAATCTCTGTTCATGTTGCCTAATTGTAGCATGATAATTTAATTTGTCAAAGCTATTCGCTGTTTACCAGTTGTTTTTCCAGTTCCGTGATCTGATCTTTGAGCGATAATTTCTCCTTTTTCAATCGCATCAATATGCTTTTGCTTTCAATGCTCCTGTCATGACGTCGAAGCTCGGTAACCTCTTCCACCTTCCTGTTGAGGTAATCATGATGCATCTTAAGTTTTCTCAGTTGCTTGTTCTTGTTGGCCATTTTATCCTCCTTCGAATAGTGAACTGAAGTTGTTCTTGCCCTTGCCGCCACCAGTGGCTCTCTGCCATCTGGTGCCCCTTATGTCTGCCAGGAATGATGTGGCGGAACTGATCAACTCCATTGGTTTTTCCGACTCAAACACCTCCTTCACGAACGTGTTGAAATACAGTATGTTTCTCGGAACGAAATCGCTCATCTGATCTGTGTTGTCCGATTCCTTGATCTTTCTCCAGTGTTTGGCTTCCGGTTGGTGCTTGATCATTTCTATGTCATTCATGTCATTGGCAATCTGTACAGCTCTGATGTGATTGTATACGTTGTGTGCCATCATTAATATATAACTGAAACTATCCCAAGAAGTTTTGCCTTCTTTGTTGTTTTTATTTAGGTCACCTTCTCCATACCAGCAAACATCTCCCATGTGTAATCGATTACCGATAGCACTCTTGAATGGGAATGGTATGGTGCTGCCTTTCAATCTTTTGTCATCTGGTGCTTTCTCCATGATATAACTCCATCTCTTGGGAGTGAATAGATTGTGTGTGTACACTAAGCCATTGGCTGTGCTTAGGAAAGCGGATGCTGAATCAAAACTAATCGTGACATCTGGATTTACATGTTTTCTTAACTGTCTCTGTATCTGTGTTAAGAAACAAGCCCAATCCAGTTGTGATGTGCCCAGCACGTGTATCCAATTTTTCTTGTCCAATTTCTTCTCATCTCTCATTATGACCAATCTTTTTAACAAGACTTCCATGTCGCACATGTTGATGCCACCCATTGCCCATCCTTCAAACTCAAAATCTTTGATGGCATCATACCATGTTTGTGCCGTTTCCCAATCATCTCCTTGTAATACGTTCAAAAATTTAGTTTGTCCCAATCTGTTCTTTTGGAAGAATTTGTTGTTATAGATTGTGCCATTTAGAGTGTCTTGAAAACTCTTCAATCCTGTTTTTGGAGAGTTTAATTCATCCGCTGCCCAGGTTGGCACGTCCAGCGTCATAGACCAGTCAGCGGTTAATTCTAACCAATTTAGAATATTGCTTCTAACTTTATTGGCTTTGTTACCTTCGAAATCCTGCCAATCAAAATTAATAACTCCTCGGCCTATCTGATACCCACCCGAATCACCCACTATGGTAGAAAATTTTCTGTCTCTCTGTATACACATACTGTCAGCCACAGGTGCTTTTTCCACGTCTAGACAAGCATGTCCTGCTGAATATAAACCCACATCATAGGTAAAATAACCTTTCTCTGGATTAAGAAAGTTTAATCCCTCCACATCATTCTCAAAACCTTTAGGTATTCTTTCTTTAGATATGTGATCGCCTTTCGCTCTCTGCTTGCTGATGAAGGTGTTGTAGAAATTGGATATGGCCGGCAAGAATCGGGCAAAGTCCCTGTTCAAAGGCCCTAGATGTTCCTGCCTGTTATCTGGCATCACTGCGCCTGTGCTGGTATGATGTAACGATATACGCCAACTCCCGAATCCACTGTGACCTGCATTGCGCCCTCGTTGGAGAAATGCAAGGTTACCTTGGCGGAGTCGCTCAGTTTCAATATCTGGAGAACCTGCGCCACTGGCCAGCTCCAACCTTTATTGAGAGTGCCCTTGACACCTGTGGCGAAAGTGAATTCACCGCCATGAGATGCCTGATCACCAAACGTGAATATGAGGTTGCCGTTGTCGGTCCTCACCACGAAGGTGTTGTGTTCTGTGTTGGCGACAGATTGGAAGTTGAATCTCTGCACGCCCGCCACTGTGGGCTCGATCTCCACGTCCCACTTGACGCCTTTGAATTTGATAGTTTTCAGTTTCTCGTTGATGATCTCGGCGTTCATGAAACGATAATCGTTCTTGAAATCACCCTTCTCGTTCTCAAAGTGTATGCCCACAGGCACTTCGGCATTGTTTCTTGTGCCTTTGATCACCGTGATGTGTGCCTTGTCCTTGTATTCGGGACATTTCAGATGTATGTCCAACTTGTTCAATTGTGGCATCCCAAACGTGCCCGCCAATCCTGCCTGTGGCTGTTTGAATGTGCCTTGCAGTATCACTGACCGATCTTCGGCCATGGAATCTATCGCCGTTTCATCTGCTGTGCCTGTGATCTTGACCAGGTCTAGGAATCCTAAGCCGTACGTGTGCTTGACTATGTCTCTTAATATGTCTATCATTTTTTGCCTGTTCTTAAAAGTTTATTTTGTATTGTACAAGGTATTTAGAAAAAAATCAAGTGTTGAATTATTTTTCCACAGGCACTTCTATGACTTGATATAACACAGGATTATCTTTACCAGGTTTCTTAAATATGGCATAGTTATTCCCTGGAGAGAATTGATCCATCTCTAACACGTCATATCCAGTTTCTTGGATGATTTTTGTCATGGCAGATTTAGTATTGTAATTCCAATAGCCCCTTTTGGCCTCGTGAAGATCACGATCATATTCGCAATTGGCATAATGTATAAACACATAGCCACCTGGTAAGATAACTCTGGATATATCTTTGAGATATTCTCTTATGTGTTCCTGCGTGAAAAATGTAAATGTGTCCCAACTGAAAACAAAATTCACTGCATTGTCCGGTATCTCATGGCATGCGGTTCTATCTGTGGTGTAAAACTTGATGTATTTGTGCTGCTGTGGATTGAACAATTTTTTAATTTTGCTGTGGCATTGCGGCAATATGTCCACATAGAAGTTTAATCTCCATGCCAAAAATAATCTACTAAATTTTCCGTATCCTGGCCCAATTTCTAAACTGTTGTATAGGGCAGAACTGGCCCCCATTTTAGAAAACTGTCCAATCTTGCTTTCAATTTTATCAAACAACAGTTTATCATTGAATCCCTCTCGTCTCTCGTGGCGCCACTCCATGTCCTTGGCATACCAGTCCTTGGTCTTGTCCAGTCTATCTATCTGATCTTGATTATTGATATCAACTGTGGTGGCCAACTCTTTCAATATTTTGAGATTATCATCGATTAATTTTTGAAAATCGTGTGATTTAATTTTTTCCAATTTCTCTATCAGCAACTTGATTTCTTCTATGCTTAACATGTCATGCCACCTCGAACAATCTGTTGAACGTGTTGCTGCTTTCTGTGGATCTCACGTCCCATTCCAGCACACCAATCAGATTATCAATCTTGCCATCCAGCACACTCTGTTCCATGCCATCGGAATCAAACGGCAGTTGTTTGAACCATTCCGGCAACCTCTGCTCATCCACTGGATATGCTATAGACGTGTATCCAAGGGGATTATTTCTTAATTTGCACACTATCACCTTGGCTCCATCCGTGATTGGCAGGCTGTATCTGTCGCCATACATGTCTCTGCAGATGTTCCAGTTGATCGAAGCTCTCACATGGCCAGGCATGTTGGCCTTGCCTTTCTTCTTCTCCTCTTCGTGATATTCTGTCACATTGTTGGCACGCTTGGGAGATCCTTTTTCCCAGCCCGGCCTGGATTTGAATTCACCCCGGAACTGCTTGATTCGATCTAGCACTTCTGCCTCAGTTTTGCCTATCAGCACCAGATACAGTATGTCGCTCAAGAAGTCCTGTACGAATACCGGAGTGTCAGAACGCTTGAGGTCCAGACCCATCGCTTTGACCTTACCTTCCTTGCCTGCCGTGTCCACACGCTCGCCCTCCTTGTCAAAATACAAGAGAGCGTATCTTTTTTTGGTTATGAACAGTCCCTTGCTGGCCACCAGTTCTCGGCCTGCACGTATCACGTCACCGCGGGTCTTGGGACAATGGAACGCTCGAGTCATGAATGCTGTGAATGTGCCATTGACCTCTTCTGCTATCTTGTCATACAGGGCGATCACACTTTCCTTGTTCCACTGTATTTTTGCAGATTTTATATCATCCTGCAGCGTGGCGTAGGCCGAGAAATACACGGAGTCAGTGTCACCGTAGATCACGCTCTCGCCCACGTGATCATATTTTCCTGCAATGATCTCGTTGGCCTTGGCAGCCATGTGTTGCGTGATGCATCTGCCGGTCAACGTCACTGATTGGCCTATGCGCATGTCAAAGAAGCGGCAGCCCGGATTCAATATCGCGCCATACAGCGAGTTTAGATTGATTTTTTTGACCAGCTGCCTCTTGTCCCAGAATTCTCTCTCTATTTCATTTTCTCCGCACTCGGACATCTTGTGCTGCATGTCTTTCCTCTCAGCATACCATTTCTTTAAAAGTCCAGGTATGACTCCTTCGAACTCATAGGTGAATATTGTTCCGTTGGCAGATATCATCCACTGCCTGTTGCCGTCGAACACAAGATCATGCAGCTGAGCTGCGCTCATCCTCACGCTGGTTCCATCCTCCCAATCAACAATCAATTCGGTGCCTTTGTCCTTGTCCATCACTGCTTGATATTCCCAACAACCAAATTGTCCTTCCCATGCAGTGGCGAAGGACTTGCCTTGGTGCTTGGCCCTGTTTATCTCCGCTGATGTGATCACAGGACGTATCTGTCCCACTATTGTTTCCGGACCCATGTTCAGCGCTCGGATCACGGATGGATACAGCGAGTTGATGTCCACGGAGCCAATCCAGTCGTGTATGCCTTTCTTGGGATAAGCCACATAGGCCCCCGCCGCTGATTCAACAGGTGCTGACTCATCTCTCTTTGCCCTGCCAGGCACTATCATGCCCCTGCGATGTGCCTCGTTGATAATGGCCTGCTCAGTAACCGCCACTGCTCCCATGGTAGTGTCCAGCAACACAGTGTTTTGGTGTGCTATCTCATTGGCCAACTCAATAAATTTTAATTTCTTTTCCAATTTTGCCAACAGGTCGCAGTCCTGCCTGTTGTACTCTATGAACATGCCAAAGTCATTGTTGTACAGCTGGTCCAGCGATCCTTCATACACTGTCTTCTTCTCGTCCAATTCCCATTCACCTATGGCGTCCAGGCGGTAGCTGTGCCGCTCCTCGTAGGTGTATTTTCTATATAGTTCCAATAGGTCCAGATGCACTCTTCCAGTCAAATCATAACTGATCTGTTCCCTGCCAAATTTTTCAAATGTCCTCTTCTTAGGTTTTTCTCCCCAAAAACACAGTCTTCTTGTGTCATCGGAGCTCAATACCTTCTGTATCCTGCCTACGACATAGGGTAGGTCATATCCTTCTGAGTTCCAGCCACTGATGACATCTCCCTCGTCCACCAGCGTGAGAAATGCGTCCAGCATGTCTTTTTCTTTCTCGAACAGCATCACGTTGCTGAATCTCTCCACCTGCAGCCTGGCATCTGCCATGCTCAATTCCTTGGGCGGCACAGCAAACGTGACCAGCTGATCGGTCCAGTTGAGATAACAGGTTATGGCGGTGATGGGCATGAATGGATCATCGGTGGTGGAATAGCCGCGTTGCGGGTCAAAGTCCACTTCGATATCAAAGAACACCACGTTGAGCTTGGGAGCATCCTTGCCCAGATAATTCTCCTCCAGGCAGCGGAACACAGGATTGATGTCCTGTTCAAACAATTTCTTGTTGCTCCTGATCTTCTGTTCTTTTATGAACTCCTTGAACGTGCTGCAGGTGACCTTCTGCAGTGTCTCTCCGTGTATGCTCCTGTGCTTGCCTCGGGCATCGGGATAGTAAAAAACATATCTTGCATCATAGTCAACGAACCGTCTCTGTCCATTGGGATCTCGCTCAACGACAAAAACTTTGTCGTCGTCTCTCCTGTAGAATGCGTCTATGTAGCTCATTTAAAAAATACCAGGTAATTGCCGATACAGTTCATCACAGTGAACCAGCCGGCCAAAGTAGTTATCCATAGGTTCCTCCTGCGATAGGCCGAATAGGTCATGGTGGAAGAACCGATCAGGTAAAGGGGAAACACAATCCACATCTTTGGATGTGGGCTGGTGAAAGTGAGAGCGAGAGATCCAAATATGGTGAATATCACACTAATCAGCTCAAAATAAAAAGCCACGCGATCAGTGCGGTAGCTCTGTGTCCAAAATTCGGCTATGAAGGCATGCACTAGATCTTGCCTGCTGCTGCCAATATCGAATCCAACAGGTCCATGTCATCGGCCACAGATTTATAATTGTCTTTGTGGGCGATCGCGATGGCCTTGTTCAGCATGGCTGGCTTGAGTTCCAATTCTTCAGCCAGTGCTTTCACTGTGTCTCGCAGTCCTGCTTTGAGATCATCTACCTCTCCCAACACCTGTGATCCTTCTTTGATCAGTTGTATCAGCTTGGTTTTTTCTGCTTCATTGAAATTTCTTCCTGACATATTATCTCCTTTTTTATGTATTATATTATTCTTTATATTTTAGATCAATGGATTTATATTTTACCATGATCTAGAACAAAATTATTAATTTCATCAATAACCTTGTGTTCAATACCTCTAAATCCATGATAACCCACAGAAAAATGCGGACATCCTTGATCTATTCCTCCATTAAGTTCTGCATATCTTGTCGATGTACTATTTGTATCATTAATAATTTTTTTAGCTATTTCGGGGTGTGTTCCGTTATTAGGATCTTCTGCGTGTTGAATAATCAGCAATGGTTTAGCCATTTTTATGAGAAAATATTTCATTTCATCTAGTCCTAATTCACGCCATCTACTTTTCCAATACGGATTTAGAAATATTATTCCTCTATAGAGATGATTATATTGGTTGACGTCGTGTATCATTGATATAATATTTGCACCTGTACAATGCCCCATTAGCCATAACTGCGTGTTACTTAAACTTTTTATGTGCTCTAATATCTTTTCAACATCTGTTATGAAAGTATGTGTTTCAAATAAAATTTTATTATTTGAAAGTAAATCTTTTTTTATTTTTGCATGATGTTGAATATAAAATTCTCTAGCTTTTGTGAACCACTGTTTTTGAATATAAAATTTTTTGAACCATATTTTACTTTTTAAATTTTTTGTTGCATTTATACTGCTGTTGTAATAATCTAAAGGATCATCTGGATGCAAGCTCATTCTTACCTGCCAGGCGTGCTCTAATGGATGATCTGGGTCGATGATAATAAGATTTAATTTTTTTGCAATACAATATTCAAAGAAAGGCATAATTAAACCATTTGGTATGTCGTTAGAGTCTATAACATAATATTTGCCATCTCCTCCAAGAATAGATACTATTGTATCTGTAGCATCTTTGTGTAATAATGAAATAAGTTTGTATTTGTTGCCGTTGATATTATGATATGATATTTTCAAGCCATAATGTTTTTTTAAATTTTCAATATCGTTTTCTGTTACTTGATGTCCATGCTCAACAGGATCTCCGGGCAAACCATATTCTCCCCAACCTCTAGGGTTTACTATATCTAAATCAAGCAATCTAGAAGTCATACAAATAGTATATATTCTGTACAGGTGATACGCAATTATTTCTTGTTTTTTACTTTGGTCCAACAGGATTCAAACCAGATTTTTAAATTACCCTGTATCGCTTCTGGTAGAATTAACTTCCCTGATGTATTGCAATACCTTATGTTTTCTAGCACAGCCTTTATTGCTTCATTTTTTCTACCTTTTTTATTCTTTGATTCCAATTTAGGATTGGGATTTGCTGGTGAAGGTCTTTGGCCGTCCATGTCTTCGCCCATGAGGTGCACGGGGTCTTTCACGAAACTTTTTAATTTTCTCAATCCCCTCGAACCTGCGCTTACAGGCTTGCTGAGTTGGATATCAACATCCACGTGACCATGATCCTTAAGACGTGACATGTCATCAAGATATTGCTTGTATGAAAAGATCGGTATTCCTATCATGCTTTTATATTTATTGCCACAGCACCATCTTGAAACGTTCTTTCTCTATGCCAAAGAACTCGGTTTTCCATGCGCTCTGCTCAAAGAAGCCCAGGTGATGCCATTCATTTTTCCTAGCGATCATCTCAGCGGCGGATGTGTCCCAATCCACTGACAGTAAAAATTTCTCCACATTTCGTCGTTTTTCGGATATCTCCTCGTAGCTGAAGCCATCATATTCCCAGTGCAGCAGCTCGAAAACATTGCCCGATGTGTCCACGTAGTCAACGCTGATGTCCATGCCCCATTTGGGACGCATCTTGATTATCTTGTAGATCAGGTGATTGTTCAGCGCCCAGTTCTGCAGTTGCGCCAGCGCTTCGCCGACGTAGCCTTTCCTCTCAAATAAAAGGGCATGATTGATGTGCGCGCCTGAGACAGAATTTTCCTCGTCCACGAACCAATCATATTTCAAAGCAAAGTGGTTGGGGCGATGCCAGCGACCTGCCTGTCCATTGGCCTCAGCGTAACATCTCTCCAGCTTAGTGAGGTCGTAGCCATTTTGGTCAAACAATTCGGTCTGCTCAACGCCGGGCACAGAGATCTGACTTATGGGTTTTCTGAAATAAGGGTCAGGATTGAATTTGTGATGTGTTGGTGCCAGTTTCATGCACCGTTATTTATTTGACTATTTCTTTTTTTTTCCTTCGGACAGCTCGTCTGTGTATTCTTTGGTCTCATCCACCATGTCTCCCAATGCCTTGATCACTGCATCTGGCTGCGCCATGGTGTGTATGGACACTGATGAAAAATCTGCTTCGCTTGGCGTCACTTCTGCCTGTATGCCAGCATTCTGTAAAGCATTCTTCACTGCGTCGGCATCAGCGTCTGACGTCGGACGCTCCCTGTCAAAGTCACCATCGAGCCTGACATCAAATTGCCTGGCCTCTGCCTGTCCTTGGAATCCTGATGCTTCTCCCGTGGCCTCTGTGTCTTCGGCCTGGATGTAGCCCTGTTTCTCGTGTTCCGGCCATGCCTTTTTTGGTATCTTTATCACGCCCTCTTCGCTTCCGGGCTTGATGACCATGATCATTTCCTTTTCATCTGGGCCCAGTATCATCTTGTTGTTCTTGATCTTCTCTGCGGTCGCTGCGTCCGGTTGCTTTTCTTGTACCGCTTCTGCTTTTTCTTCTGCGGCTTTTTCTTTTTCAGCAATCACTTTCTCTTCTTGTTTCTCAGCGTCGGCGATGATCTCTTTAGTTTCCTCAGTCTTGACAAGAATGTTTGATGATTCCTCGTTGTATATTGCTTCATTCTCCGAAATAGAGTTGTAAAGTTCGACCAACGCGGACTCATCGCATGATTTGATATACTCCTGTACATCTTTTTGCACCACTTCTCTGAATGTCTTTGCGTCATAGGTCTGCTCTTCTTTTTGTTCTGCTTTCAATTCTGCCAACTTGGCCTCTAGTTCAGCAATCTTTTCTAATCTATTTGTTTTTTTCTTTGCCTCTTTGATTGGTTTCTTGGGCAGTTTCTTGTCTGATTCCTCGATGGCTTTGGTTATGTCGCTCTTTTCGCTGGTGATTGATTCTATCAACTTTTCTGCCTTGGCGGAGATCTTGGTGGGTTCTCGGAATTCCTTGATGCCGGCCAGTCTCGCGATGTCCGCTAATGTGATCTGCCTGTCGTCCAGCACTCTGGGCTCTTTCTTGGCAGCCTCCAGCAGCTCCTGGCGCTCCTGTTCTGGAGTCATGTTGCTCATCTCGTTGAGCCTTCTCACTAGGTCTGCGAAGTCGTGTGTGCTGTTGGATTTGCGTGCCATACGATGTATTTATTAAATGCTGTATTATAATAATATATTATTATTTTACGAAAATCTAGCTGTTTTTGATGCTTTATTTGGTTTTGACGTTCTTGGCCGCGCCTTTTCGGTTTGCGTTGGGGTCCTGTCTGCGCTTCCTTGCGCCTGCCTTGGCCCGTCCCTTTTTCCCCAGTGCGTAGGCCTTGCTTCTGGGCAGGCACTTGGGCTTGCCCTCCTTGCTTGAACCTCTGGCGCAATCACCCCTGATTTTGCCATCGGGTCCGAACCTGACCCATTTCTGCTTGAACCATTTCTTGAGGTTCTCGTCCAGTGATTCGTTGAACAAAAGATCGCCGCAGTTGACGCAGATGTCGATGTCTTCCTTCTTGACGCAGTTGGGCACTCGCTTGCCGAACATGGTCTTCATGCCCTTCTTCTCATAGCCCTTCCAGCACTTCTCAGTGATTATCTCAGCTATCCTCATTTCTTCTTCCTGCCTGCGCAGTGGGCCTTCTGGCTGAAACCCTTTGGCCTGGCGCAGTTGATTGAGCGCTTGTACTTGCCGCTCCATTTCTCTGATATGAATTCGTAATAGCGCATTTTACTTGCTCTTGTTGCCCCAGTTGGCCGCTCCAACCTTCCTACATCTCACCAGCGCCCCCGATGCGTAGGCTGATGGCCATACCTTGTAACGGCTCTTGACCTTGTGGTAGCAGGCGTCCTGCTTCTCCGTGATGTCTGTGACCTCCAGTGCCATTCTGAGGTTGTCCGCCAGATGTGATTCATAGCTGACTTCCTCTTTTTTGTCAGCGTCGGTCTTTGGTGGTTCTTGATTTTGCTTCTCCTTGCTGGCCATGTACTGTCGCACTGGCTCTCCCAGCTTCTTCATGATCCGTGACTTGAATGGTGTCCTCTGCATCTCTTCCTTCTTGGGCATGTAATTGGCATACTTGTCCTGCATGTTCTTGACGTAGCCCAGCCCATGTGCTCCGTCCAATCTGACTTTGACCTGCTCGATCTCGCTGGCTATCTCCTTGGCCAGTTGTGTGTTGCCCTGTGACTTGGCACTGTCAAGTGCTGAGTTCATGGCCTTGACCACTGGCACGCTGTTGTCTATAGCGTTGCTGATGGTGCCCACTCCCGCGATGCTGCCTGCAATGATGCCGGCCGCTGCTAATCTTTGTAAAAATCCTTTTAGGTCCTCGTCCAGTTCAACTTCTTTCAAATTATCGTAGTTCTTTTTGAAGTAATCCTGTGCCACCGTGTAATTGCCTGATGAGAACACGATCTTGCCATTTTTGTCCAACACGTCGTACTTGCCTTTTGATGACTGGCTAATGTAAGGTTTTTGTGTGCTTTCGAAATGCCTGCTGTAAGGTCTAGACTTGGCGAACTCCCTGCCAAAACTAAATTCCTGTCTTTGAGCCAATTCTTTGGCTGAAAATCCTGGTGCTACCACTCCACCCCTGGCTGCTTTAGCAACATCTGCTCTATTTTGAAAATATGCCTTGATCTCATCTGGATTCATCATGTCCAGTTTCTTCTTCCTGGCCGCCATGCTGCCGGACATCTGCGACCCCTCATGCTGCTGATTTTCTCTGTTCTCCTTGGCGCGCTCCTTCTCAAACTGCTGCACGCGCTTCTTCAATATGTTCAGCATGCCGGGCTTGGTCTCGATGTCATCCACAGCGGTCTCCGTGGCCAGTATCTCGTCTATGTTCTTCTTCACTATCTCAGCGTGCCTCTGGTGCAGGTCGCCTATCTCTTCCCTGTAGGGGTTCAATTTCTGATAGTCCTCGTAGTGATAGGCCGCGTCCAGCATGTCCACCGCCCGGTTCATCTTGGTTTGTATCCAGCCCTCTATGTCATCTCCCGGCTGTACCATTGTGGTGATCTTCAGCGCAGCCTGTGCAGTGTGGTACAACTGCTCTCGGCTCATGTGTCCCTCGCCGGAATCTTCTTTGTAAATGTGCTCGGTCTCAAGATAATCCGCAATGCCCTTGATGTAGCCCGACGCTATGTCAATCTTTTTTGCCACCCAGGATTCCATCTCCTGGTCGTTGCTGAGTAAATTGTGTAATTTTATCGCGTATTTGCCCGCCCTGATGGCCTGTGTGAGGAACATGCTGGCTTCATAGGTGTCTGGTTGCACTGGTGCGTTTATCTCGTTGATGCGCATGTGCGTATTTATGCTGCGAACTGCCTAGAACTATTCCTCTGTGAAACCCTCTTCGCATAGATCACAGGAGCAGGTCCTGCACACCTCTATCTTCCACCGATGCCTAACCACGCTGCCCACTTTTTCATGTTCCCAGCGCTCCAGTCGCTTGCCACAGTGGCTACCGTGTCCGCAGTTGACGCAGTAGTCTTTGCTTTTGATTTCCATCATCTCCTTGCAAATCCCGGGCCACCAAACAGGTTGGTGCCTTTCAATTCATGGGCGCCCTTGGCAGTGCCGTCCGCTTTCTTTGGAGTGTAGGCCCGTGGCACTCTGGGTGCTCGTGTACCTGATTGTCCTGGAGTTCCTGTAAAGCTCTTCTTGAATCTGTCTGGCCCTATGGCCACGTGTGGGTTGGCAATGCTGGCGATGTTGCCTGCGCTAGTCGCTCCTGCTGATGCTGTCTCTCTGATCATTACTTCTTTGATTTTCATATTCCTATTTATTTTTTTTTAGATTTTTTTATTCTCCTTGCCAATTATAATACCATGGAGACCTAAATTTTGGTGTTACAATGTCAAGATGTTTAACCAAATCACAAGCAAACACTCCAGAACCACCTATAGTTAAATGTGATACGTTCTCTACACAATTATTTTTTTTATCTTTCCAGAAAAGATAAGGTATCAAATCAAAGGCTGTTGAACGCGGTTCTTGGAATTTAAAATTATGCGTAGATTTAATTGTATCAAGAACATATTGATAATCATTACAAGGCACAAGAAGACATGTATGAAATTTAATCAACGTAGATTTAGTCATAAAACCATTGTTATAATTACTATCGCTATTTTTTATTTCTAGTCTAATAGAATGTTTCCATGCACCTGTCAAGTCCAATTGATAAAATCTTAAATTAGGTATAGAATTATAATCTTCAAAATTGTGTGGTTCAATATCAAATTCATCGATGAAAATATTATCAAAAAAGATTCTAGTGTTAGGTCTTTTTTTATAAATTTCACAATAAAACCCCAATGCTAACACGTTTAACATTCTTATATCTTTGGTGCTTGTCTAGTTAAGAATTTGGTTGTATATTTTTTAGGACCAAAATGTTTCTTTATAATTTTCTCTGCCAATTTTGGATCGAATCTTTTGCAACTAAAAATATCAAAATATGCTGTGCCATCGAGATCCATAAAATGTGCAGATATGTTTGACGTCTTGATCAATTGAATCATGCTGTAACCTTGATTTTTATGTCCTGATAATAGATATTCTATTTGAGGTTTTCCATGTGGAATCATTTTGATCGTGTGTAGAAGATCTTTTATGAAATTTTCGATCGCCTTCTTATTTTTAATGTTATCATTGCAACCGCTGCAATCCAACATCAAATGATATCCCCAAGCAGAATTATTCTTCATGCTCGTACTTATTTTAATTTTTTGTCTGTTTATTTTTTCTTGCCTTGCCGCATGTTGATCTGCCAGTGTGCCAGCTGTTTCTTGCGTGGCGAAGCAGTTTTAGAACTGCGTATCTTCTTAAGTTGCGCGATGGTGGCACCCTTGGGTATGCCTGCTCGCTTGCTGTCACCTTTGCGTCCCGGACCCTTGCCATCCGCGAAATTCTCTTGTATGGAATTGATCAGATGCAATTTTCTTAAATTTCTCTCTGTTTCGCCAGGTCGCACATCCTGGGTGGTGTTTTGCTTGGTGATTATGCCAACCCCAGCAGCATCTTCTCTATGAACTATCTCTCTGATCTTCATCGCACTCGGAACGGGTAGCCCATGGGGAAGCCCGCATGGTATCCCATCTTGTTGCCCTGTTTGACCCTGGTGGTGGCACGCTTCTCGTATCGGTTGATGATGCGATTCACGTCAGGATGTATCATGTTGGGGTCTTTGGTGTATAGTATTTCTCTTATCTTCATGCGGCAACCCGGTTGTCTATTTCTGCAAACAGTGATTTTATTTTGGCCACATTGGGATGATTGTTTGTGGTGTTGTTCCACACGTAGGACTTCAGTGGTTGGCGGGCTTTTTTTGCCAGGAATGCACGGTGGTTACCGTCAACGATTTCTGATCCTCGTGGTGATCGAGACATTGTCATGGGTGGCAGCTTGGAAAAGTCTATTGTTCTGGGATCTGCGTCATTCTGCCTAAAATATCTTGCCGGCCTACCTGCTTCCTTATCTTGTACATATTGATTATATCTTTTTTCCAACTCCAACTCATACTCTCGCTCGTGTGGTGGTATTTGGCTGGCCTGTAAGACCACCGGACCGGTCAACACCCATTGATCTATTTCATATATAAATCTTCTCCATTCTGCAAAAGGCACTTCGTCTCGGTAAGCGAAATCAATGATCTCACGTTGCTTGGGGAACATTTCCCCCAATAATTTTCTAATTACATCGGAATGCTGTTGTGTCACAATGGCATTGATCTTGGAGAAATTTTGTTTAAATAAATCTTCTGTGATTTCCCTGATCTTCATTTTTTCACTGTGCTCCTCAGCATCCAGCCGTGCTTGCTGTGCCTGTCGATCCTTTCAGCTATGAAGTCACTGAATCCATGCAGGTGGTTGGCCTCCAACACGTCAAAGGCCGCGTTCAAGCTCTTCAGCACCTTGTCGTTGCTGTCGATCAAATTCTCATACATCTTTTCCGCTGCAGGTATCTCGTCCGACTGCTGTATGGTGGCCAATTCTCGTAATCGATCAAACACTCCTGGGGCATATGTGCCCATGGCCCTAAGCTCTTCCGCGAACTTGTCAATGGCCTCGAAAACTTCTTCATATATCTTGCCCAGCAGCTCATGATCCTGTGGGAAGTTCCTGCCTTCCACGTTCCAGTGATAGTAGTGTGCCTGTAGGTAAAAAAGGAAGCTGTCCGCAAAGGCCTGTTTTGCGATCTTGCCTATTTCTGGAGTCATGATATGTTACTTATCCACCTGTTGGTGCTGGCCGAACTGGCTTGGATTTCCACCCTTTATCAAAGCTGCCCACACGGTGAGCTGCCGGCAGAACCTCTCTATCTCCTCTGCCAGCTCCTTGTCTTTCATGATGTTGTCCCTGCCCTGTGGTTTGGCCTCAACTGTGCATCTGGGAGGTATGGTAAAACCCAATTGCGTGGCGAAGTTCAAAAACATTCCATGGATGTGCTGGAATCCATCGCCGCCTCCTGAAACCACGGAGCCGAAAACCTTGTTGTAGTTGGGATAGTATTTGTTGTCTCTGCTCCAGCCGTCGATGTAGTCAAAACGCTCGATAACAGATGATATGTAGCCGCTGTGCAGACCCCACCAGATGGGAGTGGCGAATATCAATCCATCATAGTTTTTTATAAAGTCCGCCAGTATGGGTTTGAGCTGATCATCGTAGCTCTCCGTGCCGCATTCATAGTCTATCTCATTCATGGTGATTATTTTGCACTCGGAACCTTGCTTCTTGAATTCAGCAGCTACCAATTCGCACACGGCATAGGTGTTGCTGACTTCGGTTTTCTTTAGGCTGCCATTGAATATCATGAATTTCATATGAGTATTTAAGCAAAAATCCAAGTATTTAAAAATACGTCCACATCTTCAAGCCTTAAAGTTCTGTGCATATCCTGCGATTTTATCTCATTTTTCAACATTTCATGTAGATTTTTGTCATAGTTGTCTTCACTATATTTTTTAATCAGCGATTCTACATTTAATCTGAATTGGTGCGCTTTATAATTGTCTATGTTAAATTTCTTTATTTTTATTAGGTTATCAATGTATCTCTGTCTTTGTTCCATTGGCACTGCGGCATGAGTCCATATGTTTCCCACGACAGGACTAAGACTGATGCTGCGGGTGTATTGACTCATCCATTCCACAGTATTTTTTATGTCATGCACAGTGATATTGGAAGCGACCAAATTAAACATGATAGAGATACCATTGTTTCTACAAAAATTTATGTTCTCTTCAAATTTGTTCCATTCGAGGGGATATCTAACGTAAGATCCCAATTGTCCTATAGCATCGCAGGAAATTGTTACAGTAAAATTTTTGAATAATGTTATGATTTTTTTCCATCTAGATGGCAAATTTTTCAAATTGGTATTGATGACTATTTCACAATCTGGATTCTCGATGGCCAAATCTTTTAAGAATTCCAAATAAGATGCATTGTACGTGGGTTCTCCACCGGCCATGTAAACTTTTTTTAAATCTTTTTTATTATATTTGTTTAAATTGTGTTTAGGTTTTGTTAATTTTATCCCCTTCTCTTTCGCCCACAATGTGCTGGCCCCTGGACCACATGTTTTGCATTTCAAATTACAAGTAGGATCGTTTCTTATGTCTATGTATTGTATGTTTGTTTCATCTATTTTTGGTGCTGAAAATTTCCTAACCCATTTTATTGTTTCTCTTATTCTGGGACTACTTTCTCCCTGTCTTTCCTGCTCATAACAGCTATTGCAGACACTGGGTTGTTGTCCTTCCAGCATTAATCGTCTCACATCATCCAAACTGTTATTCGCTGATAGAGCCGATCCATAACAACAAGGTCTTTGTCTTCCGCTTAGATCTAGGTGTTCGTGTATCCAAGGCAATACACAGATAGCTTTGTTAGCACGTGTATCAAACATGGTTGATTATTTTTTGCGAGGCATCGGATCTTCGCCAGTGAGGTAAGGGCGAGAGAACCATAGTCGAAACCATTCTGGCGTGCCGGGCTGTATTCCGTGCTTTCTTTGGTATTCAGATTTCTCCGTGGCGGAGTGGCTGATATTTTCACCAACACTGGGCTGATGTGCCTGGGTGTTTGCTATGCCTGCTAATTTTTTCAAATGTTCGAGGTCCATATTATTAAGATGAAAATACCTCCAATGCGTGTTTGTAGTGTTTTATTCTGTCCTCCAGACCAATGGTGCCACCGTTGATGCGTTTGGTCATTGTGAGGATGTCTCCGTCATCGGCATACTGATTTAGATTATTGGTTTTCCAGAACCAGCAGGCACTCTTTACTGCCCCTTCAAATGTCTCCAGTAAAGCCGGAATTTCTTCCACGGCCATGCCGACACTCTCTGCAAATTTGCTGTAATTGTTCTTGCCAGTCAATTGTATCAATCCCCTGCCACAGTATCTGAACCCATCTCCTGATGATTCGTCACCGTTGCCCATCCTGCTCGCATAGACTCGATTGGCAATCTGTTCCTGTTTGTGTGCGTATTCTTTTGCCAACTCATCTGTGGAGAAATATTTTGGGAACACCTTTCTCAAGCTCTCCCATCTATAATTTAAATTTTCTTTCAATCTTTTGAATCCTCCGCTCTCGTGCGCGCATTGTGCTATGAATGCTGCCACTCGCTCTGCTGTATCGATCTCATATTCGGGCAACACATTTGACAGGGCTTGATGCCATCCCTCCAGGTCGGGGTTATTACCAATTATTGATTGCAACTGTTCTTTTGTTAAAATGAATGACATGTTTGATTACTCTTCCTTGTTGAAAAAACGATGGTCAGCTTTCTGCTGCGCCTGTGCTTTGATATCTGATTCGTTGTATTGCAGTTTGCCGCTGCGGTTTAGACTTGATGCTCCTTTGGCGATACCTGGTGCTAATTTTTCAACCTTGCCGCCACGGGCCAGGAACTCCTGCATCATGCGATCTTTCTCGTCCTGCGCTGTTTTGATCTCTTTGTCTGACCTATAATCTCTCCTTATGTCAATTACCATTTTTTTCTCCGTAATTTTTTAAACCCTGTTCTATCGTATTTAATGAGTCTTTGTTGGCCTGATACAAGATTCCATAGCCTCCCTTGCTTTGCCATTTTTCTATATTTACGGGACGATCATCAATCAAGATGTTGGCAGCGCCATTGGCGGTGGCATATTTTTCCTTCCTGCCGGTCACTATGGTCTCGTCTGGCTGTTCTATGTTCTGGTTGATCCAGACCTTCTTGTACCTGGCAGAGTTGTCATGATCTCCCCTCAGTGGAGATGTCAGTATTGAGAATCTGCCACCGGTGAATTTTTTGATCAAGCCTATGAGAGCATCAGTTGTGGAAAACTTGGGCAAGGTCTCAAAGAAGTTGGTGCCTGTGATCCTGTCGATCACGTCCTGTCTGAGATCTTTGGTCTTGTCGGACGCCAGTTGCTTCCAATGATTCACTCCATAGAGCTTCTCGACCCCACCAAAGAAATCAGCCAGCACTCCGTCCATGTCCAGGTAAACAGTGGGTTTACCATTTTTCTGTTCAGGCATTGACTGAGTATACAACTTTTCCGTGTTTGTTGCAACCTGCTCTTTAACTCCCATGTATCGTCTCAATTCTTGATACAGTTCGGTGCCGAACTTGGGATTTACCATCTTCATGAAGCTGTTCTGATCTCCCGACGCCGCGGCTGCTCGAGCACCGCTGGCACTGATGCCACCTATGCCTTCCTGGTCCGGATCTCTCTCACCCGAGCTCACAACATCTATCGTGTCGAACTGGAAGGGTATGCTGCCTTTCTTGTCAGGCTTATTGTTATACTGATTTAGGAATGTTTTGAATTCCGTCACTCGATCCGAGCCAGCCACCATGGTGATATTCTTGTATCCTCGGTTCATCAATTCCTGCAACAATTGCACGATGGTCCTGATAGTGTCGTCACCGTGAAAGTTCACGCCTGTGTAGGCCTTTCTAAGATAATTTAACTTGTAGGAGAACGGCAAGGGATCTGTCTTGGGCTTTTGCGTTGAGCTGATGAATATGGAGTGGTCAGCAGCCTTGGACTTGGCGGTGTTCAATACTTTCTGAAACACGGCCTCATGTCCCAGTGTGGGCGGGTTATATCTGCCGAATGCAAAAACTATGGAATCGTTCTTGGCCTCAAATAGTTCCTTTAGCAACATCGTACTCACCCTTTTTCATATTTTCAAGTTCTCTGTCGGCGAGCACCTGTGCCACTTTCTCTCTGGTCGCTTGCGGAAAGAAATCCTTGACGTCTTCGCCTGGCTTACCAAACTCTTTTGTGTAGGCCTTGGCAGCATCATTGACTAACAGGTTCCATCTTTTAACTGCATTGTCGTGATCGTAAGTATTATTCTTAAGTGATCTGTTCAGCCAAAATATCAGAGGCATAAAATTTTTTCTATAGAGATCTTCGTTGTTGTTGATATAAAGATCCAGTTCATTCACTGCGTCAATGCTGGATTCTGATATGAACTGATGAGCCCTTACCATTTCCTGCAACTCCAATACCTTGCTTTGGTCCTAGGTCCTGGGTTGGCGCAGTTGTGTCTCGCTCTGAAGCTCTTTCTTCTTCCCGGAATGTGTTTCTTGATCCTCATATTGGGATCACCAAAGTTCACTTTCTTAACATTTCCAGTCTTGGGATCTTTTACATAAACTTTGAATTTTTTGACGTCACCCTTCATTGGTCTGCCCAATGCCACTTTCCTGCCTCGATATTCGGCTTCCCACAATTCTGTTTCCGGAAATCCCAAATAACCAAACATCTCGTGAAAATCCTGTGTGTCCTCCACGGTGATCTCATCTGCCTCCGGCAGTGGTTCGTAAGCGGGTTCTGCCGCTATGCTGTCCAATCTAGTTAATAATACTCGGATATCTTGGTAGTTGCTCATGCCCTGTATTTAGCTTAATACAGGTTCTCCAACAGCCACATGTAGAAAGGTGAAGTAAACGTTAATTCCCAGCGGCCATTATGCCCCATCGAAGTTACATTTTTAACGGTTACAGGCAACAATTTGCCTTCTTTTTTCTGTTGTGAAGCCCATGGTTCTGGATATTCTGGATAATGTAGACCTTCGTAAATCAATCCTCCTAAATCTATTTCATCGATCTCTATGCTCTTTATAAACAGTAATTGATCTTTAACAATTTTATTATCTTCTAGCACAGTTTGTGAATCATCTTTATTAGACCTATGAATAATAAACTTGTATTCTTGACCTTCATTTAAATCATGAAAAAATTCTATTAAGGTAGGATTTTCCTGTGTGCCCGTAATTTCTTGTTTAAATTTGCTTTGCTCTCCAACACAAATATCTGCAATTGGTGGTTTGTCCCAATATTGGGCATATAGTTGTATCTTAAATTTTAAACTTTCAGTCCACATATTTAAACTCTAGTCCTGCTTTGGTTCCTACGTACGGTTTATTTAAATCTGTACGGTACATCTCTATGGTCATCGTGGTTCCTTCCACCGCCACTTTCATGTACTTGTCCGTGCGGCTTAACACATCGGCACGTTTAGTTTTACCATTGTCAATGCAGGTTATATCTATTTGTTCCATGTTATTATTTTTTGTTAATTATATCCGGAGTAAGCATGTCCACTGTGTTCACTATGGTCTTGCCCGCATACACCACCGCTGATCCTGTGACGTCTAATACTGCTACTGTGGTAGAGCAGGAGTTTAAAAGAAATAAGATAGAAATAATTAGCAGTAATTTATTCATCGACTTCTTTTTTTTTTGAAATCTGTCTCTCTTCTTGCTCTTCCTGTTTCTTTTTCAAAGCCTCTCTGGCCTTTTCGCTCTCCATCTGTTTCTTGGCAGTGTCTAAGGGGTCGTCTATCTCCTTAATAGAAATCAACTTTGCCTCCATGTATTCTTTTACCCTTTGCACAGCGTCTTCCTTAGTGTCAGCATAGAACCATGATTGTAACTTGTTGCCACTGGGCATCACGCACTCGAACTGCCAAGCATGATTGACATGGCTGTTGATCATCTGATCATGCCCATGAGGTACATGCCTGCTAGAAAACAAATAAGGCAAGTGCCAAAAAAGTAAGCCTTCTTTTGTACGGAATAACCATTATTCTTTAATACATGAATGTGTACGTCCATGCTTTCGGGCGTCACCCGCACGTCCACATATTCTATTTGATCGTTTTCGTCATAGTCCATAACACAATTATACAGTAGATCTAATTGATGTCAATGAGTTGATCTATATAAAAAGCATTGAAATTCAAAGACTTATTTTGAATGGTCTAATGATTATATAATATCTTGGTAACGGAGCCCGCGGTCATGCTGGTGCACTTGGCTCTGACCCAGACGAAGTTACCCGTGAAGTTCTTGCTGTCAACCAATGTGCTCTGGTCCGCTGTGAAAGTGGTGCCGGATATGTCAAAATAATCATCCTCTGTGGGCGTGGTGGCCAGCGATCCCTGCATTTTTATGGATCCGGTCATGGTGCTGTTGACGTGGTATGCCACTGTGTGCACCCCGTCCACCTGTGAGTAGTAGCCATCTCCCTGATGTTTGTCGGTTACGAAACCAATGTAATCCAAAGATACTGACGCACCCGCTGCTTCTGTCGTTGTAGATTCCTCAACCACAAGGTGAGATCCATTTGATGCTTTGCTCTTGACGGTGAATGTCTTGTTGTTGTTGGTCGTGCCAGTCACAGTGATTAGGTCAAATTTTTCAAAGCCACCAAGCGAGGTTGTAGTGGTGTTGCTGGAATTAATTTTGTATTCTGTGCCTGTCTGTGAGAAACTGATCACAGTGCCAGTGATTGTGGCCTTGTGTGCGGTTGCGCTGCGTATGGTTGTGCTTGTCTGTGCCATGGCAGTTATTTATGGCGTTTTTCTTTTTGGAATCTGCTTGTTTTTGGACCAAGGTTGTACACAGCGGCCAGGTCCTGCGGTCGCATGCCGTCTATGGTTATAATGTCGTAGTACATGATCTTCCTGAATGGAACTACCGCGGCGTAGTCATATTCTTCGTCTGCTATGCAATGGTCGCTGTGAAGTTCTCTAATTCTCATGGAGGCCTTGACCTGTATGGGAGTGCCCATGTGATGCTTATCAATCATAGTTTCTATGATGGTGCCCACTTTAAAAATGTTACGGTCCCTTAATTTTAGTATCACTTCTATCATTTAGAGACCTTGACAAACTTTATAACCTTTTCCACCGCATGTTGCGCCATCATGTATATGGGGGTAAGCAATTTTTCATTTCTCACATAGAAATATCCTTGCCAGCCATATTCGCTATGGCCCTGCAGGTATTCTTTTACATACCTGGTAGTGATCACACAATTTTCAGGATTTTGTGTGAGATATCTAAATAGATTTTCGCGCTGGTGAGGTTTTAATATTTTATGCACATTCTTTTTAAGATGAACTTGATATTCATACTTGCCCAGAGGCAATCTCTTGCACAGGACTGAATTTTTATCAAGAAGATAAGATTTGTCCTCAGGCACGGCGTCCGCGCTGCACCACTCGTCCCAAAATACAGATACGAGATCTTTGGCCATCTCCTCGCAGCAGTAGAATATTGTGTCAACGTTCTGTATTCTAAACTTCATTTTATCTCGGTTGTGCAGTATACATGAGGCCAATTTTTTTATTTTTTGACTATGTTTCCCAAATTGAATCCATTTATTTTGTCTTAGAGCGCCCGCTGATTTGAAATCATCATCATTGTGATCCAATATTGTTTTGAGATGTTGATCCGTGGTGGGATATAGGTAACAGGCCCAGGGCATACGGAACGCCACTTTGTGAGAGTATCTCCCAAAATATAATCTATTGTGATGTTTCCGCATCAGCCTGTTGTGTTTGCGCATTGGTTTCCAGCTGTGGTTTTTTATATTCCAATGCGATCTTTTCCTCTTTTATGGTGACTTCAACTCTGCCACCATCTAATAATTCTCCAAACAGTATCATCTTGGACAGCGGTTTCTTGATCTCATCATCGATAATCCTCGCCAGTGGACGGGCGCCCAGCTTGTCATCGAAGCCCTTGTTTACCAAGTACTCGATGGCGTCCTCAGAGGCATTGACCTCGACTCGTTTCTCCAAGGTCATCGTGTTGAGCTCCAATAAGAACTTGTTAACTATCTTCTTCATGGTCTCTTTCTCCAGCTTCCTGAACTTGATCACTGCGTCCAACCTGTTCCTGAACTCCGGCGCGAAGAATCTTTTCACAGCGTCATCGTCGTCGGTCCTTTGCTGCTCGCCAAATCCCAGATTGGCTCTCTCCATCTCTTCCGCTCCAAGGTTGGAGGTAAGAATTAAAATTATGTTTCTACAGTCAGCTTTTTTTCCATTGCTGCCTGTCACAGTGCCATAGTCCATGACCTGTAGCAGCATGTTGCTGACGTCCGTGTGCGCTTTTTCCACTTCATCGAACAGCACCACCGCGTGAGGCTGTTTCTCGATCTCATTGATGAACATGCCGCCGCCCATCTGCGCATCTTCGTAGCCCACATATCCTGGAGGCGATCCTATCAATTTGGCTATGGAATGCTTCTCTTGGTACTCGCTCATGTCAAATCTTATCAACTGTGTGCCCAGCGTGGTGGCCAATGTTCTTGCTGTTTCGGTCTTACCACAACCAGTTGGTCCTATGAACAGGAATGATCCCACGGGCTTGTTTAGGCTCTTCAGCCCGGCCCTGCTTATCAATATTTTATCAATCACTTTGTTTAATGCTTCATCTTGTCCGAACACCTGCAGCTTCATCTTGCTCTCCAGCGTTTCTAAGTTCGCGGCCTGTTTCTGGCTCAACTGCTCTATGCTGATGCCGGTGAGTTTGCTGATCTCGTGTATGATCTCGTCATGGTCAATGCGGCCATCTTTGACTCCTTTTAATCTCAAACGCGCGCAGGCAGAATCTACTACATCTATAGCCTTATCTGGTAATTTTTTATCCGCTATGAATTTGGATGAATATTCCACTGCGTCTTCACACGCCTCGTCGGTGATGGTGCAACCATGGAACTTCTCATAGTATTGCTTGATGCCTTTCAATATCTTGACACAGACCTCCTGTGTGGGCTCTCCGATCTGCAGCCTCTGGAACCTCCTCATCAGTGCTCGATCCTTCTCAAAGAATTTCCTGTACTCTTCCCACGTGGTGGAAGCTATGACCTTGATGTTGCCTTTCATCAAGACCGGTTTCATCATGTTGGCCAGGTCCATGCCACCCTGTCCTGTGGTCCCGGCGCCCACCATCATGTGTGCCTCATCGATGAACAAGATAGCATTGCCTTTTTGGTCCAGCGCGTTAAGCACAAGTTTCAATCTCTCTTCAAAGTCTCCTCGAAACTTGCTGCCCGCGATCATGCTGGCCACGTCCAAACTAAACACAATGTTGCCTTTGAGATACTCTGGCACGTCATCCTTGTTCTTGGCGATCCTTCTTGCTAGGCCTTCCACTATGGCGGTCTTACCCACGCCTGGATCACCCACCAGCAGCACATTGTTCTTGTTTCTGCGAGCAAGAATCTGTTTCAGCACTTCTAGATCATCATCTCGGCCAATAACTGGATCTATCTTTTTATCAAAATATTTCTGGTTAAGATTCTCGCAATAATTTTTCAATACCTTGTCCGCCTGATTAGGCCTTAATTTTTGTTCTGGATTCACAGTGGCTCCCATACCTGAGTCTTCCAGGATAGTTTCCGCCGATATTAGATCTTGCAAATCATCTTTATTAATTTTATGTGTTTTTAAAAAGAAAGCACCATAGCTCTTCTTCTCAGCGAATATGCTCAGCAGCACGTCTATCGCGGTGACGCTCTGCCTGCCCTGGAACAGGGCCTGTGTGAATGCTCTGTTCATCAGCCGTTCTAAACTTGCAGTCTTTCTGGGAGCCACTGGATTGGTTCCCTTGCTCACTATGTCCGCACACTTTGTATCCAGATAATTTTCTATATCAAGAATTAGCGCACCCACATTGGTTTTTAGATCCGCCAACATAGTGCCCACTTCCTTGTCCTTGATCAATGACAACAGCAGATGTTCTATGGTCACGTATTCGTGTCGTCGCTTCTCGGCCTCTTTGACCGAGTTTTCAAAAATATTTTCAAGTGATTCGTTGGCTTCTAACATAGTCTATCTTTTTCTGCGTGCTCTTTGGTCGAAAGTGATTCCATTGATGTGGTCGAGCTCGTGCTGAAAACATCTGGCTTCTAATCCTTCTAAAATTGACAACAATAATTCTCCTTTGCCGTTTTGATATCTCACCTTCACGGTGCGTGATCTGCTGATCTCAAGCAACATGCCCGGGAAACTGAGACATCCCTCCTGTGCGATTTCGCGTTTGTCGTCCGCATGAACCAGCACTGGATTATAAATTATAGCAGGTTTTTTGAAAACGTCAAATGACTCGTGCCCCATGGCAAAGAATCTTTTGGTAATTCCAATCTGATTTGCGGCTAGACCCATGCCTTGGCTGTGTGTCATGAGATGTATCACGTCTCTCTCGAATAACTCCAGTGAGGAATATCCCAATGGTATTTCATCAAAATTAAATTCTGTGCTGGCCGTGTGCAGTGTGTGATACGAATTAGTGTAGATACTTAGATTCATTTTACGTGTGCGTAGATAAAAATTTTCTTATAAATTTTTAATCTTGTCTAGATCCCTTTCATTTAGTCGTGGTATAGATATGTTTATGTTAATGTACATGTTTCCTTTGATATTTAAGGTCTCATGGACCGGCATACCCTGTCCCTTCAACATGATAGTGTTGCCCGGCTGAGTCGCTGCCGGGACCTTCACGTTTAAAATCCTATCATCCAATGTTCTTATTTGAAATTCCATGCCTCTCATGGCTTCGAAACAACTTATGGTTTTATCTGTATAGAGATCATTTCCTTTCCTGGTGTATCCATCGCTGTCCAACACCTGCACGTTGCACAGCAGATCTCCACGTTGTAAATTTTTATCGGTGTCATCGCCCAGTCCCCTGTACTTGAACACGGCGCCGTTTTGCACACCGGCGGGTATCTTCAAATGTACAATCTCATCTCGGCCCGACGGCAATCGTACACTGACAGTCTTCTCGCAGGCATGATACACTTCCTTTATAGACAATGATATCCTGATGTTCACTGACTGATTTGTGCGTGGCCGATTCCTATAAACCCGTGTCTGACCCCGTCCGGGAGCGAATCCAAATCCAGAGAAGAAGTCCTGGAAAATATCCTCGCTGAAGAAATCGCTGCTGTTGTAGTTGAAGCCCGAACCCGATCCACCTGACCTCTGGCCGTAGCGCCGGATGGCGTCGTATTCCTGACGCTTGTCCCGTGACTTCAGAGTGTCATAGGCCTCGTTAATGTCCTTGAATTTCTTTTCGTCGCCGCCCCTGTCGGGGTGATGCTTCTTGGCCAGGACTTTGAAGGCTTCTTTGATCTCCTTGTCAGATGCTGACTCGGCCACACCCAGGGTGTCATAAAAATTCTTCATCTGTATAAGTTTACTACGGATTTAGTATCTGTCAATGCTTTGGTAATTACAGAACTGGGTCTTCCGTCTTGGCAGGTTTTCTGGCACCAAACACGGGAGCGTTACCATTGGATGTGGTCGTAGCAATCTTTTCTTGAGATCTGCCATATGCTGATAAGCCCAACACTGCTCCCATAGCGATATGGAAGAAGCCAGCACCCTGTAGTGTCAGGGGACTCCATTGGGTGAAAACGATGGTTTTCAAGTAAGTGGCCTGCGCCAGGTTCCACAATATGGGGAATATCACGAAGTCAAAGGCACAGATGCCCATGTACAACCAGCCCATGGCCGGCCTCCAGCGCTTCTGCATCCAATCTTCTTTTTTTATCTCGCTCATGTCAACTCCTATATAAATTTCATTAAACTTTTCACCGCGCCCACCAGTGCGTTCTTAACTACCATGTCATCGGCCTCGGCGTCCAATTTGTCTGTCCTGATCAGGTCCTGCATGAGCTCTTGGTACTCGTCCTGGCTCAGCTCTCCCGCCTTGTATTGGTCCGCGAACTGCAATGCCATCTGTGCCCGCTCCTCTGCCCAGCTCTTGCCGCAACCAACCAGACTTTTTAGCTCATCATATCCTACCATCTGTCTAACACTCCCTGTGCTGCTTTATATGCCTGCGCCTGCATCACTTTCTTCTTGCCATCGCAGTAGGCCCTGCTGCCTTCCTTCTCCAGGCTCCTCTTGAGGAAATCCTCATTGGTCTCCTGCAGCGGCCTGATCAGCGCCCTGACGTCGTTCTGCATCATGCCCTTGCTCTCTGAGTAAAGGTCGAACCATTGCAGGTCTTCCTTGATGGCTCTGGCCTGTGGGGCGTGTGGCCTGCCGCAGTCGATGTTCTCCACCAGCTGCCGCACGTCTATGATCTTCTTGGCCTGATTGTCATCCCAGAAGCTGGGTATGTAGCTGTGCAAGGCGCAGCCCTGCAGAACTATGAAAGTGCCTACGAACAACGCTGTTCTGATCATGCAACTATTTACCAAAATAGCAGCCTATTTTTCTTTCAGTATGTATTTGATGGGATATTCCGCCTTGACCTTGACACGCTTCTTGGTTTGGCTGTCTTGATACTGTATCAGGTTGGGCGCAATCTCCACGAAGTCATCCACGTGAACAGTGGTCAGCACGCCGTCCTGCCAGTAGGTCAGCTCGGATGGCACCTTCTTGAACAGGTCATACACCGCACAGCACAGCCATCTGGCGCCGCTATAGATCCACTTGGCGCTGCCCCAAATGATGGTCTTTATCAGCACGTTCCAGGTGAACAAAATGATCCAGGTGAACATGGAGACCAGGAGATCAATTGCCAGCTCGCTGAACCAGCGCAGTCCCGCAAGTGCGGACTTACTTCTTTCCGTCAGCTGGCTGATTATCTTTTTTGACAGTTCCTTCATAGTACTCCTTGTAGCGCTCCAGTATGTCCTGCGTCTGTTTCAGGGTGCTGCGTATCTGTGCGAAGTTCTTGGCCAGCAGCTCATAGTCCTCGTCGCTGAGACCAAACAGCACAGGATCCAATCCTTCTGCCTTCATCTTGGCGAACACTTCCTGGGCGTTGTTGCTGGTGATCACGATCCATCTCAGTTTCTCCATTTCCTCCAGCGTTGGTGTCTTGAGGTTCAGTTTCTCCCTGGGCTGTTCCTGTGTGAATATCTTGATGGCCTTCTCTCCCAGCAGGCCGCAGCCGTTGAGGAACAGGCACAGGGTGATTGCAACCAATAGTTTACTCATTGTATGGCCTGTAGTTGGGGTTGGCTATGGCAGGGCATTCGGAATTGATCTCCGATTTCTTGGTGGCCTTGATCTCTGCTTCTGTGAGCTTGGCTCCGCCCGCGATCTCCACGCATCTCAAAGCCCTGTCTGAGGCCTTGTTCACGATCCTCTCCATGGCATCGGGTCTCTCAAGTGCTGTCTTGCCAAGATCACGTGTGCCCTTGTTGAATCTCTTGTCCAGGTCGTCTATGTCCTTCTTGAGATTGCCCACCAGCTTGTTGACCTCTTGGTTGGCCTTCATGATGGCCTCAAAATCCTTCTTCTGCTGCTCTATGTACTTGGCCTGTGCCTCCAGGGCCTGTTCCATCTTGACCTGATTGCCCTTGAGCGTGGCGTTGTCCGCTTTAAGTTTGTACACGTAGCTGACCCCGCCCGACAGTCCTATAACCATGACAATGGTAAAGATCATTTTTACTGATCCAAATAATCCAAACATATTGTTATTTATCGCAATTATATACCCATATTAAATAACACTGATGATGCAACGTCCCGAACTTGAAATGCTGAAAAACTCCGGCTATGCATGGAGCAATCCTTTTGACATCATGAAGATATTTGAAGAGAAGATGTCAAATTACACAGGTGCTCCTTACGTCACAGTCACTGATTGTTGCACTCATGCCTTGGAATTGTGCCTCAGATACAAACAATTGCAGGGGGAAAGCATACCAGAGATCGTGTTGCCCGCCCGCACCTATGTGAGTGTGCCCATGATGTTGAAAAAATTGGGCATAGGTTATAAATTCAAAGATCAGCAATGGCGAGGATATCATTACCTTGAACCCACCAATGTGGTTGACATGGCAGTGAGATTTAACAAAGATTGTTTTATTACCGGCAGTCATTGTTGCATCAGTTTTGGCAATAGGAAAGTATTGAAAATCAACAGGGGTGGGGCCATACTTACAGATGATCCCATTGCTCATGAGTATTTCCAATTGGCGAGAGCGGACGGGAGAAATTTTGATTTGATTCCTTGGGAGACACAAAGAAGTTATGATGTGTTAGGATACCACTACAATCTTTCTTTGGATGACTGTGCCAGGGGAATATTACTCATGGACGAACATGCCAAACACGGTCCTGTGAACGCCGATGCCATGGACAGCGGTGATTATCCAGATCTCAGAGAAATCAGTTTGAATTTTTAATTACCACTTGTATTTGCTAACCAGAGCAGATTCTCCGCCTTTGGAGAATATGAACTTATCCTCGTAGGTCTTGGTGATGTTGTAAGGTCCAAAATATTTGGTGAGAAACAGGCATTCTGACATGCTGTGGGTGTCTATTTTAAATGCTCTGGTTTCTTTCAATATGTCATTGGTATTGCCATACGCATGCAGTTCAAATTTTAATTCTTCTTGTGAACCTCTTTTTTTAACGGCAATGATATTTTTATCCAACTTGAACTCCAACAATTGGAATTTGTCAAAGAATGTGTTTACTTCGCCCAATCTCATGCTGTGTGTTTTTATCTTATAGGCTTCCGGGGTCAGCGGGATTACAGAAGATAAATTAGCTCTGCTGGCTTCAAATGGCACAGATCTCTTGTGATATGTGAATTCAAATGTTTTGATATTGGTTAATTTTTTAAGATCATCTAGAAATTCTGCAATATATTGATCTAATTTTTCTTCTCGTGGAAATTCTATGAATACCCTGTGCTTGCCGTCATCCATTGTGCCTGGAGTGGCATCCGCGTCCAGCACTTTTTTGTAGCCTTTTTCCGCAAAATTTTCCAGATCCTTGGCGCCCGCGGCTCCCGAGCAAATAAAGGCGAGCACACAGATGTCCTTGTCATCGCCCATCTTGCTCTTGTATTGATCCACGGAGAAACGTTTCTCCACTATGCCGTCGAGATCACCTGCCTTGAGCCCTTCGTTAACCTGTCGCATTTGCCGCGTCCTGTGCTGCTTGATAATCCATGGTGGTTTCTATATCCTGGCCGTGTTTGAAATTGCCGATCAGTTCCTTGGGCATACGGATGTTGACCACCCATATGGCATGACCATCTATCCGACCCTTGGTGGTGCCGGGCCTGTAGTCTTCTGGTCCCTTTATTGGTCTTGGTTTGAACAGCGTATCTTTCTGATAGGTCACTTTGCAACCGTGATCCAACAATCGTTTTCCGCCCGCCGGATCTGGCATTTGCTCCATGGGCCACATGAAAGAACACTCCACAAAATGTCTATGATCAATAGGACCTGTCAATAATTCACCTTCCGACCAATTTTTGAACACATAGACGTCTAATTCGTCTACCACTCTTTCAAAATCTTTTAGTATGCCCAGGGTGGGTGTTAAGGAATAGAGTCCTTGTACGTTGCGGATTACATCTAATACGTCATGCATGGTTTTGTATTTATGCATAAACGCGACGTCATGATTTATGCTCAGATATCTTTTGTGGTAAAGTGGTAAGTAATTTTGTATAATGTCTCGTAAGCACAGACGTCAAAAACAACAGAATAACATCATCAACTTTATGAACTATCTAGCCGAGAAGAAACAAGCGGCCAGGCCCACCGCCAAGACTCCGGGCCAGCAGGAGTATTTGAACGTGTTAAACAACTATCAATACAAGATCGTGGTGGCTCTAGGACCAGCGGGTACGGGCAAGACCATGCTGGCCACAGAGCGCGCTATAGAACGATTGCAAAAGGGCGAAATTGACAAAGTGGTTGTCACCCGTCCCGCCAGCTCTGTGGACGAGGAGATCGGTTTCTTGCCCGGTGACATTAACCGCAAGATGGAACCATGGATGAAGCCCATACTGGATGTTTTTGAAAGCCACTACATGCCACCCACTGTGGACGAGATGATGAAGCGCGGAACAATAGAAATAGCACCACTGGCTTTTATGCGCGGCAGGACTTTCAAAGATGCATTCATCATAGGTGATGAAATGCAGAACAGCACTCCATCACAGATGAAGATGCTGATGACTCGCCTGGGCAGAGGATCGCAGATGGTGATCACGGGAGACACCCGCCAGTCGGATAGGTTGGTGGGCAATGGATTGGTAGATTTCAAAAGACAATATGAGAACTATTTCAATGCTGAGTATGTAAAATTTATAGAACTGGGCAAAGCGGACATACAGAGGCATCCTGCCGTGTCTGAAATTTTAAATATCTACGGAGATTAATCTCTAATAAAATTGTCAATAGCATCTGCGTACCATTGACGATAGTGCCTGTATAAATTTTCAAAAGGAAAATCTTTGGGTATACCAGGTAGATCCACCTTTATCACTTGCTGGTCTACCAAATCTAATATCACTTTCGCTGCAGCGACCTTTCCTGATCCCAGCTTCTTTTTGCTTAACTCCACCAATTCATCATACTTGCCATTGGGTCTAATATTGTAGTTCACTATGAAATATCTCTTCTTTTCGTGCTTACTTCCCATCTGCTATCCTCGCCAGTTTGATCATTGTGGCCGCAAGGTTGATCTCCGGATCGGCCACGAACGAGTGGTCAACCAGGCCTTGCTTGATGGCCAATATGGCTTTGTCCTGCTGCTCATCATCCTTGCTGATGAGTTCTAAATTGTCGTACAGCCATCGGAATATGTCTTCCACTTCTTCTGGTCTCGCCTGCGAGCACACAAGTTTCCTAGCTTCCAATATCTTGCCTCTCTTGAATAGATCCACCATCTCCAGCCTGTAGTCCTGCTGGCCTCGATCGGCCTTGTCTGGGGCATGCAGCTTGCCATTTCGACAGTTTTGTTGCACCATGTTGATGCATTTCCTTAGATCTGGATATGTGGCCTTGACGTAGGTGTCCAGTATGTCGATGTCTGGTTCCACTTTCTCATCGATCATTATCTGTGCCACCCTGGCTGTGAATTCGTTCTTGTCTATGGTCTCGATGTGGAATCCCTGGCATCTGCTGTGCAGCGCTGGTATCACCCTGTTGGGATAGTTGCAGGTCAGTATGAATCTTGCCGACGTGTGATATGTTTCCATTACGCCACGCAGTGCTGCCTGCCCGTTGGGGGTTATGTAGTCCGCCTCGTCCAGCAGCACATACTTGAATGCGCCGAACGGCATTATCTGTACGAAGTTGATGATCTTGTCTCGCACCGTGTCCACGGAGTTCTCCCTGGATGCGTTGATCTCCAGAATGTCATAGGGATCAACTTCAAGCTCGTTGAACAATACCTTGGCCAGCGTGGTCTTGCCCACTCCCGGCGCTCCCGAAAATAACAAATGAGGAATAGCTCCGCTACGGATCCAGCCTTCTATCTGCTCTCGCTGGCGCTGGTCCCTGACCACGTAATCTTTCAGTGTCGCGGGCCTGTACTTTTCTGTCCAAAGCTCTTTCATGTGATTATTATTATACAGATCAGCGGCACTAAAGTAAAGATGTAATCATTGGTTATTATTTCCAGGTTACTATTTCATCAACTGTTGGTTTCCTTTTATTTTTGAAGTAGGGCATAGTTTGATCACGATACCCGATTCCCAAAAGAAAGGCCACATTGTGAAATCCATGTTTCAACGGATGCAAAATGTTATCAAAATTTTTATGGACCAAGTAATAACATTTACAGAAAGATGCGTAAAGTCCTTGCTCGGCACATAATAAGCTGGTGCCATATCCATGCATGGAGGCAGATATAAGCCACTGATGTTGTGAAACATCTGAGTAATTGATTTGTTTGGCATCATATCCTTGTTGCATTTGACTGTGTGTGGGTTTTCCTGGGCGCTGATAATAGACCAAAAGATAAGGAGCGGTGACCTGGTCGTTGAATCCAAACCCTTGATATTTGCCTTTGCCTTTGAACAGACTGTTTCTTTGTGATTCTCTGCTGTCCTTCCATGCATTATAGATTTCCTCCAGCAATTGTGTGTTGCCTTCCTCCGAGCCACCTTTGGCGAATATTCTCTTGTCCAGTCCTGTCACTGTCTGCATGGCCACTATCTTTTTTTCTTTCTCATGTTCAGGGCCCCACACATCTATACTGTAATTCCACATATTGTTTTTCACTGGTATCAGCTCGTGTGCGTCTCTGAGAATCTGATCTATTATTTTTTTATCGGGAGCCTGATCGGTAAAGTGTGTAATGTTCTCTCTCAGTTTCATCAAACGTTTCAATTCGCTCATAATTATCCTCTGTATTTTTCCAAAAGCATTTTAAAAATTTGGGATATTTCGGGGGTTCTTCTATATCCTTGCCAATACTCATCAAAAAAGTAAGGTATTTCTAAATTTTTTTTGTAATTTCTTCTATTAGAATTACAAAGTCCTACTTTTTTTTTATTTTCGAAATACATTTTATCTTTAGTAAATTCAAAAATGTATTTTTTTGGTTCAATTTTTTGCATCTTGGTTACATTAGCATTCATTTTTTTTAAATTAGAATATGACCACAACTGGAATTTTTCTGTGTTCCAAAAATTATAATCTTTAAAAATTTTTAAATTAGGCTCCGAGATAGGATCAAAACGTACAGACGGAATTCTCATGTAAAAAAGTATTTTTTCAGCCTCTATTTGCCAACGAAAATTGAAATATGGCCACCACCACCAATCGGCCACAGTATTAATGTAATCAGATTGCCCCACTTCTTCGATGTTGTCTGATATTTTTTTTACAAACCATGTGCCAAATGTAGACGTTTTTTTACTATATATTCCTCCTTTTTCATTCAAACCTTCTGTCATCTTTTTATAATGTTTTTTCCACGGTTCGAGATGTTCCTGTCTTGCAACAAAATCTTTATAGTTTAAAAGAACAGTACCAAATAAACTATCTGCTGGTTCACCGTGTAATAAAACATTTTTGTTTAAAAATTCATTATCTAATATTATAGAATTATAATGATTGCATTTTACTTTTCTTGATAAAAAATTTTCATAAAAACTATAATTTTCCAACAAAGACGAGCTGGTACACAATACGTTAATAATTTCTAGGTCATTCTTAGATAAATTTTTAAAAAAAGCTGTCAGCATAGAAGTGGAGTCAATACCTCCACTCCAACAAATACAAATATTTTTTTGATTGGATTTGGCATAGTTAAAAATTTCTATAGCTCTTGCATCATATAAATCTGATAAGTCATCATCAATATATCTTAATTTAAAAAGTTCATAGCCTTTTTGCACAGGGGCAAGATAAGGTGTGGTAAAGGTGCCCGATCGAGCTCTGAATTCGGTAGTACCAAATAAAAGTCGGGTAAGAGCAAGAAAATTTGCACCGTGAGGATTTTCAATGTGCATATGATCAAATGCAGGTTGATTTATAAGTTTACTATTTTTTATTTTACTTAAAATTTTCATCTAGGTGAACTATCTTTTCTATTGTATTGGCCTTATCCTTAAAATATATTTTCTTGAAAATTTCTTCTAAATGACTTGACAATTCCTTCTTAATATCTTCTATCTGTATATTTTTTAAATCTAAAGAATATAAAATATTGATTACATAACTTAATAATTTTTCATTAAAATTTTTATTATTATTCAATATTTGTTCTTCCTCTGCAATTATTTTTTTTATATTTTCATCCTCGAACGATATCATTTTTAAAAATTTTTTAATCATAATTGTATTGTTTTGGAGATTTTTGAATTCAATATCATTAATATTTTTTTCTATAATTTTCTTTGTAGTGACAAGTACTTTTCTTACATAAAATAACGTTTCCTGTAAATTAAAATCAAAAAAAGTTTCATCGGTCTGAATCTCAATGGATAAAGGATAGATATCATAGTCAGAGGCAAGTTTTGCAGTAATTTGATCGCAGCCATACTTACAACAATTTGTATTATTGAACATAGGAGAAGAATCAAAATGGTGCATAGCGAACCACTCGTGTTTAATAATCAAAAATTGAATAAATTTTAAAGTTTCGTAATCATTATCTAAGATATAAAATTTATTATGAAACGGCAATATCAATCCGTATACTGGTTTGGTTTTATCGATTTCAAAGAAATATTTAGACTTGGATATGTTCATATTTTTATATATCCTTGATTAATCGCCATTGTTCACCTTTGGGGTAGGGAGGTTTTCTTGCTGGCCAATCTTTTACATTATTTTTTGTATGCCATTTTTCCACGCATTGGGGTCCACAGAAAGGTATTATTTTTCTTTCTGTCCAATTGGCGAAATAGAGAGAATCAAACCAGTATAGGCAATTTTCTATTCGTTCACTGCACTGACCACAGATCTTATCACTGGTCATTGTGGTTTAACTGTTGCTGTAGCCGGCCTGTTTTAAGATTTCTTGTTGAGGCTCTTCGTCCGAAACCAATAGGATGTCATTCTCGTCCACCATTCTCACTTCTTCCTTGACTCCATCTCTCTCCACTATCATTCCTCTGGTCCAGCGGCCGTGAGCCACCAGCAACCATTGCCCCACTCGCACATCTTGCTGTTTAGGCCCCACAGCATAGGCCTGGCACCACCTGGGGTGTATGCCCTGCTCGGTGCCGTCATCGTCCAGCAGTATCAATCCACCCTTGGTCTTGATGTCACCAAATCTCATCCGGCACACCAGCACTCTCTTGCCTAGGGGTCGGATTTCAGAGTCGCTGACCGTGTGCTGCAGTCCCCCGTGAGAACCAAATCCTTTTTTCTGTAGTTGCTGCATCTCCACCATTGTGGTTATAGTATATGATGTTTACTCTATGCCGTCAAGAGCAGCATCAATGCCCTGCTTGGGTTTAAACAGGGTGGTGGTCTTACCCGCACTATTTTTTGACTGCTGGGTTTGGGCCACAGGATTTATAACCTGTGTTTTTACCACTTCCTGTTGTGGAATTGATTCAGCTCTGGGTTTTTTGACAGGAGTGTCGTCGGCCTTGCCTTTGGGTGCTTCATAATACTCTTTCATCACCTGCTCTTTGGTCTTGACAATTTTTCCACCAGTGCCCAACACGTCGCCTCGGGCATTGACGTTCATGTTGCCCACAGCTCTGACATCTTCGTTGGTTGCTCTCAGCTTCTCAATGTCCACCATGCGACCCTGCATGGTTCTGTAAAGTTTTCTGCTTGTCTGTCTTGTTACCATAGATTGTTACTCCTTGTGCATTTACTTATCATCGCAGGAATTCACGGTGATCCAAATTGTACAGCAGTGGATTAATCTTGTGTACGCCTATCAAAAACAAACAGAAGCTGGCCACGGAGCTGCCCCTACCCACGCCCCAAACCACGTTGTTGGCCCTGAGGGTGTCCACGAAATAGATCAAAAATTGCAGCACCTTGGTAAAATTTTTTTTTTGGAAAAGTTCATATTCGGTTTTGACTCTTTCTCTTTCTGTATCCGATTGGCAGCGTGCCAATAGATACTCCAGCACGTTTATTTTATGGTAATTGTCAGGCATGTGCCACTGTGATTGCAATCTCTGGTCCAAGTCGGCTGGTTTCTCATGATGCTGAGGTTCGCCCTGTATCGCTGGCAGATCTATGCCCAGCTCCCGCAGTGCTGCGAGATACTGTGCAGTATTTTCTATATAGAATTGACTGATGTCTGCTGAGGGGTTTTGATAGACATGTTCGATCAGGCTCTGCTCGTCGTAGACGCAGTCTCCGTGATCATTTCTTCTTGCCCTTGCCACCATCTAAAACCTTTGGGTTGAATTCAAATATTTTAGCATTTTCTCTGTGTTCGTCAACCTCGGAGATCTCCTTGTTCCAGCTGAAGTGTCCTGTGTAAATACCTTTTTCCAATTCTTCATCATATGTGGCCGTGTCTGACCTCAACCACCACGGATCCATCTTAGTGTACTTGGCACTGAACCAATTGTCAACATCTAACAGCTCCAATTCCGGGCCTTCCTTCTCTATGCTGTACACTATGCCATCGCCCTGAAAGCTGCCTAGATCTAATTTGGTTACCACTATTTTACCTTCCAATATGGCATTGCTTTTGGCGAAACAGGCTGCTGCCATGACCTGATCATAGGGAGGTCTTGGCAATTCTATGAATCTGTTGTCGCTGTTCAACTTCAATAATTGGTAAAGATCTTCCTGTCTCCAGGTGATAATGGTGTTGGCGAATACCAACTGATAGAGACTTTTCAATCTTTCAAAATATTCGCTTTGCTCAGCGAGATCTGCCGTGATGGGAGAGATATGACAGGTCACGTCATATTGATTGTGGAACAGCTCATCGCCCACGATTATGATTGTGCGGAAATCAGTTTTCCAGGAGAAAGATTTAACTTTCATCCTGTACTTATTATTCTATGTTGATCAGCTCGCCCATATCTGGTTCGTTGCGGGCTTTCTTATATTCGTCCTGCCACTGCTTCAATCTCCTGCGCCTCTGCTCTTCCTGGTAAGACACCAAAGCATGCTGCAACTGTGAGATCATCTCGGGATTACGCAACCATCTCTTGGCGGTGGCCAATTTTTTGGTGAGCTCTCTGATGCGCTTGCCTATATCTGCCTCGGACATGTTGCCGAGCTCTTCTTGTAAGGGATGGAAATACATTTATACCCTAGGTATATAATTTACCAATCTGATGCATCAGTACCGTTGTTCCCGCATCTGGTGTGACAAACTCGTATAGATATCTGCCAGCGGTGGGTGCTGTGATTTTATCAGTGCCGCTGTCGAATCCTGTCACGTTGTCTGCCACTATGGTGGCCGCAGTCACGGTCAGCAGATGTGCAACGTTGCCGTATGTGATGTCTAACACTATTCTCCCCAAACCAGAACCTGGCCAGTTGGCAAATCCTAGAGTGACGTTACCACTGGTGGTCAACTTGTGATAGTGTCCATTGGCATGATCCAATGTTATGGTTCCGCTGGTAGGTGGACCATTATCATATATTGTCAATGCCGTGTCTTTGAACACTGCTTTACTGACTGTGTAATTGTTGAATGATGTATTACCAGATGTGGATGCTTTGTTGGTTTGTAAATCTTCTATTTCAGTTTTGGCATCTTCAAAATTATTTTTAATTGCTGTGAAATTATCACGAAATCCCTGCGAACTGTTGTCCTGTCCCGCTATTGGATACGTGCCGTCTATGTTACCTGGTACTATGTTGCTGGCCATACTATTCTTTTAGCTTTCTTTTGAATGCAAGGTATTTATCTCCTTTTCGCTCCACTTTGATTTTAGTGGTGGCTGAAGGAGCATTGGTAAAATTAATGGTGGTTTTTTGCGTATTCGCATCATGAGTTAGGAAAAATTCCGGTTCATAGTCTGTGGAACGCAGGAGGCTGTCCGCGCTCATGTAATTGGGAATTGAATAGTTGTCCGCAGTGACCTGCTCACCATATCTCAATACTTTGGCATTTTCTCTAATTTTGATCTCTTCTTCATGTATGATTTCATTGATGGTGAACGTTCTGGTGCTGCCATCTGCGGTGATCGTGCCTGTGTCCACCTTGGAGGCTCCGCAAAGATATCTATCTATTCTGAAGAAAATATTTTTATAATCAAAACCTTTGTTCAATATTCTATTTCTTACCAGCCCGCTCTTGCCGGGATTGCAGTACGCCAACACTATGGCCAATTTGAAGCCCAGTGGAGATCCTGTGTTGTCCTGACTGGTTCTCATCCATAGAGGCAGATGCATGTATTCTTTCTGCCCCAGATTCTTCATGTTTTTCCTCATGTGGGCCACGGCATTGGGAAATAGTTTCTCGAATGAGCCTATGTCTGCCGTGATGTTGTTGGCATATCTTATCTTGCTGCCCGCGATGCTGAAACTCAATCCGCCATGGGTAGTCACGTCATACACGTCATAATCTGTGGTCAATCTAAAGTCATCTGCGCGGGCTCCCAACATGGGCCTATTGATATCGGTCCTCAGCGTGATGCTGTCAGATATCACCTTGCCCTGTTTGTTCACGAGATTGTCCACCATCTCAACGTAGACCACCTCGTATATACACGTGCCGTTGTGTTTAGCCAGTGCTGTCTTGATGTCTCCAAAATACAGCACTTTTGGTTCATGATTGAATCTCATGGCCTCTTGTAGTGCGTTGACAGTCTGATGCTCAAGACCTGCCACCAACAACATCTCGGGTCTCTGTGGCAGCCCAAAAAGGCTATCTTCAGATCTGAATATGTTGGCACTGTTGTTGATGTTGGGGTCTTGGGCGATGCTGTAGAATAAGTCGGTGTCGGAGGTGCTGTTTCTTCTATTGCTGATCAATCCAGAGGCGCTCATGTTGCTGTATTCCTTGGCGTAGGGTAATTTGACCGTGATGTGAAATTCCTTGCTGGTGGCCAGATTTTGATATTGGTCACTGACTCCCACCGTAAACGCATATTCTCTGTCAAAGCTGGTGGTGTTGTTGTCCAAGGTCAGCACGTTGTTGTCCAGCACTGTGTATTCTGATAGATCTATCTGCCCCATGATGTTGCCCAATGGCGACAACGTCAATCCCGGAGGCAAGGATCCTTGGGCAAGATTGTATATAAACACCCTGTTTGACACCTCGTCTGGGTTTAGTACCTGCGCAGGTGTCTGTGCCTCCACGCTGAACAGGCAGGGGATGCCTGGCTGTATGGATCCCAGATTGCTGCTGGTTATGAATTCTATTCCTATGTCGATCTCTCCAATCACCGTCAAGGTGAACTGCTTGTCAGTGAACACAATCACGCCAGATGCTGCCGTCCTTGCTGCCCTTATGGTGAACACGTATTCCAATTCTACAGCGGCCTGTGATCCCAGTCTTCCATATATCTCTCCGGAATTGATGTCGATCTGTATGCCTGGCGGCAGTGTTCCCGAGGCCAGAGTGTATTCTAGATCTCCCTGCAGCGGATCAAAATCCACCACGTCCACTTTGATCACCATTTCATTGTTGTGCCTGAATGTGCCCAATGCACCATCCGTCAGGAACACGGGACGCCTGTTGGCGCTGTTGCTCATTATGATGGGGAATCCCTGATATTGGGTCATGTCCACCGTGATCCTGTTGTTGTCCACGCGCCAGAAATCCGCGGTGAACACAAATATGCTGTTGACCTGTGTGGCCACGCTGGCCCCATCGGTCACTCGCACTATGAACTCAAAATTTTTCGATCTAGATATGGAAAACACCGTGGGGTCATAGGGCACGTCATCGTAGTCATACACGTTGTCGTAGCCTCCATAGGGTCCAAATCTATCATCATCCGTCAATAAAACCGTTCCTGATATCAATCCCGCGGAGCTCATCTTTATGCCTGGGGGCAACTGTCCCGTTACTATGTCATAAACCAAAGTTTGTCCGGCCGGTATGTCGTCGTCAAGTGCGCGCATCTGATAGCTGATGTAGCTGCCGTCCAGCACGTATCTGGTGGCCGCCCTGGTGCTGTCTCCCATGTCCAGCTCACCCTCGGGGGTGACGAACCTGGGGGCATCCGCTCCAGTCACTTGCATACTGAACGTCCTGTCCGCTATGTTGGTGCCGTCCGATGCTCGGACCACGAAGGTGTAAAGGGACCTCGTGGCCACTTCGAACGGCACGCCTCGCAGGACACCCGAGGTAGTAAGTTCAATACCGGGAGGCAGGTTGCCTGCGATCTTGGAGTAGGTCAAAGTGGTGCTGTCGGCATCTTCTGCTTCCAGCTGGAACGAATATAGTCGTCGTTCCTGTAATATGTCTATTTTACCCGACGGGGTCTTCCAGACCGGTGACGCCATTTGAACTTACTCCTTTACAGGTGTATTTATGGTGAATTACATTTATATAATTATGAAGGACTACCTGAATCACCACCTCCAGCAGCGAGGTAGAGGACTGCAGACAGGAAGCTAGAATCTGCAAAGGTCACTGTGAATATAGCTGTTTTGCTGCCAGCAAAAAAAGGATTTATAGTCAGTATTAAAGTGCTTAATGATGTAATTTCTGTAGGGTTTCCGTTTACAACTTCTAAATTTCCGCTCAATGAACCGCCGCTGATGTCACTGCTGATGATACCTGTGATGTTGTAAGCCAGTGACATATTTGCTATGCCTCTTGTGGCCAAAGTCACTTTCACCTTATTTCCTGCACCAACATACAGTGGGCTGCTGTAAGGAATATATTGCGTGCCGGTTCCGGTGGTATCCAGTGACAATCCCAACGTGGACCTCTGCGCGTCATTCTGCGGACCCATTATGGTCACGCTGCGTGATATCACCGACCCGCCGATCGTGTCATCCAATGTTAATGTGAACGTTTTGCTTGTCTGACCGACATCGCCAGCGGTCAATGTCAGGGTTCCAGAAGCTGTGTTGTCTTGCCCCGGTCCAACATTTTCCGTGAGAGCGATAGTGCCTGTCAATGCAGCGCCGCCGATGTCAGCACTGGTAACTCCCGTGATGGTATAGGCCTTGGGAGTGAAGTCCACGCCCTGCACATAGAGAGAGAACTGAATGGATTCACCCTGATAGGCGATAAAAGTATTGGCCGAAAGGGAGGCAGCGACTGGCCAAGTAGGAACTGTGCCATTGGGCCTCAATACAGCTTTTATGGTACCACTATCCACAGTCACAAACGTTGGAGTGTAGTACTTGTTGCCTTTTCTGCCGCGTATGAATATAAAACCACCTGGCACGAAAGGTATTTGACAGAAACCCTGTTCATCCGAATAGCCCGTTGCCTTGGTGATTGGAGTGTCACCTCGTCGCTCCACCGTAACCTTTACACGTGACTTAGGTGACTCACCTGGTGGGTTAGGCTGTATAAAGACAGTTGAATCGTCATTGTTTGAGGAATCATCATCACCTTCATAAACTTGGCATTCAAATGGAAGGCTTCCGTAAACCCTATCCAGATTCCACCAACTGAAACTGGTCACTGGAAATTCAAAAATATTTGTGCCAGGCACACGATATGCCGTGCCCTCCAAATCCCACACGCCTGTGGATTCATCCAATCTGTATGTGCCTATGGTATCTGTGCCAATCGGATCTGGATCCACTGGCAATCTCACAGTGGCTCCAACGGTTGGGTCGAGAGACAATTCATCGCCTGTGACGGGATCGGTAAGGTTAACATTCAAAAATCCAAAACTCTCAATGGGTTCCAAGGTGCCGCTGTCATCACCCACAAAGGATCCGGGAAAGATGTCTAAGCTGCCTGTATCACTGATGCTGACATTCGTCAACTGCACAGAGGCGCTGCTGACCGGGTTGCCGGCGTCGTCCACTATGGCGCCCGCTGGGAATTCCACGGTGGCGTTGTTTTCTGCCCTGGCAGTGTTGGTCACTGTATTGACTGTGCTGTCTGCGTCGGAGATCGTCTGTGTGCTCCGAATATTTGCTGCGCTGGCCATGGTTATTGACATCTGGATCACTCCCGAGACGTTGACCGCTGTCTTCGCGGTGACGTAGCCCGCCTTGGTGGCAGTGATCACCTGCTGTCCCTTAGGCAGCAGATAGGTTAGGTTTGTACCTGTGTTGTAAGTTAAACTGATGTTGGCATTGGCGCTTGTGGTAATCGTGACTCCGCTGAGTCCGTTGCCCGCATCGTCCACCACATCGAAAAACGATCCCTGCGTCCTCATTGCCAATACGCTCCTGCTGAAACCTGGCATCCTGCTCCCTATGAGTAGTCGTTGGCAATGTTCCCCAGGAACGCTGTACCGTCGTTGAATATGGACACAACGTCTATGGCGTTGGCCGCTGTGCTCAGCGTGGATGCAGCACTTGGAAATTTCACTGCTGTTGAAGCGTCTGTGCCAAAGGTGGCCGTGCGCAGGCCCGTGGCGTCCTGACGTATGATCAGGGTGACCCCACCGCCTGTGGGCAAGTTTGTTATTACAAATTCGGTGTTGGTGCCTAACGTTACTGTATGCACCGAAGCCAGCGAGCAGTCCACAGTGATGGTGCTGCTGGAAGTCAGTGAGTTAATGTCCTCTATGAAGCCCGCGTTGAACTTCACTGCGCTGTTCATGGCAATCTGTCCCGTGCCCTGTGTCTCAATTGTTAAGTCAGCATTGGAAGTTCTGCCTGTGATTGTATTAGTGTAAAAATTAGTAGCCACAGTAGCATTGTCCGTTAATATCCAGTTGGTCAATGTTTGATATCCATTCAGCGTGATGCTGCCCGTGCCGTTGCAGTCCAGTGTGATACCTTGATTGGTTGGGGTACTGATGGTGCTGCCTGCCATGGTCATTGACCCTATGATTGCAGAATATGGATTAGGTATGGATAGATCGCCACCCATGGTGATCTGTCCAGTGGTCATCGCTGACTGCACATCTACCACTCCCGTGCCCTGCGCCAGTATCGCTAGGTTGGCGTTGGTGGCCGGTGATTGGATTCTGTCCGAATACACCGTGCCCTGCACAGTGGCGTCTCCTGTGGCGCTGAGGCTGGTGAAATTTCCTGCTGCTTTCACAGATAGACCAATGTCTGTGCCGTCGATGTTGCCGCCATTGATGTCAAAATTAGATCCTTCCACTTCCACAGAACCTGCTTCAAATTTTTTGCCCAGCGTGATGGTTTCTCCACCATTGCCTGTGTTGAAGGTAAGATAGGTGTTGCTGCCTTCTTTGATGGTCAATGCAGTGGCTCTGTTGTCGGTCAATGCGATATTGATGTCATTGCCGCTGGCACTGATCGTGGCAGTGCTGAGATCACCTGTGACGTTACCTGTTACATTACCTGTGACATTACCTGTGACATTGCCTGTCACATTGCCCGTCACTGCTCCTGTTAAATCTCCTGTCACTGATGTCGTGGTCAACACACCCGTGAATGGATTGTATGTGAATTCTGTGTCGGTTCTCGGCGAAAGATTTCCTGTGGCGGCGCTCACGAACAGAGGGAATCTCGTGGCATTGGTTGTGTTGTCTGCTGTCAATGTCACCGCGGATGAATATGTGGCAGTGTCAGCATTGCCCGTCACGTTGCCTGTCACATTGCCTGTCAAAGGTCCTGCGAATGATGTGGCAGTCACGGCACCTGTTATGCCCACCGCGCCGGTGATTGTGGTTGCTCCGGTGATGTTGGTAGCCGCCTGCAATTCTATGGTGGCTGCACCCATAGGATTCAAAATTATATTAGCATTTGATGATGTCGTGATTTCACTATTTTCAATAATGATATTATTGATGGTGGTCAGGCCATTGATGGTTGGGGTGGTTATCTGCGGCGAAGTGAATGTATCCGCTGAGCTGTCATCCCCGTATAATTCTGCGAAATTGTCGTTAATTTTTTGGAATGCTGTGCGTAATGGATCACCCGTGCCGTCGTTTGCCGTGGATCCTATGTTGATTATCTGCTTTGCCATACTGATTATTTATGGATATTTTTATAAACCAAATGTGATTTATGTGCTGCTATAAACGTTAGGATATCACGATCCTGTCGGTCATCCTTCTCCAATTGGTGCCATCATAGAATACGGGTTGTGCACCACCTGTTTCATCTGTGCAATATGCCAACGTACCAGCTGCTGGAGTTAACACTGATAACTGTGCCACGGTTCGATTGTATAATGTGAACAAACCACCCATGGTCAAATTGTCCGAAATCTGCATAGAGTCATTGATCTGTATGGTGGAACCGTCGCCGGAACTGATGGTGTTGGTGTCGATGGTGTCCACGCTCAATGAGCCGGATATGTTAACCGCATCATTTATTGTGATGGCGGAAGAATCTGGACTTGATATATTGTTGACAAATAAATCGGATGCAACATTTATGCTAGACTCTCCCACTAGAACATTGTCTTTGCCACCGATCAACGTAATTAAAATTTCTCTACCTTCTGCCACTGTGGTAGAATAACTAATCGCTGCTCCAGTGGAATATGTGCCATTGAAAGTTAGGACCTTTGCAGAACCAGATGTGTTTTCTACTTTCATAGTTTTGACAGTGGAGAATGTGTAATTGGTCAATGTACAAGTGATGTCTGCATTGAACCATAACTCAAAATGCCTGCCAGAACTCATGTTGATGGTTTGATTGGTGCTGACCGGCGATCCCGAACTGCCAAATTGCACTACTGTTCCGGTGATGTCATTTGCAAATAAATTGGCATTACACTCAACATTATCCAATATCTGTATAGCGGAAGAATCATTGGAACTGATGGTGTTGACAAAAAGTTGAGATTTGACTTCTAGGTCATCATTGATCGTGACCGATGATGAATCGCCGGAACTGATCGCGTTGGTCACCACAGATGGTGTAACCAAAGAAGTGTTGGCTGTCAGTGTGCCGCTCACGTTCACGGCATCATTGATCTGTATCGCAGATGAATCCGCGGAACTGATGTTGTTGAGTTCCACAGTGTCCACGTACAGCGTATCGTCTATGACCACTTTACCTGTGCCGGACGTGCTTAATGTTAAATTCTCATCGCTTCTCTCTGCGCTGATGGATGAGTCTTTGATGGTTAATCCTCCTAGATAGTTTGTCCAATCCGGAGAATCTATATAGATACCGTAATTATTGTCGGCCTCTGATACATTATTTGCCCTGAAGGCATAATAGTTATCCACTTGTGTGGTACCATTAGAAACGTAATTTCCGTTAGCAAGGAAAGCCACTATATCGTCAACGGTAGTGCTACCACCTTGAAATCCAAGATTGAATGATACTTGTGCACCATTCATAGCGTCAAAATTTAAAGTAGTGTTAGCTGCAACCGTATGGCAAGAAACATGCAAGCTCAATATCGCTGTTTCTGATATGTAGCCCTGGTTTAAACTATTGGTATTTTTAAAACAATTTTTTATTCCCATGGCAATCGGACCACCTGAATAGCTTCTTGCAATACCTGAATTTCTCGAACTGCTATCTAAAGGGATGTCGGTTTCTGATACCAACGCACGACCAAAAACTTCCGTCCATAATTCTGTTTGATGTCCACGCCAATTTAAATCAGTGCCATCGTCGGGGTCCGCACCAAGCAATTGAATACTTGTGCTGGTGGAATTACCATACAGTCTCTCTGCACCGGCTCCCATGGTGTATGCATACTGTGACAATGATGAAAGACCATATTCAAATGGAGGTTGGTAACCAGCACTCCTTACAGAGGTGAAGCTTGTGTTTCCAATTTTTAGATACCCGTCCTGGGAAGGAGATATCTCTATCTTGCCGGATGATCCTTCCTCCATGGTAATGTATCCATTCTGTATGGTAGGATTTTCTGAATTAGTTTGCAACGTTAAATTACCAGTACCATTGGAAGTTATGGTCACTGCCGTGTTGACATCTCCAACCCTGATGATATCAGCATCCAGATTGATATTGCCCACTCCGTTGGGCGAAATGGTCAGGTCTGCGTTGGTGGGACCTGTGGTGATGGTCTGTCCCTCTATCACTAGATCTCCTATGCTGCCTCCCCCTCCCCCCGAGGCGCTGATGGTGATGACGTCTCCGCTCACTGCCGTGGATATGCCCACACCTCCCGCAATTTTCAAAGTCTCGCCTGCGTTGAAGGTGGTGCCGGTCGAGTCATCTCCCACCACTGTCATTATGTTGCTGGTGACAGCATTCAAGCTGGATGTGGTTGCATATGGTGTTAAATCTGGTCCTGTTATCGTTACCACAGAATCTCCGGTGGCCGAGGAATCGTCCGCCACCGAAACAGTGACGTTGCTGCTGCCTTGGATTACCAATGTCTCTCCCGGAGAGATTGTGGTACCCGTGGAATCATCCCCTACCACTCCGATTGGAGCGGCGGTTGTCATTACTGTGTTATCAGGAAATACTATCTCCGCAGCCTCTTGCAGATAGACATTATCAAAAAATATACTTTCGTTATTGGCTGTGAATGTTCCATTGGCAGTGATAGTTCCCAAGGATGTCAAGTTGTCACTGATAGATCCATCGGTCATCACTGTGCCTAAAATTCCTGCATAAGGTAATGTACAAAGAGTGGTTATGGGGTCACCAGTTCTAAATGCTACAACATTGTCTGTAGCAGCAACTGATAATCCAGATCCACCATTGGTCAATGTGAGTTGCAGAAGTTCTCCTGCAGAGTTATACACATGACTGAATGTGGCCGGGGTAAACGAAAGCTCGCCAGAAGGATACGGATCTCCTACCTGCCATCCAGCCCATGCTCCACCACCTGCTACTGCAGTTTGTATATAAAGGTAAGTGTGATGATCATAAAACACTGTGTTAGCATCGAATAAAAACGCTGTGCCGGTGTTGTCAAGACCATTGACTGGTAGATCTGATTCATCAAATAAAACAATGCTGCTCAGTCCCTGCGTGCCTCGGAATCCACCTGGCAAGTTGAGCACTCCTCCGCTCTGAGTGATAGCTGCTCCATCAAAATCCAGAGATCCCGGACCAAGATATAGGGTGTGCCATCTTTTAGTGGTGCTGCCCAGGTATTGGGTATTATTGGTATTGGGCAACAGATCGCCTGACTTCAAAACTAAATCACCCGTGCCCGCTGGGCTCAACTCCATGTCTGCGTTGGAACTGGTGGTACTTAACTTGTTGCCAGAGAAAGTGAAATCTCCCAAGTCTGCTGCGGCTCCGGTTATGGTCAGGGTGTCACCTGATACCGCCGTGGTCACTGTGCCCGATCCCGCTATCTTGAATGTCTCTCCCAGGGTGACTGCAGTGCCTGTGCTGTCATCTCCCACGAAGCTGATGTTGTTGGCGAAAGCTCCTGACGCCACGTAACCTTCGAGATAGCTCTTGCTGACTGCATCATTGTCGTCCGATGGCGCTGCCACGTTTTTTATCCTGGCACCATCAACGTCGATGGCACCTGTGCCTGAAGTGGACAATATTATGTCCGAATTGGAGTTGTATGCCAATATCTGATTGTCGTTTATGTTCAGCTCTGAGGTGTTGACAGTTTCCGATTCCAGAGTGCTAGCGGTCACAGTGCCACTTACATTAAGGCTGTCGCCCACCTGGATGGCAGAGGAATCCTCCGAACTCAATGTGTTGGTTATCACGCCAGTGGATTTGACCGAGCCCGCGACTTCCAAGCCGTCGTTGATCACTATGATGGATGAATCATCGCTCTGTATAACATTGGTAACCACTGTGGGCGCAGATAGCGTGCCGGCGAAATTGGCGGCCCCTGTCACTGCCAATGATTCATCGATGGTTATGCTGGTGCTGTCATCTGAGCTGATCACGTTGTCTGTGATTCGAATATTTTTCAGCAACACCGATCCGGTGCCATTGGGCTGCAGGCTGACGTTGCCGTTGGTTAGGCTAGTGGTCAATATGAAATTTCGTAGGTCTAGATCGCCGCCCAGCTGCGGAGTGATGTCCTCCACCAGGTCATTGGCCTCAGCGGTGGTTCCGTAAAGCTCGGTGAAATTGGTGTTGATCTTCTGCATCGCCGTGCGAAGATCATCACCCGTCCCGTCGTTTGCATTTGCTCCTACATTTATGTTGAGTCGTACCATTTGCTGTATTTACCGTTTTTTATCAAGACAAAACCACTTATTTTATAGTGTTTTACCTGCTGACTAGTTCCATTGCGAAGTGGGAGTGCCCAGCATCTGGAAAATCAGATAGGCCTGGGTCCAGCTGGTCCAAGTGGACAGCGGCTTGGCAGCCACATTAGACATACCATATAAAGCATTAGATGCGGGTTTACACCGGAGAACTTCATACTCCGTACCTCCAGGCCACGCTGTTGAAATTCTGTTGGATCTCGGCCTGCGATAACGCACGATTGTAAATCTTGCACAGTGCCCAATCCCCAGCAAGGGCAGAACCATCGCCCATGTTGGTGAAGTCTGCCACCATCAATGCATAGTATAATTGAGGAGCACCGTTCTCCCATGGCACGAGTCTGGTCACGCTGGTGCTGGTAGTGGTAGATCCATTGATATACCCACGCAGGGTCGTGGTGGCATGGTCG